GGAAGAGCCACCCGTGGAAGAGCCACCCGTGGAAGAGCCACCCGTGGAAGAGCCACCCGTGGAAGAGCCACCCGTGGAAGAGCCACCCGTGGAAGAGCCGACTCCATAGTCCAGGACTTACACCCTGTTTACGATCGGGGCGGGCCAAAACCCGCCCCGATTTTTATACTAGTTATGCCGGTATGGACGACTTTCTCAAATCTTTGGCTGCGCTCAAGAGCCTCAACGAGGCGGAGCCAGCGACAACCGACACCCCAACTGAGTCCCAAGCTGTGGACGGTCTGGAAACCAAATCCTGGGAGGAACAATGGCTAGTGGAGCCTGAAGCCTACAGTGACATCATGGCGGCTTACCACACGTTCGAAGCCACCCTCAAAGGACTGAAACCAGCAGTTTCCAACGATGTCTCCGCGTTCCAGACCTTCTCGAAACTCAAAGGTCAACTATCGGTGGCGGTTCGCTCACTGCACGATGTGCTCGCCAGCCTCGGCAACAGCGCCAGCATGGTGACGGAAGGTGCACCCCGCCCAATGGCACCGGCACAACTGGAGTCGCTACAAGTTCGCGTCGCCACCCGTCGCCGGAAGCGTTCGATGTCGGTAGGTCCTGAAGCCTGCGGCTCCATGGCGCTTCGCACCGAAAACGGCTGCAAAAATCCCGGTCAAAGCGTTGGCGACATGTCCAACGTGGTTGACGGCAAGATTCAGGACTGCTAAAGCTGGTCCGAGATCATCTCGGAAAATCCACCCACTGCGGTTTTGAGGTTGAGGTTGTTCAGGTAGGCGAGAAGCCCCCTCCAGTCCGCCAGTTCGTTTGGTGACGTGAGTGCCACTTTGCACTCTGGTAGTTCCGCCAGTGCCTTCCGGCGTTCCTTGCCATACGACGCCAGCTTCACCACTTCGACGACCGTCTGCAGGTTAGCCTCAATCGCCATCCGGTGACGGTGTGTCGGGGGCAAGTCTTGGATGATCTTGAAAATGTTGCCGTGGGTGTTGAGCAGATTGGTGGCGGTCTTCTCACCAATCTTGGGGACGCCGGGGAGGTTGTCGGAACTATCGCCGACCAGAGCCAGCCACTGCGCGATGAGCTTTGGTTCGACCCCCCACTTGTTCTTGACGGCGGCAGCATCGAAGTGAATGTACCCGCCACCCTGGTGATTGGGGCGAAGCATCGTCACGTTTCCACCGGTCAGCTGATACAAGTCTTTGTCAGAGGTGAGGACGGAGACCAAGCAGTCCTTTTCGCTGAGGTACTCAGCTGCTCCAGCGATGAGATCGTCAGCTTCCACGCCGTCTTTTTTCATGACCTGCCAACCAGCGAGCCTGCACACCTCCGCGCATTGATCCATCTGCCGGTGCCAGTCTGGTGGTTTTTCCTCGCGATTGGCCTTGTAATTGGCACGGAGGCACTCGTGCAGGGAATTTGGGTCGAGCTTTGAGTCAAACGCCACCACGCACACTGGCTCATGGTTCAGCTGCAAAATCCCACGGACCTTGGGGATGAAGCAAGCCAGCCCGTGGACTGCATGGACGAGTTCACCGCGTGGGTCGGTGAGCGGTGGGATAGCGTGGTAAAACCGACTTACCATGTTGTTCCCGTCAACAATCAATACGTGCTGAGTCATGTGGTTTCAGAAAGCGAATAAGCCCCACCTGGGGATACGGTGATAATACGGTCGGCGACAGTCGAAAGAGACGCGGTTGCGGCGTGGGAGATCACGAACACTGACTGCTTGCGAGTCTTCATTTCGCGAAGAATCTCGCACACTCCAGCAATCCCAGCCTCATCAAGATTCTCGCAGGTTTCATCGAAGAAGGTCGCCCCGAAGCCTTTGCCACCACGGATTGACGCTAGCTCCAGAAGCGCCAGCATGCACAGGAAGTTGATTTTGCGTTTCTCGCCCGTCGAGGACCCGCGACACTTGTTGCTGCCGTTGGGATTCCTGACTTCCACTTGGAGCGTACCTTCCGAACTCTCCCCAGCATCGCGAATCCGGAACGCCACTTGGATACCGCCACCAGCCTTTTCGGCGTATTGGGCGGCGTGGTAGTTGAGCCACGGGATAACGTGCTCTAGGACTAATGTCCGGGCTCCCCTTGGACCAAACAGATTCTTCAGTGCCTCTTCATCCTGAAGGTCTTGGACCGCCACCTTCACCGCTTCCTCCTTCTCGGTGAGCGCCACCATAGCAGACTCCATGATCGTCCGAGAGTCCTCCAGCATTTTTTCGTACGGGCTGGTGGGACGATCCGCCCGTTTCGCAATAAGGCTGTTGACCTGACCGGTTTTGGTGGCCACTTGCGTTTCCAGATCGGCAACCCCAGCCAGTGCCAACATCGACCGCTGTCTTGACTCCGTGATCTGCTTGTTGATCGCTGATTGCTGTTTGATGGCTTCCGCCTCCGCCACATTGGCTCTCTTTAGCAGAGCTTCCAGTCTGGATAGGGTCTCTTCGGCTTTCCCCAACTCCATGGCTCGGTGTTCTGCGTCGGGTAGGTTCTGACCACACTGACGGCAAGTCACTTGATCGGTGGAACGCAGCTTGGAAACCCGGCTCTTAGCCTGTGCCATAGCTCCCGAAATCGCCATTACTTCACCCGTGGCTTTGGAAACCGCGTCGTTGGTTTCCTTGGCGCTGATCTCCGGTTCCTGCGCTATTTGCTGCTGCACCTCAGCTGCCGCCTCAGTCAGTCGAGTCCTCAGCGCATCAAGCTGAGTTTGGTGGAGCGCTATCTGGTGTTCAAGGTTGGCTTGGGTCTCATCCCAGTGAAAAAGACGGGTCTGGAAAGCCGCTTCCTCTGCCTCAAGAGACGCGTGTGATCTACGGACCGATGAAAGCCGCGCCTCAGCCGACGAAACGCCTTCCTTGGTCTTCTGGAGGGCTTCCTGAGCCTGCTGGACGCACTTCTTGGTCCTTTCGTGGGCTTCGGATAGCTCTGAGAGTTCCAACATATCGTCCAGAAGAGCCTTTCGAGCGCTATCAGTCTGTTCAACAAACCGGGTCACACTGACCGGGAACATGACGGAACTTGAAAAGCTCTTCGCTGTACAGCCTACAAGGCGGTTGATGGCAGTTTGGGTAGCGGTGATGGTTCCCTGGGTGAGCGAGCGCTCCCCCTGCAATAACTGCACCCCATCTTTGACATCACGACGCCCACGAGATCTCACTACTGTATAGTCAACCCCATTCACTGTGAACTCCAGCCGCACCAACATGCCACCGGTGGACCGCTCATTCATCACCTCATTGCCTGGGTTCTGCCCATATTCGAACGACTGCCCAAAGAGCGCATAGAATGGACCCTCAAAAAAGAGACTCGTCTTACCAGCACCATTTGGCCCAACGATGAGGCTAACCCCTGGGAGATTCAGTGGGATTTCTGCTTCTTCAACTGAAAAGAAATTCGAAAGTCGCAGGGACTTTAGTTCTACCATGTTTGATAAGAAATCTCGGGGTCCAGATTGACAAGAATAACATCACGAAAACCGCTAGCGATTCGATCCCTGTCAATTGAACCACCACCAACTATCTATTGTTCATGGCTGACACTGATCCAACGATCCCAGTGGCTCTCACTCAACGGTCGTTTGCCGAGAACAGACAAGCGCTGGTTGATGCCATCCGTGCTGCTAACCCCACTAAGTGGAACTCGTTTTTCGGCTCTGAAATTGGCACGATCCTCATCGACGCCATTGCGGCGGACAATGAGATCCTTAGCTTCATGCTGGACTTGCGGGGTCGCGAGTCTTTCATTTCGACGTTGGCTCACTGGGAGTCGCTCCTTCACCATGCATCACTGGTTGGATACTCTCCAAGGCGAGCTTCGGCGGCGACCCTTGAGGTCCGTGCAGAGACAGCGTCTCCGGTTTCTGGCCAAGTTCGCATTAGCCGTGGTACCAAAATCCGATCAAACAATGGTGTCCCATTTGAAGTCACTCGCGACACTTATATCGCTCCCGGTTTTTCAACCCCCGTTGAACTTGTTTCTGGTTACGGCGATATTGTTGGTACTGATCTGGACAGCGAAGGCCAAACCGTGCAAGTTGAGGCCCTTGTCAAGATGACCAGAGACTCGTCCGAGGTTATTTTGGTCAACCGAGACGGGATCAGATTCGCAAGCGGGGTGGACTTTGGAGATCTGGTGGGGCCGGGTCACATCCTGAAGCTGGGCAACCAGTGGCTTGGAAGTGGGTTCGGTGACCCGCCCGACACTTCCCGAGACGAATTTGCGGTGATCTCGGTCGACAAGCGCTCCACCGACCTTCAAGAACGGACCGTGCTGTGGATGGATCGCGCTTGGGACCTCCCCGATTGGACCGGGAAATGGACACTGGAAAACCGGAATTTGCCACTCGTCCAAGGCGAGACAGTCACCGAGACCCGGTCCGTGGAGGGCAACAGGACCAGTTACACACTGACTTGCAGCTATCACCCGGTGCTCACTGGCGACCCCACCATCGACCCACTGCCAAGCGGGTTCTTCCGCGCCATGTTCCTTCAGCCGCTCCAATCCGGTGTGGAAGTGCTGGTCAATGGTATTCGATGGGAGGAAGTCGGGCTGCTCATCACCGCGACTCCTGAAAGTCAGGTCTACACAGTGACGTTCGACGAACTTGAGCGGGCTGTCATCACGTTCGGTGACGGGGTCCATGGGGCGATCCTGCCAGAGGGTGCCAATCTCACGATCTCGTATCGCATTGGCGGTGGTGTGATTGGCAACGTTCAGCAGGGTGGGCTTGACTCTTCGTTGCCTATCGAGGATGGAGCATCCGGTACCACACTCTTCTTATCCAACCCATACACGGTGGGCTCTGGTGGTTCCGACCGCGAAACTCTTGCGGAAGCCACCTCCAACCTCGTCCAGTTCACCCGCACCAACGATCGTGGGGTTCACGAGACCGATTACAGCAGTCTTGCCAGCGGGTTCACCGATCCTAGCTCTGGGCGGGTGCGGCTCGCCAAAGCGGTGTTGCACTCCAATGCGGTGCCACGTGAAAACAACATCGTCTGGATTTACTGCTGGAGCGAAGGACCAAATGGGCAACTGGTAGCGCCCGGAGCGACGCTCAAACGGGTGCTGTTGGAGTACCTGAACGCTCGCAAGATGATTGGCGACGAAATCGTCATCGTGGACGGCATCTCAACACCGGTCCTGCTTCACCTCAATTACCGGTACCATGCCCGGTTCAGCGGTCAAGAAGCCGCCCTCCAAGTCGCCACCGCTATCAACTCGGTGTTTGCGGCTCAGACGCCCGGACAACCCCTTCTCCACTCCAAACTGTATGAAGCGGTAGAAGCTACCGAGGCAGTCGCCGAAGCCACCTTCGCACACCCGTTTGAGAACATCGCGGCTCAATCCGACTTCCAGTTGTTCAGTTCCAGTATTACCAACGGTTCCCGCACCACTTTGTCGGCTGCCATCACCCCGAGTAGCACCGTGGTGCCGGTCACCAACCCCAACCTGTTCGTTGCTGGTGGTCTCATTTCGATTCTGGAACTCAACAAACGCCCCACACTGGCATTTGTTGAGGCGGTCAACGGAAGCAACCTCACGCTCAAAGCTGCCTTCCCTTCTGACTTCTATTCGACCGACGCCATTGTCCTGAACTCTGACTACTTCGCGAGGGGATGGGGGTACGAAAAACCACTCAACCTTTACATCGAATTCACGAGTTCCATCGGTGATCAAACGTTGCTCACTCGTCAGCTTCGCAAGATCATCTCCGACTACTTCACCTACGTCCTGGGACCCGGCGAAGTGGTCTACCGGTCCACGGTGCTGGCGGTTGCGGCTTCCGTGTCCAACATTTCCGGCGTTGCAGTTTACTTCGGGGCGCTGTCCAGTTCCATCGACTCTATCAGCCCGAGTGGCGAGGAAAAGGTCGTCCTGAAAAGTCTCACCATCAACGGTAGTACCAGCTAATGGCAAACAAAACCGGCATCGGGATTCAAAATCTCATCTTTTCGATCATGGGTTGGCACAAGCCAACCCCGACGAGCTACACGCGTCGGGAAGCCCAGAGCATGCAGTCTGGTGTCACCCCAGTATCGGACTTCCAGCACGCGATCGGCACCAAGGACTACGGGCAGCGCATGATCGAAATGCAGGAGATGGCAAGGTCCCATCTTGGTGGATCGGTGTTCGCGATCTACGCGGAAGAAGCCACCCAGCCGGACTTGCAGAAGGGCAGCAGCATTTGGTTCGAGTGCCACGACGCCGAGATCGAACGCGATCTCAACGCCATGTTGGCTCGTGTGGAAACCGAAGAGACCATTTACCCGCTTGCCAACGCGCTTAGCTCCACTGGCAATGTTTACCGGAGGATCAGACAAAATGCAGAAGAAGGTGTTATTGGCTTGGTTGACGTTTCTCCTGAAAGCGTGCGTCGCATCTGGGATCGAGACAGTCGCCGACTTTTGGGCTTCACTTGGCAGGGTGAACAACCGGATAAGCCAACGTATGAAGACCATCAGACGATCTTCGCACCCTGGGACTTCGTTCACTGGCGACGTATTGCTGACCCACAGACTGAATACGGTATCGGGCTGCTGGACCATCTCTACGACCTTTACAAGAAGATCATGATGTCGCAAGACCAAGCGGTCTTGCACAGGTTGAATATTTCCCCATCCCGCCACATTCTGTTTGCCGACTGCGGCGATCAGGAATTCGTGGAAGCCATGGAGACGGTGCACGCCTATGAGACGATGCTCCGTGGGCAAATGAACGTGCGGGAGGGTGGACTTGACTATCGCCACCGTCCACCGGATTTGAGTTCCATGCTGATCATGCCGATCCGCAAGGACGAAGCCACGAAAGTGGAGCGCATGCAGGGTGACAACGACGTGCCGGATGTGCACGATCTGGAGCACTTCAAAAAGGACTTCTTCGGTGGAGCCCGCGTCCCCAAAGCCTATCTGGGGCACGGTGACGACTCTGGCGGTCTCGCTCAGGCTTCACTGGTCTCGCAGGACATCCGGTTTGCCCGGATGGTGCGGGTGCTGCGTCGTCCCATCATCAACGGGTACCTCCATCTCGCCCGTCTCCACTTGTCGTTTAAGGGTATCGACCCTAACCGCTATCAGATTCACTGCCGGATGTCGAAGATCTCTTCGATTGAAGAAGAAGTGAACAGCGCCGCCTTGGAGAAACAAGCTGGACTCGCCCAGACGGTGGCGTCGATCTGCCAGTCCCTCGACATTCCAAACCAAGAGATCATTGATCTCGTGTTCACCGAATACCTCCGGTTGCCACGCAAGTTCATCGACGTTGCCAAACTCGCCTCCCGAGTGGTCGGTGCGTTGGGATTGAAGAACGACGGCGACGGCGGAGACGTGCTGGGGATGGGCGGTATGGGGATGGGCGGTGGCGGCATGGACATGGGCGGTCCGGATCTTGGCGGTGACGACATGGGCATGGAAGATGAAGGCGGCGGTAGTGGACAGGACATGGGAGCCCCAGAACCTGGATCGCCCAAGGATCAGATCAACGCCTCATTTGGTGGTCGTCGTCCTAAGAACCTCATGGAGCGGAAAAGCCGTCGTCTCACCGAACAGGCGAGACGCCTTGCCGAATCCAGCGACCACGAAATCGAACCAATGCTGGAGCGCTGCTACCAGAGGATCACAGAGACCAGTGAGAAGCTCTTTCTGAGGAAATTGGGCGACCCAACCCATCTGAACAATGTGCAGGAAGCGGTCAACAACCTCCGTCCGGTGCTGATATCACAAGTCCGTGATCTCCAACATATCCGTTCGATCGGCAAGGTTTCGCTCACTGAAGACTTGGAGGCTAGACCAGCTCATGGTACTGATCGGGAACCTATCCCAATCCACGTGATCCTGGAGAAGGCTGAAGCCGACAAAAAGACCACGCTGGCCGAGTCTCTCTCCAAACAATTCGGTGTTAGCCTTGTCGTTGAAAAGGGCAGTGCGCTGTCCGAAATGGTGGCAAAACACTGCCTGTTGGAAAGCTCCATGATTATCCGGTCGGACGGATGGGACGCCAACGAGAGACCAGCGCTGACGATCGCCAAGGAGTCGGAAAAGCCACAAGTCCACGAATCCGTCGCCATTGTGAAGAGGCGCAGGAAGCAGGTCACGGAAGCCACCGCGCCAAAGGTCGACAAGGGTTCCCCACTCTACGTTCCTCCGAAGAAGGGTCGTAAGATCGAGCCATTTTAGTTTTCAGGGTGACCCTTACTGAACGGATCGAACGTGCCATCCTGTGCGAAACCAAGCTCAACCTCTCTGGGGAGTATTGGTACACCGGCAGTGGTGGTCTGCTAAACGCTGACGAGGACTCGGACTACAACCACGAGGGGCACGTCATTGAGGTTGTGATCACACAACTTTGTGAACTGTTGGGAACCGAGAACATTTACGGTCCGGATTGGGTGGCGTTCAAAGAAGATGTCAGCAACGGGCAGTTCTCCGCGCAACTTGGAGAGGACCTGGACGAAGCCCTTGACGAACTAGTCAGGATGCTTGGTCGGGAGTGGGGCGATCAGGTCGCTCAGGATGCTTTTTCGGCGATGCGCGAGTCGGATGCGAGAGAGTTCGCGATCAAACACTGGGGGTGGATCAGGATTGCCCAGAACAACATGGAGCTTCCAAACCTCCTCCCGAAGACCCTGAAGATCGCCGCCGAAGCTTTCCAAGACGCTCTAACCGGGGAGTACCACGATGTTGGAGACGAGGACCTGATCGACACCACCGTCTATGTCTCGACCTACAAGGGAGTTGGTAAGCAAGTCACCATAAGCTCTCTGATGGATGGACGAATCGAGGCTATTTCGGACCTCAATTCCGATAACCTCAAAAAGGCTGGGAGTGCCATGGTTGACAAGATGAACCGAGCCATCTCGCCAGCTTATTACGGTGATTCCTCCGGTGGCTAAGGCGCTTTTTTGGCGATCTTGGTTCCGGGCTTCCTGCCCCCACGTTTCTTCATGGAGCTAGCCGGGACCACATACAAGTCCCACCGATCCCCACCGTCATCAGCCGGACCGTCTTGCGCCGGGACCAGATGATAGCCCTTTCCAACTTTTTTGAGCGCCACCTTCACGATGTTGGAGTCCGGAGTGGTGAGATTTCGCACCACCATATCCTCCGCCAGATCTTTGGCAACTTCCGCCAATGCGGTTTTGATGTCCATGGGTGGTTTCACGTCGGTTTCGATCGCATAGCCGTGATGGGCGAGGACTTCGGTGGGTGTGTTCATGACTTTCAGCGGAGTAGGCTTTTTCGGTGCCAAGGTGGTGATGACAGTGGGTGAATTCGGGAAAGGTCGGTCAGCGGGTCGGGAGAAGGTGTCTGGGGAAGACCGCCATGGTCGTCCGGATGTCGCTGGAGTGGGTATGGAGTCGGAAATGCTAACGGCGGATGACTTCGGACCGGCTATCGTTCGGTTCGCCGAACCCGGTGGTCTGCCGCGACGCTTGGCAAAGAGGCCAGCGAACTCATCCGGGTCTTTCGTGTCATAGGAGCTTGGACCAACACTCCTGCTTTTTGGCGGCTCCGGTTTGTCGTCGTCATCCTCTTCTTCGTCTTCCTTGGGGTTTTCCTGCTCTTCTGCGTCTTCATCCACATCATCACGCAGCGTTTCGCTGATGGACGGCGGAGGAACAAAAGGAGCCACAACCTCGCCGTCTCGCCTCAGCTTCTTTTCGAGTTTCTCTTCCAGAAACACCACCATCGCCTCGACAGGCTCTTCCCCGCGAATGTTGAACATGTCGCCAACTTCCCGCCACGTCATCTTGGAATCCACGCGCATCGACATGGCGCTTAGGATCTGCTTTTCGGTGAGAAGGTCAGCTGGTCGAGCCCTTCTCTTCATGAACCTCATGCTTGGCGTATGTGGCGCGTGCGGCATAACCGAACGCAGAACGCATCGCCTATACAAGCCGCGCCTGATTAACCACTAGCGTGATCGAATACGGAAGGAGACCATCCTCGTCCACCGAAAACGGTCCTACCGCCACCCTGCTTGGCCATACGTTGAGCAACTCATACACAGCCAACGTGGAATCGCCCGAAAAAATCGTGATCTCGCCTGATCCGGCGACTTGGTTGAGAAGCCCAACGGAGTCTGTCCCGTAGTCGTACACCAAGTCCCGCCACGCCGACCAGAAGTTGAGACCATCACGATTCGAGAACATCCGGCACTGCAGGTTGAATGGCCCAACGGGGATGAAGTGGCTCGGTACCTGAATGCACGAGTTGACCAACGGGATGTCGGCGTGTGTCACCGTGTCACCGATCTCGGGAAGCCCTTTGATCTCCACGTTCGTGATGTCAGGCATCCTTCCAATGGGACCAGTGAAGAAGCACTGGAACCAACTTGCCAGAACAGGCTGAAACCTTGGGTTTCCCCAAGCGACTCCAAGGTTGACGGGTGAAAGCAGCATCAGGCAAAAGTAAGCTGGACGCTCGGAAGTTGGTAGGCGCGACCGGTGGTGGCACCAGCGCCCGAGAACGACGCTCGCACGCCCAGTATGCTGGACGCCAGAGTCGCGACGACCGGTAGCGCGGACGGGCTGGTACCGCCAATCGCTGATGGTCCGTCGAAAAGAGCCAGCAAGCCATCGAACCCGGCATTATTCAACACCGTAACTTCGAGGGTGTTTTCGCTGGTCGCGAGGCCGGTTTGCGACGATGTGAATACCACACCGATTTCGACCTCGCCAGCTCCCGCATCGATCGACAGAACTTCGTGAGTGCCGTCATAATCCGCGGTACCATCTACCGTCACGTCATCTCCAACCTCCCAGTACAACCAGTCGTCCAGAGTCAGGATCGAACTACCGCTGCCGGAATCCGCCACCCCGGTGATAGAGGTAGAGTGTTTGGCGACATCCGACACAACGGTCTCATTGAGACCGTATACCGAACCATTTGGATTGCCCGCTGAGATCGCGTGAATGTAGCAGGATTTTGCTCCCCCGATCGAATCGGAGACTTTGACCGAGATGTCTTCAATGGAGCTTCTCACTGCCACCAAGTCCTGACCAACTGCCACCGATCCACCAACGGTTGCGGAAATCGCGAGTCCACTGGCTGGTGCGACAAACGGGTCGATCGCGGAACCGGACAGCGCGAACAGGATTGTTTTTGGCTCCGTGACCAGAGGCCGGATTTGCCCGCGCAGGACTCCGGTGCTAGTCGATGAGTAGGTGCCAAGCGCTCGGATGGAGGTGCCAGTAAGGGAGGTGATCGAGTAAACACCGTTGTATCCACCGGGCGATTCGGCAATTTCGATCACGTCCCCGACTCGCCATCCGGTGGAGTCAACGACCGTGAACCCGATGGTGCCGCCGCCTTCGTTGGTGACTGCCGACACGTCAATCTGTCGGTAGATTCTATCTCGGACCTTGGCGGCAACCGTGATTTCGTTGGATGTTTCGGTGCCTGGGGTTTCAAACGCCACCGCTACCGATTCCGACTGCGGTGTGTAACGGCTCACCAGAACCCACGTGGAGTCGATGTACTCCAGGACAGCTGATTCACCCGAAACCGACAACACAAGGTCCGCGAGTTGTCCGATCGAAGTCCCGGTCGAGATGATAGCGGGGACGCCAGATCCGGAGACCTTCTTGAGCACCAATTGCCCACCAGTACCAGCGGCAAGTGTGATGACGGCAGCGGTTTCGTTGGCAATCAGCGCCAAACCAGCGGTTGCGGGAACCGTGTAGTCACCAGAGGCTGTCACCGTCCCACCACGCCTGAGCAGTTGCTTACCCCTGTAGGCGAGGGTGGCTTGTTCGGTCGAGTGATACAGACCGTTGGTGCCGGAAGCGTCCGCAACGTTCGAGAAGTAAACTTCTGCGGTTATCGGGAACGACACTCCACCGGACCTTGGCAAGAGCCCGTGTGCTCCTGTGATTGCACCCGTCATCACGCCACCAGCAAGCGCCAGAAACGGACCACCAGACCCACCAATCGAAGACTCCAGATAGCTCTTGCTGACCGCGTGCCCCGGAGCGGTTGGGGTGACGGGAACAGTGAGCGCACCCGTCATGGTACCACCGGACTTGTTGATGAAGTTGGTGTCAATCCACCCCTTGCGGGCTGCATGCGTGGAAAGCGTCGGGTCAGCGTGCAGGATCAGGAACCCGCTCATTGTCCCACCGGCAAGCGGCAAGAACAGGTCCACATACGCCTTGCGGGCTGCGTGCGTGGAGTCAGTCGGGTTGGCGTGGAGTCCAATGAAACCCGCCATGGAGCCACCCGCCTTAGCGAGGAAATTGGTGTCGACCCACCCCTTGCGAGCCGCGTGCGTCGAGACCGTTGGGTCAGCGTGCAGCAGCAGGAAACCGCTCATCGTGCCACCGGCTTTCGCGAGGAACGTCGTATCAGCCCATCCCTTATTGACCGCGTGGGCGTTGTCGGACGGGGCGGCGTGCAGCAAGATGTAACCGGTCATCGCGCCGCCCGAGAGCGCGAGGCGACCTGTCACCGCCGTATCAACGTAACTCCGGGGAGCCGCGTGGGCGTCCGCACTTGGCGTCTGGACGGACAGCGCACCAGACATCGTGCCACCGGCTTTCGCGATGAACGTGGAGTCAACCCACCCCTTGCGGGCTGCGTGCGTCGAGATCGTTGGATCAGCGTGCAGCAGCAGGAACCCGGTCATTGTGCCGCCCGTCGTCGACACCTTTTGGGATAGGGCAGTGGTGAGGCCACTGATCTTGGAAATCGATAGGGAGTTCAGGTTGCTGTCGCCCAGCAATCCAGCCACCCATCCGGACGCCGATTTGTAAATGACGTGGTTGGTCGAGACGGTATCCGGGTCGATCCCCAGGAACAACTCCGAAGTGGTGATGGAAAACACCGTCCAATCGCTCCCCTCTGATGGTGGCGAGATGGACTGAACATCCTGGAGTGCAATCCAAGTAACACCGGAGTTTTTGACGATTGATCCACCCGCGTAGAATGCCCCGATCCGCCAATCACTGGCATAACGGAGACCAAATCCAGATACCGGTGGCAAATAAACGTCCGGTGCTGTTGAGAGTTCACCGGCTACCTTCAGATAACCGACTTCGATCATTCTGAGCGTACTGGGACTCAGTATGCCAGTCGCAATGGCGATAGACGCATAAGCGCCGAGGTTGGAGAGTTTTTCCTCGCCGTTATCGGTGTACGTGATGAGGAGTGGTTGCCCCGTGAGGTTCTGCAGAGTCACGGGGATATCTAGCCATCAGGCATCCTCATATACGTCAATGCCTCGATCCTTAGCCATCCAATCGGCAAGATCGATCGTCGCCACCACTATCCCACCGCTCCCAACAGGCTTTTTGTGGATGGTGTCGATTGTTGATCTTGGCAACCAATGAGCCTGACTGCTATCCCTGGGCTGGAACTCAACAGCCCGATCGGTCTCCTTCAAAATGACTCCAGTGATTTTCATGTGGCTCTCAGAAAGGGTACTTGACAAGAGTCTTTTTCTGTGTTATATTTACCCACTCTCTAAACCAATGGTCGCACCAATCTCCAAAATCGTCCGTCGCATCTCCGGCTTCATGGTCGGCGATAAGCCGCTCACCGTCAGCCTCATTCCGGGCGGCTCCATTCAACTCAAACCTCTTGGCTCGCCAAAGGCCGAAGAGGTTTCGGTGAACGCCGATGCCCTTTACGAACTTCTGCGTAAGCCACAGGGCTCAGAATCAGCCGAACCTACGAGCGACCTTGGGGTGGTACTGAAGCGCCTCAAGGAGCTTATCCCGATCAAGGTAGCCGACGATCCTGACAGTCAGATGATCGGACCAAAACTCCAGTACGCTGCCCACGGGATTCTGGCAGCGGCAATTCGCCACATGGAACAAGACCTTCAAGACCTCAAAGATGAACAACAAGCCACACCCTAACTGGAAAACCAATCAGTATGACAGCAGGTCCCTTGTGCTGACCCCGTGGGTCGAACTCACGGTTTGGCAACCAATGGGGACGCGCAACGGACCACCACGGAAATGGCGTTGGTCCTGTCTAGGAAAGACTGGTGCCACCGAGCACGACACCGTTGAGGTTGCTCAACTTTGTGCTGAGCGCACTGCCACCCGGCATATGGCGATCGCGATAACCGCACTAGCCAAGTCGAACGGGTCTCCGGTAAGCTCCGACTAGCCCAGCGTGCACTAACCTCCCGTCACGCTTAGTCGGTACCCACCCGGTACCGTCGTAGAACTGGTCACCCAACGCCGGGTCAGTCGTCTCTCCGTCCTTCAATAACCGGAATTTGTGTGGTTTGCTCACTGGGCTTCGAGAACGCGCTTGCCACGTTCAGTTTCAGCGCTATTTCCCTTTTTCGGTTTTCCTCATCAAGTAGGTCTGCCGCTGCTGCCCAGATGATGTCCGAGAGGGCGCTTTTGTCCTCGTCCGCTGCTGCCGCCACTTGATGGTGGGCAATTGTGGTGGCGGCAACTTTCGTGCCGGACATCTTTTTTGACTCCCGGAGTGTGAGGATGGCATCTTTGTAGGGCTGTACGGCAACTTTGTACTCGTCTTGACCTAATAGAGCTTTGGTGCGGTCCCTTGATGCTTTGACCGCTTGTGATATCCGGATCGGCGCACCTGCCAGTTCCTTCTTGTGGACATCTTCTTGAAGGTCTACCGCCCCCGCCACCGCCAACACCCGCACATCCGTCGGAATCGCCGCCATCATCAGTCTGACCGTCACGATGGGTTCCTCCGAGATTGCCCTGGACACGGAATCAACCTGCCGTCTCCACGGGTCAACAAAGTGGTCGTAGTTGGTGCCAAGGAGCCTTTTCAGGTCATCCCGCTCTTTGGTCAGGCTCGGTGGTGCTTCCATTTGTTTTATCCCAGTGCATTGAAACGACGGCTTCCTCGCCTTCCTCCCGGTATACCAGTTTTGGCATGCCAAACTCCTTGATGTTCTGATCGATCTCCTTGATCGCGGACAGCGGAACCGTAACCGATGGCGCTTCGCCCATGGGGTGACCGGCTTCCTTGTGCCAATGGTAGATGATAGCGAGCAGACAAAGGGAGGCTACATCAGAAGCCTTCCGAATGGACCTAGCGCTGGACAGCGTCTGAACAATCTTGATCTTTGCCTCGTTGGGCAACTCCGACTGTGTGACCACCGAAATGAGGTCCAGTGTCTCTTGTTCTCCCAGTATCATAACCACCCCCTTTCGCCGATCACCTTCAGCTTGTTTTGGGCGTTCACGGTGGCTTTTTCGAACCACGACACTGGAGAGTTGCACTCACCACCCCCGAACACCCAGTCCAGACCCTCCAGGTAAACGACGGTTTTGTGTCTCAACACCTCGTAGTGCGGTTTCACACGGACGTTGCCAGACTGAATTTCCTCAAGAAGGAACAAGCAAGCCTCCGTCAGGTCCGCCATGCAGACAATCTGACGGGTAAGTGGATCAGGTGACTCTTCGAACCACGGCAGGAACCGCTTGACTTCTTTGGAGATTTTGACTTTGAGCCCCGGAGCTTCCTTTTTGACGAGTGCGTGAATCGGTCCTGGAGTGTCTCCGCCAACAATCTCGGGAACGTCGTGCATCAACGCCTCCCACAGGATGTTCTCCATGTTGATCGAACAGATGTCAACTCCGACTGTGATTGGCTGACCAGTCATGTTGAGGTCGACCACGATCCTCTTCGCGATCACCGCGACAAACCACGAATGCTCAGCCAACGATTGTTTCCGGTTGACCGGCACAACCTGCCACCTGCTGAGGTGTGCCATTTGGCGAAGCTCTTGCTCAATCATCAAGCACTCAAGAACACAGTCGCCTAATCCAACATTCCGAGACCAGCAGCGGTAACCGTTGCGCCACCAGCCTTGATTTCCACGAGTCCGGCTTCCGCCAACCAATCGAGGTCCTCGCGTGCCACCGTGCCACCGTCTTTGACGATACGCAGGTTGCCGAGGTCCTGTTCGGTAACCTCAATGCCGGTCATGTCGGACTCTGGCGGGTCGGTCACCAAGGCGTCCATTCCGGAAAGTTGCTCAACGACCTGCTCCCGTGTCACGATCGTACCACGCACCACGTGCTCCCCAATCGTCACGTCGCACTTTTGCCCCTCTGGCACCGAGAACCACGCGTCGCTGAACGTCGCGTGCAACAAGCTGCCACCGGACTCGAAAAGCGCCTCCTTCAGTTTGGCCAGCGTGGCAGGAGTCTGGCGGATATCGCTGGTCCAATCGGAGTCGAACTTGAAGTGAAGAAACGTCGGGTTTTTGGCGACGGTTGCTTCAACGATGGCTTGTTTCAGTGACGACATTGAGTGCTGGTGTGGAGGTGTTGTTTGGGTACCTTAACCCACCACTTGTACCCGTCTGGCTTGAACAGTGCAAACTTGGAGCGGAAAAGAAGCTGAACCACATCCCCTGTATGACCACGATGAAGCTCGTCTTGAGCATGTTGCAAATACCCAGTACCTTCGGACAGGAAAGCCCTGGTAGGGGTTTGTCCTGATGGGTAAGCGCTACCCATGTCGTTGATTGGGATGATATCCGGGACGATTTTCATACTTGCAGCATCAGAAAACCGCTCCCCCACCCATCTCCGTCCCGGTTAACGACCAAACTGCAGTTTTCGAACATCGCGTCCGCATGCTCAAGGAACTCCTTCCTATCCTCGCGACTCAGCCCGTACACCGACACCAGTGATCCAGCGTCCAGATGCTTGCTGATGGAATTCAGGGATGCCACTGCGCCTTTCACGTCAACTCCGGTCTCAGGAGTAGCCTGGATGTGAACTCTGCCGGGACGATTGGTGAAGTGGTGCCCACCATCACCCGGCGTGTGCATAGTGTTGAGATACCGGTGAATGGACGTGAAATAACTCGCTGGTTCAAGCATGAACAGGAAGTACGGTGACTTCATCCAGTTCAGGTGGGCAAACGCTTGCTCGACCGCCGTGCTGGTGCCATCGAGGAACGGGGAACAGCACGTGATCTGATGCCTGCTGTCGCCAAAGCTCGCCGACGCAAGGACTGTAGCGCCAGAATCCGCGCCCACGATCACCGTCGGAACCTTGTGCACCACCAAGGTCGCGAGTACCGCGAGTGGAGTCTTCCGGTCGGGCTTTTCGTTCAGTTTTTCGATAACTTGGAAGAACTCCCGGAACCCAATGGCTGGGAACTCTTCGAAGCTCACCTGATCGAGTTCAGGTGTACCTGGGCTTGGATGGGACAGACAGACAATGCTTGCCGTCCATTTGGCCACCAGTTCATTGACTGGAGACAGGTCGACAGGAGTTGATGAAGATGGCACGGCAGGTGGGGTAGAGCAGGCGTATTCGCCCACATTGAGTACAGATTGAGAAGTCACAGCGAGGGATAGTTAGCGACCTCTCAGCAAGTATCAGAAAGACGCCCGTCACGTTCTTAGATGTGCAGCTTTTCCTATTTATCGCTGTGCTCGTCAGACGAATCAACCAAAGACTCTACGAAAATCCAGACAACATGTACGTCCTTAAAGAGACGTTGCCATGGAAGCGCGGGATTGCGTTCGGGTGGTATGACGGTAAGTTCGTGACCGGCAAGCCTCTGGAGACCCACCACGACCTTTACGTCAGGCTCAGTTCCCCACTGACACCGGAAGTAAGCACCGCGTGGATGGTGGTGCAGATCGACGAGGACTATGTGGAGGCTAACACGATCGGCATTTACACACCGGTCTTTGTGGTCGCCAGTCTCAAAGTGCCCACCCCTGAAAACCCATATGGGTGCTTGACGGTGGTATCGGGTTCTCCCAGAGAGTTGGCTGAACTCACCGAGGTTCTGACCGAACTCAAGACCACCCGCCCCACCACTTCGTTTTCCGATATTCTCGGGTATGATCAGGCGATTGCGCTCTGGACCAAGCTCGCCGGGTCACTGAAAGAGAGTCACAGCGATGAATACAGCGGTGACGAGTACGATAGCGACGAAGAAGAGGATGGCAGCGACGCCGAGTGGGGTGAGGGTCAGATCACCGATACCCGCAGTCTTCTGCAGCCTGCTGGCAGGTTTTGGTCGGTCAGTGACACGGAGTGCGCGATCAGCTTTTGGGAAGGTGAACAGCTGGCCCTGCCAAGGGTACCTGAGGTGCTGAAGTTTTTTGGCGTCCCTAAGGAAATGTGGGGTTCAGTGTGGGTGGAGTTTTGGGGTTCCCACGCTATGGCGTATGAAGATGTGCTGAAACACGGCGTACTGATTGACCCTGAAAAGGCGCAGGCAGACGCCAAGGCGATGAAGGAACTTCACCTCGACCCAATCGCCAAGGCGATAGCATTGCCCATGTCGGCACGCGGAAGTGATCGTGCCCGACGAGCCGCAGAGGCGGCGTCGTTCAGATCAGTGGCTGAACGAAACGCTCGCCGCAGGATGTCTGAATCCAACAGCGAACCCTATCTAATGGACATGTCCGGAATCACCGGACCACACGCAGTGGCTATTGCCAAAACGTTCGTCAACGATGTGGAAGAGATGGGGTTCAGTCCGGCCAACCCAGCGGTTTCAGAAGCCCATTCTGCCATCTGCAGTCAGGCCGAAAACAAGTGGCTCCTGAAAAACAGCGATGCCAGGATCGTTGGTGCAGTGGCTTGGGGTGAGAACCACACCCCGAATGGTGGGCTTGAACTGCATCACATCGGGTCCCTTGTCAAAAGTGGTGGAGTCCGTTTGTTGAGACTAGCAGTGGACGATGCCATTAAGAATGACGAGAAACTAACCTTCTTCAGCACCCCACAAGCTCGCGGATTCTACCTGAAACTTGGGTTCAGAGAGGTTGGAGGCCGACTCTTCTCAGCCACGCTGGAAGAACTGGAAAGAATCCGGACGACTTTAGCCTAGGCGGTCCGACAACGGACTTTCAATTCCCACCTATCGGTGCATGCCCGCATGCACCTGCGTACACCACCGTGGGGGTGAAGGTGGGTCATTCGATGCTCTCCATCGAAGTCCCCTTCACCCACCAGAGGCCGATAAAGACCGACCCCCAAACGCTCCACAAAAAAGAACGTGGTGGAGGTCGGCTTGGAGACAAACCCACTCCGTTTTGAAGTGGGGTGGGTGTACCGCTCCCACTTTAGTTTCATCCGACAATCTTGACGAGTTCGTCTTCGCCGATCACCCGGATACCCCACGTGGCGGCTTTTTTGCTCTTGCCGCTCTGTGAAGCCGGATCGGCCTGAATGAGCAGCACGCAGTCCTTGCTGAGGTCATCGACCAACTCGTATCCGGCCTTGGCGAGTGGCTCCTTGTATTCGGCTTTTTTCTTGCCGCTTGGCAGGGAACCGGTGATGCAGACTTTGCCTTTTGGGTTCATGGTGGGTTGTGGTTCTGTGGTTGTCTCTTTGGCTTCCGTGGTATTTCCGGTCGCGGGAGCCGCTGCACCGAGGTTCCGAACCGGAACCGTGTCGATGAACTTCAGGAAGAGGTCACGGATGGTCGCGAAGCTGTCAACGACTTCCGACGCCACCCCCGGCATTCCGGATTCGGTCAATGCGACAAACAGGCGGTCATCTTGGCTCGCATCGCGCCAGAACTCGACCGTTCCAAGTGCTGGATTCTGTTGGGCCAGCAGCACCACGCGACGTTCGCCAAGGTGGCGGACCGCCAGCATCTTGAGCAACTGGGCGACCGTGATGCCGCGATCCTTGACCGCTTGAAGCTCTTTGACGAGCGTTTTGGCGCGGGAGATTCCGACGCGGGCGTTGCTGGTCGCACTCACTGGGAGGTCTTGGAAGACGCTTGGCTCCGTGATCAGGAAGGGCGAGATGAGGTCCGTGAAGACTCCGCGTTCGATCGCCACTTCGATCAGACCGTCGCCAAAACCCAACACTCCAGTGGTAGTGAGCACCCGCTTGAACATGACCGGCTTCCGGCCACTGCACAGTTCATTCTCGCAGTAAAGATCGAGCGCACCAGCCTTTTTCGGAGCAACCGTACCGGAGCACTCTGGGCACTGATGTGGGGCACCCAGCACTTCACCGGCACCGGATTCGGTGACTTCCACCACATACGGGATGATGTCGTTGGCCTTCACGAGCGTCACTGTGCAGCCCTTGCGCAGCCCCAGCGTTTCCATCCACGTGGCATTATTCAGCATAACGCGCTCCACCGTGGTGCCTCCGAGGCGGCAGGGTTCCAAATGGCCGACTGGGGTCAGCTTACCGGTCGCACCAACCTGCCACGTCACATCGAGCAGCTTGGTTTCGGTACCCTCCGCTTCGAACTTCCACGCGACCTGCAGGCGTGGCTTGTTGCTGCCGTCCAGACCAGCGATCGCTTGGGCCACCAAGTCCGGATTCTGCATGACGATACCGTCGATCCAGTAACCAAGGCCACTCCGGGTGTTCACGGCGAATTCCAGAGTCTTCGCGAGGTCATCCACCTTCACGGTGTTGCTGGTCGGGGTCTCGAATCCCATCGACTTGAGCAGCGCGAACTTGCGGTCGGCGGTCTTGATGCTGTGCGCCCACGCCAGCGAAGCCGCGTTTTGATCCTCCGCCACGATCGGCAGGATGTCGAATGCGCAGAACGACAGGAGGTGGGAGTCCGATCCGTCCTTGCGTCCCATCACGCCACCCGCCATGTTGCGGGGGTTGGAGGACTTGTCCTTATCGACCTTCTCCCAGTTCGCTAACGTCAGGAACACTTCGCCGCGCACCACGATGTTGAGTTTGGAATTGCCGAGGAAATGGGGGACACCGATGAACGATGCAGCGTTCGACGTGATGTCCTCCCCCTCGTCACCGCTCCCACGGCTCACCGCCTTATCGAGCACCCCGGCTTTGTAGTAAAGCGCGACCGATGACCCGTCCAGCTTCTCACTCGTATGGACTTCAGTGAGTCCATGCTTGCGGCACCACGCGACCGCCTCGTCAGTCCCATTGACCTTGTTCTGGCTCCCCATGACGATCGGGTGCTTGACCTTGGTGAGCACCGAGTCAGCGGGCACCGGGGCACCGACCATCGAAAGCAACGGGTGGTCGGGGTCTGCATCCCGGAGTTTCTGCTCCAAGGCATCGAATTCGGGGTCTCCCAAGATGGGCTGACCCTGGTAATACGCTTGCTTGGCCTTGAGGTAAAGGTTGGCGAGTTTTGTAGTGTCGATCTGCATCCCACACTATAACACACCCTGAGCTGCTGTCAAGTATTCCAGTGTTTTATACAACGAGCCCCGACCGAATGGTCGGGGCTCGTCCCAAACACAACGGAAAGTCTAGTAACCCCGATTGTCGTGCACCACCGTGACTTGGAACTTCGTTCCATCACCCAGTCGGACGATGAGCCCGCTGTTCCTCGTCATGATACCAGCGGCTTCAAACGTCTCGACGCTCTTCACCATTCCGGTTTCGGCGAGTGCATCTCGGAGCAACTCGCAAAGTCCCGCTTCCGGGTTCGTGTCGACTTCCGGTTCGTCTTCAGGACCGAACGCGTCGTCATCGAAATCCTCGTCGCTTCCGAGTTGCTCGTTGATTTTGGTGGCAAGGCCACCAGCCGAGAGGATGGACCCCACGGCGTTGTCAAACGAAGCTGGTGCTGTTGGTGCTTTCATCTCGGAAACGTAGGGTGACGATCGATTACATGCCGGGGGTCGTCACACTGCCAAGCTCCAGACGGAACAAGGTCGGTGCTCCTGGGACTCCGGGAACTGTGACTTCGTTGCTCTTTGCGGACTCGCCCGACACATTCTTGGCGGTCACCGCGTAAGTGGCAACAGTGGTCTGGGTGGGCAGTACAATGACCAACGCCGGTTTCGGGGTGACGGTCATGTCGAGCACGCCGACCGATTCCCAAGCGGTCGTGGTACCGCTGACGACCTTCTTGTAAACCGTGTAGTGAGTCACCTGATCGCCCGTTGGGTTCTCATTCCAGGTGACCGGTGGTGCGGCGAATGCCGATTGTGCGAGCACAAACAGCATGGCAATGAACAGGAGTACGGCGAACAGCGACAGCTGTGGGCGGCGGATAACGTTGGTTGGATTCATGGTGTGGGTATGGAGTTGGTTTTGGAGACGGTTGTGTTGAGACAAACTGCACCAACACCTACCCGTCGGCGGTCTTCAGAACATCTAAACCTGCTGAACGATAGTAGCTAGCGAACTCGTTGTAGCGCTTCCTAAGCGTTGGATGGTGGTAGTCAACCGGTAAATGAAGAGTTCCGTGAGTCTTTTCGCCAGATGACCTTTGAAGTCGTCCAACCTGTTGTTCAAGTATCTGCTCACTTTTGATGCCATCGAGCTTGATCAAATGCCGAAGTGGTGGCAGGTTCACACCCTCAGAGGCGCAGTTGTAGATCGCGACAATTCCATCAACCTCACCACGATTGGCAAGTTCACAAACCTTTTGCTGCTCATCCCCCGAAACCTTCCCACTCATCACGGCGAGTTTCATGCCGGTTGGTATGAGCAGCCTCATGACGTTGTCTAGGTGCATGGCTCGTCGGCAAGTGATCAGGAATAGTTCCTTCTTTTCGGCGCAGGAAACTGCGATGTTACGGGCAAGCTCGTTGCGGAACTGGCATACGGTAATGCCAAGATCGTCTGGATCGAAGCGGGTGGTGAGTTCCGACGGCGGGTCCACTTTTTTGGTCATCGTCTTGCCATCATGAGACAGCCATATGCCAGTCCTAGGCTCACTACCCGGAGTTGGCCAGACGAACTTACTTGGCCATTTCCCGATGGAGTTCGGACCGATCCACAGACCAGTCTGGAGCGGGCCTTCTGGAGTCATTCTGAACACGCACGGCACGGGCGCTGGATCTTCCAGTGTGCCGTGCTTAAGCTCCGGCAAAGCCGGACACTTGAAGGACCACGGCTGGACCACCACGGGAACCTTGCGGGCCTTGTTGTCTCCCATGAAGACTGGCATTCCAAACACCGCCCTGATTCGTTCCTCTTGGTGGCGATTCTTTTGGGTGAAACTGACCTTGCCCGACACCGCCCACACTACTGCCTCCGGGTCGAGCTTTGGAAACACCTCATTGAGGTAAGAGTCCGTGACCGCGTGGTGAGCCTCATCGATCAACACCAAACCGGCTCCTAGACAAAGGTTTGGTCGGTTGACCAAGGTGGCGATGTTGGAGCACGTGATCACAGACGGTTCGTCCTCCTTTCCACCGCCGACACACGCAATTCGGAGTGACGGAAGGTAGCGTGCCATCACGGCAGTCTGCTGCTTGAGTAGCACCAGCGATGGTTCGATGACCAGCACGCACCACGGTTTTTTGGCGGCACGTCTCCGTTTCACCTCTTCGCTCACCAGCCAGCACGCCGCCAGATTCGTGATGATCTCGCTCTTTCCAGACGCCGTCTTCATTTCGCTCATCGCGACCTGTTCTGCCATCAACGCCTCACATGCCGACTGCTGGATGGCATCCAGCGTCGTTCCCCTCAAGCACTCCTGGTACTTGACGTCAAGCGGAGGCAAACCGCCCACCACTTCGCCAAACCCGTTGCTTGTCAGGGTGCTCAGCAACCCCCGATAGGTCAGGTAGACACCGGGTTGTGCGTCGGGTTCCTGCATATACAACACGTCCCGCCCATCCCAATTCCTTAGCGACCTGCTGCGTTTCCTGACCTGGTACGCCATCGGGTTGACGATAGACGCGATTGTATGGAACCTTGGGAACCTTTCCTCAGGCACTTTGACACGGATGAAAATCGGATTGACCAGTTCAATCATGCCTAACGAGAACTCTTTGGCTAGCTATCTAGATGTCGAAGCCGGTACTACTCGCTCCAACTGATTCCCCGCTGCAATTCAGCGGGGCGGAACGTGATGGTACCAGAAACGTGCTCAGGGTTGCAGAACCCGGACTACTGGTACTACTTCCGATCAGCAGTGGCAACTCTACACCTGAGGTGCGGGTACTGATCGACTGGGGTGATGGTATCACGCTCCAGACCCCACTTCTTCCCATACTCCGGCCGCACCAGTTCCAACACACTTGGGAACACCAGGGTGACTATTGGGTGACGGTTCGGATCTCCAACTCCGACGGGGAAATTTCGGACATCGAGGCACGGGCGACTCTTCCGGTGCGCGTCAAACCGAAGCCACCTCGCCAAGGACGGCTGGTGAGGTTTGCTGGTCCCTATCTGCCAACCCCCAAACTCGGCGTTGGCATCGCGGCCATTGAAGACCTGTCTGAGATCCTGGAACTCACCCTCGCCACCACGGTTTCCGCTGGTGTAGATCGCATCCCGGTGTCGGGGGTTCCGGGGGGTCTGCGTGCTGGGGCTTCGGTGGTTATCAGCCAGCCCGGACGGCTCGTCACCTATGCCAAGATCCTTTCGATCGACGGGCAGACGATCCAGCTTGACATCCCGCTCAACGACTCCTACGATTCCCTGCTATCCAAAGCAGAGATCATCAACCAGCCGGGTCGCCGAACCCCACTCACCAAGGACGCGAGGCTTCCCGAAGACTGGGCTTTGCAAGTCGGCTATGACGAAGACCTGATTCGCAGTTCTTTGTCATTGGCGTTCGCGATCGCGCCTGGGGAAGTCCGTTTCCGGCCAGATCTTGGTTGCAGGCTCACTCAACTGGTGTTCTCACAGGCCGACCCGCTTACTACCCGACTGGTGGAAGCGGAAATCCGACGGACCGCTGCACTTGAACCTCGTGCGACTATCGAGGACATTGACATCACAACCAGCGGTGACACGGTTGCCGCCAAACTCCGCATGAGACAACTGGGGAGTGCGGAAGCGTTCGACGTGATCGTGCCGGTCAACAACCTTGGCGGAACCTCTGATACTGGACTCTTCTAATGCCAAACCCAGACCGATACCAGTCCACCACCAAGGTCCAGACGGAGCGCGGGCAAGCCTACGGGATATGGCGTCCTCCCGAACTCGCATCTCCCAACGAGCGACTGGAAATCGTGTCGCAAGGCGATCTCGGAGCGCCGGACCTGTTAGCATCTAGAGCTTACGGTGACGACTCCGTCGGCATGTGGTGGCTGATTGCGTGGCACAATAAGCTCGCTGACCCGTTCACACTAGAAATCGGTGACCGGCTCCGCGTCCCAGCACCTCTGCTTCGCTGGAAGGACCGGGTCGCCGAAACCCCACCCGCCCCAAAACAACCGGGGCTGGTGACAGTCGAACAAGCTGCCAAGGACCGCATCAGGGGTCGCCTTTTCGGCACCCCGTACGTCCCACCGCCACATCAAAGGCCGGAAAACGCCAATGACCCAGCGGTCACTGCCAGCACGGTCATCACGACATTCAGTTTTGCTATCGAGATTCCGGATAGCCAAGGTCCGCTCCACTTCCAGATTCAGGTCTCGCCAAACGCCGACTTCTCGACTGTGTCGCACGCCGGTAATTCTGCGACCGACGCCACTCGCTGGTTCTACTTCAACGCCAACGCGGGTGACGGTGAACACACTGCATTCCCGACCGACGGCATCAACGGGACCGAACTCACCGGGCATCCCGTTTATTACCGATTCATTGCGACCGACAACCTTGATTCAAATACTCTCTACTATGTCCGCTGGCGTGTCTGGGACGATGGTAGTGAAGGCGACTGGAACTCTTCTGCGCCTCTTTATCTGGCTTAACCATCAACCCAAATTGACACTTTACTTTACTTGATACTCGTTCATGGTATAGTAAGGAACTGCCTGATGTCCATTCTTCTCAAATCTGCGTGTCCGGGCTTCTCCTAATCAGGCATTGCTACTAACCTAGTTCTGATCAGCAAAGCCAACCACGTGCCGATTCCGCCGCAACCATTTCAGGACATATCTCCAAAACTGTGGGAGGTTTTGTTCCAAGAGTCCTCGACCTGTCAGGGCTTGATCGATCCGAACACCGGGAGGTGGTTGGCGGTGAATGAACGTCTTGCGGTCTTCCTCGAATACAGCGAGGCGGAACTGCTCGACAAAACGTGGATGGTGCTGACCGCACCCGATGATCTGGGCGGGGAGTTGAAAATGGTGGAGAAGTGCCGTATCGGTCAATCCCACGGGTTCGAATCCGCCAAGAAGTACATCACCAAATCTGGGTTGATGAGGTGGGCGATTCAGCGCATCCAGGTTGTTGGCCCAGCCGACACCACCGGGTACCCAATCGGACCGCCAGTGGTGTTTCTGTCCACCATTCTCCCCACGGAGATCGCGAGTTTCAGGCAAGACGGCACGACTAAACAGGAAGCTGTCTTGAAAACCTCTATGGTTAGCTTCATCCAAGCCAACTGGAAGTGGATGGTGGGCATTTCGATGCCAGCCGTCGCAGCCGCGTTCATCGGGTTCCACAAGTACATGACGGTAATTGAGCGTCTGGACGAGTGGGACCGGAGGGTGAGGGCGGGAGAAGTAGAACTCCACCAACCAAAGTCAAAAGACCTGCCACCCGAATAGCCAATGTCACTTCCAGCCAAAAGCGTTGACTATCTGAATGAGGTATTCTTCGATTCAAAGCTGGACGGTCCCACTGTCAGGGCACTAAAGAGGGCCGCGAGAGAATTGACTTGGGAGGACTTGTGGCGGGAGCGTCTGGTGTGGGAGGAAACGCTGGCGGTCGCTGAAAAGCAAGATCGTGGAAACCGTCCCCCGCCTCAGGCTTCAAAGCCTAAGACAAAAGGTCCTCCAGTACGCTCCAAGCGTCACTCAGCGTAAAGACATGCTCATGATCATCGTTGAACTTGATCGACAGGTCCGGTTCAATCTTGATGGTGAGACCACGAATGGAGAGGTTGTCGGGTCGGAACACCACCACCAGCACACCGCCGTTTGATCCCGGAAACACGTCTGTCTTGAAGGCGGACCCAACGCGGGTCAGCATTTTCCTTGCCTCTTCGACGGCTTTCGGGGACACTAATGATCCAACGCCATGTTTGTATGGCGGGCAAACTGTGAGAGCGGCTAGGCGACCCTCCGCGAACGAAGGAAGGGGGTCTTCGCTGTTTTGCTCCCTCGCCCCCTGGTTCATCCAAATCATCCACTGACGGCGTGAGTTGGTCTGCAACTCCTTGCCACGAATGTTAGACTTGAAGAAGATCTCGCCGCGTATGGTGACTCTGGTGACTGTCCGTATCTCCTTAACCTCGCTGCTTCGGTGCCTCACCATGCGCTCATACACCCCATTTACGACGGGGTCTAGCGACGGTTCTGTTGCTGTTTCTGCGATACGTCCTCCGCGTGTTCAAGCATTCGATAAAGCTGTGGAATCGGAATGGTGGTGAAGGCCGAAAAGTCCCCTCCGTTCATCCACCGGCAAAGGTTAACTATCGCCTTCTCCGTGTTCCTGTGTCTCTCCACCAACTGTTTGTTCGGCATGGTCTCGGCCCCCGGAAGGGCCTCCACGAAAAAACTCACGGTCCAACGGGTACGAGACCCGGTATTCGAACTCGCAGGCGTCGCATTTCAGCCCGTACTCGAAACGCACCCCAATGCTCTTCTCCTGAACCGCCTCCATAAACGTCACCATGTCCTTGCCGTAAAGGCCGGACACCCAAGTCCGAGCTTCCTCCAGACTCTCCGGTATGGTGCCGTTGATCGAAACGATGCGGCTCGCCCACTGGATCTCTTCGCTCGCTCCCACCACCTCAGCGCCGTCATCGGGAGGCAACGTGATGCCCTGTGAGATGGCGGCTTTTCGTTCCGCTGCCTTCTTCTTGCGATAGGCGTCCACTACCAGCCCCATTTGCTTGATGGCGGAAAGCTCATTGGCCAGCGAAAGATACTTCCACTTCACCCGATCCTTGGTGTGCGGCAGAATCACCTCCAGCCAGTCGTTGAGATCATCCAGGGTCTTGACGTGCTCTGGTGGCGGTTTGACCGGTACATCATCTGGCACCCGAATTGTCACCGTCTCCTTGTGAGTGCAGTTCGGACAGGTGGCGTGGAACACGTAAGGCTCACCGTAAGTGAGTGCCCGAGCAATTGCCAGAAGGTACTGGTAGTCACCATCAATCAGGCGTTCCGCGTTCATGCCGGGAGGGAACTTGACCACTGCGTCGAGAACCCCCTGAAACTTTTCATACACCGGGGTGTTCCCCAGCAGGATTTTTTCGCTCTGCCACGAGTACGGTCTAACGATCAGCGTATCGAACGGCTCCCGACCCGGCGTAAGATATGGGATGCCACGGCTTGGCAGTTTCGCTGCGTACTCCGGAACTTCAGTGATCTTCTGATTGGACTTAATGGCCATGTCACGTAGAACGCATGGCAGCCAAGCTTACACAACAGGAGCCGATGGCATAATGACGTTTGGGCTCCCCGTCGCCATCACCCCGCCTGTGGTCGCGTACCCGACACCGGTAAGCGGTCTCCCGTGCACCAGGATTTTTGGATGCCCCTGTGTGACCATACCCGGCAAGAGAAGCGTCGCCAGTGTGGTTTCCGGAACCACCGCCCGACGGGAGTTGATGTACACGGACTGAACGGGGCTCGTGATCGCGAGCCTTCCCAATGAGTCAATGTCCTCAGCTTCTCGGCAAACCCCTACCATTTGTCTGGATAATTAAGGGTCTTAAGCTCCATAAATCTGATAACGGCCTTACGGTCCTGCATCTCTTTGACCTTGGTGTACACACCGAACACCGTTGCACCGAGTGCGATGGAGATGGACACGATAATGACGACCCATTCCTCTCGCTTGCTCATAAGAAAAACGTGACGAGTGCCGACGTTATTTGGAGACCGGCAATGCAGAGGTTTATGATTCCACGAGTGTATCGTTTGGCTAAAAAATGTTGAACCGCCAACTGCATTGGCCACACACTTAAGAAGATCATGACTGACCCGAGTGTAAATGATACGGTTGGGCTCATCAAGCCGTCAAGAAAACTGGCTCTGGAAGCGGAATACCACCATCGTCACACACCTTGTTCGCTGGCGTCACCAAGTAAGCGGTCGGTGTTTGTGAAACCTCGCGATCCACACGGAATTTGGAGCCGAACTCAGTGAGCCTCCTTTCCAAGAACCGCCATTCCAGGTTGTTGACCTGAATGCGGACCGGGTGCCCGGAGAGGGTACGGATGAAGAACAGTTTGAACAACGAATCCGGACGAGCCGGAATGGACTGGTTGTAGAGCAATGGGTGGTTTTGTGTGAACTGGTAAAGCGAGTCCCAAATGATCTTGACGCTTTCCGCGTCCGAATTCCACATGTTTCCGACCTGCTCTGGGTACAGCACCTGATCAACATAACTGCGCGTCGTTCCAGACATCGTCGCGAGTCGTTGCAACACACCGCCAGACGGACCGAACCTCGGCAGGTATGCCAAGTCCCAGCGTGCCCGGAGGTATTTCATACGCTGCTCGCTTGGATATCTCGGGCTTTCGAAGGATGCGGCGGTAAGTTCCGCGTTACGCCTATTGGCGTCCAGCAGGAACCTCATTGCTTTGGAGTCCGATTTCACCGGAGTCCGTATGTCGGTATCGTTCAAGGGTATTAGGGTTAAGCCAGGGAGGCGTAATCATACGGTGAACAGAAAATACACCGGTAAATTAGTTTGTCAAGCTTTAAGACTCAACTGCTTGGTCTGAAGGTGGAATCGAAGCACCTCGGCGACGCCCTCGGACCACTCGACCGTTTCCTGTCCTTCGTTCCACGCGCTCCCGAGTGCGTCCTTCGCGATGTCCACCCCAACCTTGATTTTCAGGCGCTTGCTTGGGTCGAATGCGGATGGTTCTTCAACAATCGCAAAACAGTCCTTGGGTGACAAGCCGATTTCGGCTTCCCCGATCACCGGAATGTCCATCCAAGAGGTGTCGAATCCTGGGAGGCGCTTCGGCAGCCACTCTGCGATCCGGTCCATTGAGTCACCCATGATCTGCACCGCCATTGGCACATCTTTGGCGTGTTCGATATCGCTCCAGATGTCGTCGTGCACGATATTGTAAAGACGGGCGCTGATCCTGGATGACTTGAACTCATCAATGATCTTATCCGCTGCCAGCACCGTGAAGTCAGACGCGGTGCTTTGAATGGAAGCGTTTTGGGAGACCCGCAGGGCTTCCTTGGTTTCCATCATGAGGCGCTTCTGGCGATAGGTCCGACCACGATTCGGAGTTTGGGTGGCCGCGATGTACTGCTCCCACGATTTGAGTACCGGCAAATTCCGCACGAACCCGAATGCCGACGTGACATAGTGGTTTTGGATCGAGTAGTTGTGAGATGCTTTGACCCAATCTTGGACGCCCGTGTAGAGTTCGGCGAGCATTCGGTTGAAGTCCTGACACTGCTGATAGGTGATTGGAGCTCCGGTGTCCGGGTCCATGACACCATTGAGTGTGAGAAGCTCAAACAAGCCCTTGTCTCCTTGCCCGTAAATCTGTCCGAATAGGGCTTGCTTGCAGATCGACCGTTGGGTCTTATTCTTCTTGTCAGCCCGCTCACCGAAGAACTTCTGTTGGGTCGCGAAGTGGGCGTCCCCAGTGCCACCCGGCAAGTAAACGGCACGCAGGATAGGGTCTCGGGAAACCATCGCAAGCACGCGAACCTCAATACCCGAGTAGTCCCGCGTCAGAATCCACCCCTTCTCGTGGCGGCTTGTGTAGATTCGCTTCACCTCCCCGTCTCGCGGGATCGCCTGCATGTTGGGTCGGCTGGACGAGAGACGACCCGTGGCAATCTTGGAAGCCGCGAACTGGCTGTGCACCATTTTGTCGCGCTGCAGCACTGACTTGGCAGGATCGTTGGTCAGGAGCGGGTTGAGGAAGCTCGTGATGAACTTGGCGGTAGACCGCCACAACAAGAGCTTTTTGGCGACCGGATTGGAGAGCGCGTATTCCTTGATGACACCTTCATCCAAGCACGGTGCGCCCTTCTCGGTCTTTTTAATGACGGGAAGCCCCAGGAACCCGATGAACAAGGCGCGGACCTGCAAAATGGACGCCCAGTTGATGCGGAGTGGGCACCCGTCGGGGTCTTTGCGGAACGCCCTCACCTGAGGGTGGTTGAGCTTCAACATTGCTGGGAGCGTTCCAAGTTCGAATGCCCGCACGTCTTCGTCATCCGCCAGATCGGCCTGTTTCTTCACCAAGTCCGCGTGATAGACTTTGTAAACGCGGGCCGCGAGTTCCAGGTTGACGTACTGTCCATACCCCTGGACTTCACAACAGACTCGGTGGTGGACCTTCCGCACGTACTTACAGTATTGCTTGGGGTTGTAGGTCCACGCGGCCAATGTGCCGTCGTCCCCCGGTCTTACGAAACACCCGCCCTTCCGAGACGCCGGGTGATTGGCGAGTGCCTCCTGGGTCTTCTCGTGAAGCAGGAACGTCACATAGGCGTCATAAGCCGCGTACGGCAACAGGATTTCGGGCGGGATCGACAGGTAAGATGACTTCTTGCCGCGTGCTTCGTGGTATTTCTGCAGCTTCTCCCAGTATTGGGGTATGTCGGGTAGGTACTTACGGCAAAGGTCGTCCAAGCCCCGAAGACCACGGATGTCCGGGTCAATCAGATACTCCTGCATCATGGTGTCGTAGGCAAACCCCTTCACCTCCCAGCCAAAGCGAGCCCTCACCGAAACCTCGTCAAACTGAAGGTTGTGACCAAGCTTGAGCACCGTGGGAGCCTCCAGAATCAGCTTGAGCATCCGCAGGATCTTTGGTTCCTCAGTCTTTTGCCACTCCGCCAGCGCTCTGGTTGCCGCACCAAACATCCCGGAAGAATCGAGAAGCTGCGGCATGAAGTCATAGTCGGTGGTGCAGACAATCAGTGGTTTATCGTTGGCCTCATGGTGGAATGCAAACACACCAACTTTAAAACCGAGTGCATATGGCTGGACGCCGGAGGTTTCCACGTCCCACGACAGCAGGTGGGTCGGGTTCGCTAGGACTGGCCGGAACCATTCTTCGACCAGTTTAGCGGTTGTACCGAGCACATACTCAAATCCGGGTGGAAGCTCGGAGGTGAGCCGTTTGGCAACATCCACAAAAATTCGACCGGTGATTTTGCGCGTGGACTTGACGAACTCTGGCCACCTCAGCGCGGTATCGGTCAGCACGTAAGTTGTATCCTGTAGGACACCAGCGGGAACCGTCTTGGAGTCATCTTGCAGCGAATACGAGTAGGCACGGTCCACTGTGGACGGGGCGTGAGCGTGCTTCACCACCAAATAAGCGGCACTGCTTCCCTTCGCCACCACCCCGATCACGTTTGGCAGGATGTCCATGATGGGCTTCAGGAAGGTCCCAAAGCACCGATTCATCATGGTCTTGTCGGGGTTTTGCGCCTTGGCCTCAGGGTGCATCAGCAACTCTTCCGCCGTGTACTCTTGCCCCTCCTGAGCAGCCCTCTCCTGAGCCCGTTCTACAAACTTGATGTCAAGGGGCGGGCGGCAACGAGTCGCCGGTAAGTACGCCATTCCCCATGACCCAACTGTCGGTGGCAATTCTGCGTCCCGAGCCCCATCTGGGATCACGTTTTCAAGCATGCGCAGCTGGGGTGCTTGGAGCATGTTGCTCGTGATGTCGGACCTCACATCCGGTGGGTCGCCAACCACAATGATCCAGGAGCGGTCCTTGAGGTCAACTTCGTCCGGAATGTGGGAGGTCCACGCGGGCTTCGGGCCATCAAGCCACCAGTAAGGAACTTGGTAAGGAGACTTGCAGTTGCTGTTCAGTGCACACTTTTTGCACTTCGGGTGGCTGGAGGAAGCTCCGCCGATCAACGTGGAGATTTGTTTAGCCAGTGCTTCCGCCTCCTTTTCGGCTTCCACTTCAAGTTCCTGTTCCTCTCGGAACCCCATCAGGTCCTCTTCCTCTTCGTCCTCTACAAGTTCATGAGACATGCCACAAAAGAACTGCACCACTCTGTTTTATCGTGACACCCAGCACGGCTTCATCATTAAACATTCCTCCCCCGAGTGTGCGGGGGAGGGGTTCTTAATGGGGTTCTTCACGTACGCGTACTCAAGCATTGTTCAGATAGTGCAGCGAACTAGTTTGACTTCGCATTGTTTGAACGACACCCTTTTCCCTTCCCTTTCCCTCCCCAATTTGCTGGTCTGTCGAAGCCTGTCAAGTAAGACTACTAACACTGCGATGCGTTCTATGGAAGCTGTGAGCCAGAGCCATCCAGACCGACCCAGCCCTCCGACTGCCGGAACTATCCTTGGCCGGATGTTCATCGAGTCCGGTGAGTCGGAAAAAGTCTCAGCGGACGGCATCACTACTCGGCAGCGGTCCGACGGGCAATTTGTCGCCAAATGGCAGTTCACTAAATTTGGCGATCGCAACTACGGCCATTTCGCCCTGGAAGGACAGGGCAACACGGAGGATGAAGCGCAGGAGGCACTAGGGAAAGCCGCCAAGTTCCTCATCTGGAACCTTGGTCGAGTCGCCCCATGTGAGCTTCCCCAGACGACTGACTCAGTCTTGCCCCATCAGGACTGCGGGAGCCTGACTGAATACGAACTACCAGATTGACTTATGGGCAAGGAACGACGTGAAACGCTGCTGAGGGCGGCTTGTCAACTGATCAAAAAGTCAGATGCTTGGAGGTGGATTGTGACGGGCAGTGCCTGATCGATGACATTGAAAGTGAACTTGAAAACCCGGAACCGGACGAGGATACTTCTGCAAACGTCGATGGTCACGCTCTAGGGCACAAAACACCATGAACCACCACGCCATTCTTCTAGCCGTCTATCTGACCGTCATCATTTACAACACCATCTGGTTGACGCGGCGTCAAAACGTCCGCGTGGACTTGGTCAACCTGTTTTTCATCGCGGTCTTCACCTACCAAGCTATTACCACTTACCGGAAGTTATGAACCACCGGATCTTTTACCTGTCGATCTGCATTACCGCAGCCGTCTATAGCGCAACAAAACTGATCGGGTCACCCAGCTTCCTGAGGGACCTGTGGAATATAGCGGGTTTGCTGTTTTTCACTTACCAAGCCATCATCACACACCGGAAACTATAACGCCATGTTCGTGCTACAAGACAAACCACCTGACGACCGGAAAGAACCGGAACCACCGGAATCGCCCGTCGAATATAAGACTGCGTTCGGTGATACCGAGCTTGGTCAGCATATTGGCTGCGCTATCATCATCCTCGCGGTTGGCATTGCCAGCGCACTGATCGCATGGGCCAAACGATGAATACGCCTCGACCAAACGATGTGTTCAGTCGCGTGGAAGTTGCGGTAATTCTGTTTGTGTTGGCGCTTGCCTCCTTTGCTCTCATCATCGTGCCAAAATCGGCACCACTTCCTTGACACAAGATGGTATCACGACAGGCACTCAGGCAGCGTCAGTTGGTTGCACAGGGTAAGTGCAAAAGCTGCTGCCGGGACAACCCGGACAGGCGCAGGAAGCTATGCCCGGATTGCAGCGAGAAGCACCTGAATAGCGCGATGATCCGGAATGGCCGGACTTCCCGGTGGACTCCTGGGTGTCGCGGACGGATGCCAGTCGCTGAACGAGATCGTATCTTCGGGGGCGTTGATTGGTCCAAGTCGGATGAAGAGATTGCCGGTGAAACGGGCACCGAAAAGGTCACAGTGACGCGGAACCGAGCCCGCTACGATCGTTCTATTTTGGTATGAAAGCACTTAACAGACACCTCCGCCCGTTCTCCACGCCACTCTTCCTGTTTTCGCTTCTCGTGATGGTGGTCGTGGGGATGTTTGGATCAGCGACTTGTGTGTCGATGGCTCAGGCTCCCGAACCGAAGAAGGTGGAGATTCGTCACGGAAATGTTGAGCTGCGATACATCTGGGAACCCGAGTACCGGAACCCGGCCAACGGCTATGACATCCACACGTTCACGGACACCAAGTCTGGTGAGTCCTTCATGGTCGTGGAGAGCGCCAAAACGAACGAGTTTCACGTCATCAAGCTGAAGTGAAGGTGCCATTCAAATGGCGGTGGAGGTGGTTCTGGCGTGGGTTCTGCAACGCGTTTTCCATAACCCCTTTACCCACTAGCCTGATCCTGAGGGATGTAAAGGAGTGTGCGGATGAGATGGAACGGAAAAATCCTGTCAAGTAAGATCTTTCTTGACCGGTATGAGCGTAAGTCCCATCTCCCTATTCCCTATCAAGGTCCGTAACTACATCAGGGCCTTCGAAGGTAGTTCGCTTTCGTTCCTCGCGGCTTCCAAGATGCCCGAAGACATCACGACATGGGAGCGGCGTTTCGCCAGCTGCTCAAGCCTCGCTGAGCCGGAATGGGTCAAAAAGACCGCCAAGGAACACCGCGAATTCACCGCCAAGTTCGAAGACCGGGTCGAAAGCTGGTTCAAGACGTTCGGCGTACGGGCGATGCGTCAGGTGCCAATCGGTGGGTTCATCGCGGATTTCGTGGTGCCAAAGTACGCGGTAGTCGTGGAAATCGACGGTTCGCACCACTACGAAGACCCCACACAGCTGGAATGGGACCAGAAGCGGGACTTCTGGCTGTCGAGCATTGGGTTTTCGGTATTCCGCATTCCACGGGGTTTGCTCGTCGGTGCCACCGACATGGGTTACCAGATCGTTGACATGCTACTATCGGCGCTCTCGGAAATCAAGCCTCCCGGACCACAATCGTTCATCGGGATCGCGCCAAAGCGTCGCATGAACGACTGGAATGGGTTCAAGGCGTCTCAAAACAACCTGCAGAGTTCACCGAAACTCGCCGCTTTTGCCGCCGTCTTTCCAAGAAGCCTTTCCTTGCTTCCCAGTGGGTACGGGAGCGTTTTGACGGCTGATCCGGACATCGTGATGCCCACTAGGACTGCCCGGTTGCCCCGTGACAAGACGGAAGCCCTTTTGCAAGTCATCAGTCACCCCGATAACCCGATCCAAAAGTCCCTGACCACCGAAGAGCAGTTGCTCAGCATGGCAATCACGGCGGCACGCGGTATCATGGTGGGGTGGTTCAAGCAAGCTGACATTGTCCCCGGTACCGCAAATGCCACCTCCGCCTTATTCTTGTTGGCCACCAAAACCACCTCCGCATCTAAGATCGCCAACGTGTTGATCCTAGCTTTATCGATGGGGAGAAACGAGGTTAAAGGACTGGTTGACGAAACAACTTTCAACCTTTCTTGTTTACTGAATCATGGCAACACCAAAAGCGCAGGTACCAACCGGGGAGGCTCATCGGACGGATCAGGAGATCCAGATGGCGGATTGGTGTGCCGCGATCATGAAGGACGAGTGGGTTAGAGTGGCGGGCAAAGAACCCGACTCTGGTGGATTTCGTCCCGGAAACCTCATGCTCACTCGCTTGCGTGCGGGAGTGCCGGATGATAGGCTGGAGCAGTTCCTGCGCGATGCGATCAAAGCGTGGATCGTACGATGCACCATTGAAGGGGTGACGAGCCCGTTTTTCGTCGATACGTCCTTGCTCAGTGAACGCCACATCCAGTGGATGGCGGATCACCGTCATGAACTCACGGACGCGGCGATGCGGAGACGCCAAGGGCTTGATTACAGTGCCGTGGTTTATCAGTCGGTGCTGCAGGGTGAAACCGAGTATTTGAACTCCTGCCTGAGCGACAAGACCGCTCCCGTGTTCATTCCTGCCCCAGAACTATGGTGGGCAGTTGCATGTGAACTTGGACAACGGTGGGTGGAGCGCCTTCCGAAATCCGAACTCCCGATTCGATACGACGGGAAACTCTGGCCATTCACGGAAGCGCTCAACCACGAACTCCATCAACTTCGTAAAGACCGCGACCGCTTGCGTGTGTTCGCGGGGGAGAGCGCCAAGGCGATCCGCGATGCGGGAATGTCGTGGGTGGAGCGCCTCGGATTGGGAGTCGCTTACCACGATATTCACCAAAAGCAGTGCATTCGGCTGTACGAGGTGGCGACGGTGGGTGGACTCGAAAACCACAGTTGGGTCACCAACATGGAGCGCGGAGAGACTTTAGCGGTCCGCGATCAGAGGTTCGTGTCAGTGGTACGTGCAATCCGGGGGCTGGAACCGTTGGCCAGTGTACCACCAAGGTTTTTCCAAGTATCCGCCCAGGCGCAATACCGGACTGCCAACCTTACCGCTGGTGCACGGGCGCTGCTTTCTGTTGCCGACGAAGCCGACGACCACGATGAAGATTGAAGTTCTATCCGACAGACCGCTCAACAAACGCCGTATTGCGCTATTTGCTCCCATCAGAACTGGCAAGACTACCATCGCGAGAGCACTCATCGCCAACGGTTATTTCGTGGTTTCGTTTGCTGAGCCCGTCAAGCGGATGCTGATGGCGCTGGGACTTCCGGAGCACGACGTGCGGGTCGATAAGACCAAGCCTCAAGCGATCCTGGGTGGCAAGACTTGCCGCGACGCGCTCACCACGCTTGGTACCGGATGGGGTCGCGACATGATCGGACCAGACATTTGGGCGAGAGCCGCTCAGCATGCGATTCAGCAATTCGGAACCCGTGGGTTCGTGGTGGTTGATGACTTGAGGTACGAAAACGAACAGGCGATCCTAGAGGAAGAGGATTTCACGTTTGTGAAACTGGTCCGCGACAAGGAGGATGCCGGGGTGGACCACAGCAGCGAAGCCAACTACAGTATCCTGCGTGCTGACCTGGAGATCACATTGTCCGACGAGTCGGAGCTTGAAGACCACCAGCGTGGACATGCGGTCGCCAACCTGCTAACTGGTGACACCATCAACTGGAAACCTTATTGAGATGGCCAGTAACACTCCAACCGAATTCGACGTTTCCCAAGTATCGGGGGATGTGTACGCAAGGAACTTGGGATTCAAGCCTGATGACACGCCCCCGCCTGAAATTGGGGTGCGGCATCCCGACGGGTATGTCAAACGGTATCGTCTGGACTTCCTGACCAAAGACGGCGGGTGGGTCTATAAGGCGCTGACACCAAACTTCCCATCGAGTTCTCCCAATACCATACTGGTCCTAACCGGCTAGGTGTTCTTATGTCCGCGATCCTAGGTTGGCCATCTGCTGCCGTCAAAACTGCTCGCCGCAACCGTCGGAATGCGGCGTTTGCTCTTGCCCATGCGCAAGCCGAAGATCCTACGGGAAGGGAAGAGCACGAAGATCTTCGCCCCGACGAACTTCGTGAGGACCAACAGCCCGGACAACCATCGCCACCCGAAGCCCAAGCGGCTCCCGCCCCACCGGAGGAACCAGTGGCTGGTCAGGACCCCGTTGACCAGCACAAGGCGTTCAAGGACCTGATCAAACGGGATCGACCGCTTTTGCAACACCTCATCACGCTCACCCAACAGTCGAGGGGTGGAGACCCACAGCTGAGCGACGCCACCTCCAAGATGGCGATGGCGATGATTCTGGCCCGCCTGTACGACCTCAATCGCGATTTGGCGGGGCGGTATGGTCAAGTGACGTTTGAACCCAACGCGGTTGCGTTTGGGCAGCTGTTCGATGCGATTGGTGGTCGAACTCTCGCTGATTGGGCTGAACTCTCCAAAATTCCCGACGGTCAGGTTCCCAGCGTCAAGCAGGTTGAGCCAAGTCGGTAGGTGTTTGGATGTTCAAACGCTTCAAGCTTCACGTCCTTCAAACCCTCGCCGCATATCGCGGAAGGCTGGTATCGGTAGTTGCCGGTATTATCATGGGTATCATCACGTCGGTGTTCACAAGGTTTGGCCTGAACATCGACGACTACTGGTCCGCCACTATTTCCGGAGCGGTCTCACTTGGTACCGGGTGGGCACTTGACGTGATGCTGCTCACTGTCAACGCGACCTCGATGGGTACTATTCAGCGTAACCTCCAAGAGGTTGATCCAGAGGTGGAAGTCGACAAGGTGGCAATGAAGAATGGCCAGACGATTCAGTCTGTCGAAAAACTGGTTCAGGAAGTCAAGGATTCCCGACACTCCGGCACCTCGGAGGAACAAATCCGCATGTTCCTCGAAACCTCACCTGAGCACTTGGCTAAGGTTGAAGCGATGGTGCGTGATATGAGAGACCGCAGTTAACCGCTTAGTTATAGACGATGAAATTCTCATTCAAAACCATCGTCGACAAGGTCTTTGGCACCATCAACCCAATCACGCCTGACGAACCGGTCATCCCGGAATTGCACGGTACCACGGACAGCGACAAGACCGAAGCCGCGTTGCTTTCCATCGTTGCCATGGCGGCGGCATTTGAAGAGGCAGCGGCTGATGGACTGACGGTCGCTGACGCGTTGCCACTTCTCAACCCGGTCCGGCAGACCGCTGGTGCATTCCTGCACTGGCGCGAAATTGGCGTGGAAGCGGCTGACCTCACCGATACCGAAGTGGAAGCGCTCACCAAAAAGATCGTGGACAGCCTCGGCGACATTGATCACGAGTCGGCCCGCGTCATCGCAATCCGCGCAGCCCTGGTGCTCGCTCCCCTTTCCAGACTCATCCGCGACGTGGCTGCGATTCGCCTAGGCAAACCAGTCAAATGAGCGCCCGCATTCAACAACTTCGTCAGGATGGGTTCATGGCGACTGAATCAGTCGCCAGGGACTTCAGGTTTGCTACTGCCAAGTCGAAAATCAAACTTTGGCTTTCGCCGGTTGCGAAGTTTTGTCAGGCGTCGTTCCTCAAAATGACGATGCTGGATGGAAAACCCGGTCTCACGATCGGTGATTTCGAGATTGTCGCGGGGTGGTGTTTGAAGATCTCCCGGCAGGACATCGGAAAGTCCGAGAAGCAGTCCGCGATCGTGGAACTCGTCATGACGGTGTTCGGTGACCGGATACCCGCTTGGACGGTAAACATTCTGGTCTGGTTGGCCTATCAGTACCTGAAGCGATTGGGTGTTCTGTAGTGCCATGATTAAAGACAGAGCGCTAAGGGGGACGGGTCCGGCTGAGCCATTGACACCAGCCCCATCTTACTCGGCTGAAGAGCCCAAAATGGAAGTGCCACTAGAGCCGGTTTCGCATGCAGTAAAAGCTGATGAACCAAAACCGGAGGCTCCGTCGGAACCGGTACCCGTGTCGGTCAATCTGTCGGCGGTCGTCAATCTGGCGGCAGCAGTTGAGGTCGCGTGGAAACACGGTGCCTATCTAGGCAAATCGCTGCAGGAACAAGCCATCATCCTGCAGTCCCTCACCGAGTTGCAACCCGTTGTTGAGGCCATCCGAGCCAACGCGCAAATGGCTCCCAAGCCTTAACGTTTAGGGTCTGGAATAATACGCGGAGTCACCACTTAGCTATCCACGATGAGCTTAAGGAACCCGTTCGCTGATGGAGTGGTTGGTCTGTTGACCAGCCGTTTCGAGCGACTCAACCTAGTAACCGCCCTGAAATGGGTGGAGAAGGGGAAGAGTGGGGAACTACTGATGCGGGTCACTCCACCGACTGACGAACTGTACGAACACGTGCGGACGGCGGTCTTGGAAGACCTTCGGCAGGGTGCTCAGGCGGCTAAGGAACAAGCAGCCAATGCAAAACGTGGTCATTACAGGCCCGGTGGCGTGACGGTACTCCCGTTCAAAGCCTATCGGCAGGAAATGATCGTGAACGGCATCCGTAACCTGTTTCTCCGGATTGTCCCGGATAACCAGGGTTCCGCCACTCAGTAACCAATCCAACCACTACCATGGCCGCTAACTCCGTCTTCCAAGTCAATTGCCCAGCCGCTGCAGCCGTCGCTGACGCGCTCAACCTCACGCTCCACAAGAGCACTGGCCCGTTCCAGATCATCCTGACCAACCTGACTCAACACGACAAGGCGATGGACCCGAAAGCCGGGTACGACGCCGTCGTGCAAGTCCAGGAGTACAATGGTTCGTCCTGGGCAAACCTCGGTTCCGCCATCACCATCAAGCCCGGTGGCGAAGCTCTGGCGTCCGTTCGCAGCAAGTACACCAAGATCAAGTTGCAAACTCGCGGCGTTGACGGTTCCACGACCGTGCGCGTCGACTTGACCCACAACGGCAAGCCTTTCCTCGGCCAAGTGGACATCGCGTCCGCCCAGAACGGGAAAGCCGGTCTCTCGACCGTCGGCGACACCACCGCTGGCTTCGGTGCGGTGCCTTCGCCGTCCGAGTGGGGCGTCTAAGCCTTTTGGTGTGGGGGCACACCAGAGTACAGATAGCATAGGGGGAGGGCCACCGAGCAGCACACTCGGTGGCCCTCTTCATATATGGGTAGGTATGAGGGCTATGAGGCACATCTGGTTCTATGGTTCCGCAGTGATACTCGGTATCCTCCTATCCCAGGTTGTCCTATGGGGGTTTCTTAGGTTGCTCGATAAAGCTCTTCCGTAGTCTCGTGTTCTCCAAGGGGGAGTAAGGACTTGACAAAGCTTGACAGGTGTGGTATGTTATTATATGAAGCAACTCGAACCACGTGACTACCAAATCCGCATCACCGACAAGGCGACTGCCGGATGGGCCAAGTACACAACCCAACTCATCGAGAGCCCAACGGCTAGCGGAAAGAGCGCCATGGCGCTCCGCGTCGCTGATCGTTTCATCCACGAAGTTGCCCCATCCCTTGGGTTTGCACCACAGGACGTGGGAATCGGCTGGATGGCAGGCAAGTCTAACCTCCTGAATCAAGTGGTCGAGGAAAACCGGGTGTCACGCTGGCCGGGTTCCAATGGCCCGATGGTGCCACAGGACCAGTTGTTCCCAATCCTCATGTGGGATGGCGAGAAGGTCAAAAACAACCCGATCATGCAGAAGCCGCTTCGCTTCTACGTGGTTGATGAGTGCCACCACGATGCCTGCTCGACCGCTCAAGTGGTCGCCAACACGATCCTCCCCCAGTACAGCCTCGGACTCAGCGCCACCCCCAGCCGTGGCGACCATGCGACGCTCCTTTTCCAGCACCGCATCACCGATTGTGGTTACCGGTTCCTGATCGAGCAGGGATATCTGGCGGAATTCGACTTCTACCAACTTTCCGCCTACAACCCGGCTTCGGTGGTGAATGCGTGGCACGACAAGCAGGACGTATTCGGCAAGTCCGTCATGTTCTTCCTGACCTTGGCTGACTGCACGGAAGCGGTCAACATGCTCCGGGCACTCGGACACCGCGCAGAGCTTATTTCGGGCAGCACGCCGTATCAGAAACGCGAAGAAATGATCGACGACCTTGGTAATGGGGACCTGCAGGTGCTAGTGTCAATGTCGATCCTGAGCGAAGGGCTCGACGTCCCAAGCCTCAAGACGGTGTTTGTGCGGGACACCCACACGGAGAGCGTTTGCAAGCAAATGGCGGGTCGGGTGCTTCGCCAGTTCAAGGGAACCCGCAAGAACATCGTCCAGAGCACCAACAGTAATATGAGCTTCGTCCATTGGGCCGACCCAGTGAACCGCTTCAACCAAGTGGAAGTGGAAGGGGGCGGGCAGGCTTGGGTGCAAATGACGAGCGACCTCGAAAAAGCCCGTGAATTGGTCCACGTGACCACCCAAGTCAAATCCCAGCACGTCGCGATCATGAAGCGGGTGGACAGCATCCGCGCCCTGCAGGCTCTTAAGGCTCGCCGCGAGGCTTACCTGAAGGAGTTGCAGCATGGCGGATGGCGTCCTTCCGCCGCTGAAGAGCGTGCTGCTATGGAAGCTGCCCAGCACGACGCCGGAGCCATGATCATTGGCTAGGACTTGACAAAACGCCAAGAGTGTGTTAAAATACCATACTTACTAATCACCACTAATCCACTACCCACCTATCTTATGAGCACCAACAACCCATTCGCCAATCCTGACCGCACCATCCAGCCAGCCCGTCGCCGGGAAGCCTCCTTCTCCCGCTCGACCGACTGGAGCTTGGTTCCCTCGATGGAGTTCGCCCGGATTCCGATGAACGAACTGCGCGTCGTCGCCGACAACAACATTGGCATTGGCGGCATGACGGTCAGCACGACCGCCCGCTTTTGGGCTTCCCTGACCGGACTGATCGGGGTGCCCAAGTCGGTCTTCAATCTCTTCTCGCACCAAGAGGTCTTCGAACGCGCTGTGGCCAAGCGCAACGACAAGGGTCGTGACGTGATGGTTACGGTCGCCGTGGAAAATGGCACCCGCGCCCTTGCGGTCACCAGCGACAGCGCTTGCCGGTTCAGCCCCAAGGGTCTGGAAACGGTCGCCGCCCCGCTCATGGAGGAAGGGCTCCTGAAGGCGTTCAGCTACAGCGACGGACAGATCATCCTGTACCGGGATGTTGCGGGTTCCTTCGAATTCGGCAAGGGCGACCACCACAACCCGGAAGTGGCGCTTCAAATCCCGATGGACGGATATGGCCAAATGCAGAGCTTCGTTGCCATGCTGCGCCAAGTGTGCTCCAACGGGATGGTGGCGATGAGTTCCGCGTTCCGCTCGCCGGTTCCTAGCTCCAAGAACCTCACTCCAGCGGTCACCGTCCAGAAGTACCTGCGCCACGTGGACGAACACGGCATCATGATGCTGAAGAGCCGCATCGACGAGTCCCTGCACACCTCGGCGTCGATCGCGATGGCGATGGAACTGCTTCGCTCGCTCCGTGGTGAAGACGAGAAGGTCAACAGCATCCGTCGCGGTCTCGCCGCCGTGATCGCCCCGAAACTCAGCGAAATCGGCGTGGTGACGCTGACCGACCTGCCTCACAAGCTTCGCGCCAACTGCCCAATCGGACTGTCGGCCTACCAACTCATCCAAATCGCCACGGAGTGCGCCACCCACTACACCCCGAACCTCGCCCCACGGCTGTTCGGTCTGGTGGGTGACTGGCTCGGCTCCGACAGCTTCGATCTGGAAGGGGTCAAGCCCGACAAAGACGTGGTGTTCGAAAATGCCAAGGCGTTTTACCTCCAAGCCGGTGATCCGGAAAAGGCGGCAGCGCTGAGCGCTGAGGAAGCTTCGATCCTTGCGGAAGCGTAAGGATCGTTGGTGCGGTGTGTGCGAGGGGCGGGGGGCAACTCCCGCCCCTCGTTTGTGTTTTCTCATATGGTCTATGACGAAACAACTCCTTGAATCGTGTGGTGGCTTCAACCAGATGTACCGCTTGCCTACTGCCGAATACCCCACCATCTCGGCACTGAATGAGGACTGGCGTACCCGTCTGACCGGACTCGCCAAGACGCTCCACGGGGAAGTCGATGAAATTGACGACATTTTGGACAGCCGTGCGGTTGCTGGGGTACTGGAAGATGAACAGGAATTGGACCTGCTCGTTGAAATTGGTGACCTGTTGGGCGACCTGTGCGTGTACGCTCACAGCGAAGCCGCGAAATTCGGGCTCCCACTCAACGAGATTCTCGAAATCATCATGGAGTCCAACGCCTCCAAACTCAACGAGGACGGGAGTGCGTCCTACGATGGAAACGGAAAGGTCACGAAAGGTCCAAACTACTGGAAGCCAGAACCACGCATCAAGGAACTCCTTCGTGCCGCACGGGCTCGTTAGATGTCCTGCGGATCGTACGGGCCAACGTCCAGTGGCCCGGACACCAGCGGAGTGATGGTGGACACGGGGGCAACCGGAGACTGGTTGCCTGGGGGTGAAGCCGGGAAGGGGTCAATGGGCGCAAGTTGTTGCATAGCCGGGACTCCCTCAGCGTCGCACTGAAGGCCAGGAGGGCTTTCGAGTGCCAAACACTCCAGACAGCTGGTGTCATTTGGAAGTGTCGCTCCTTTGATCATGATTTGAACGTGGAGTGGGATGCCAGTTTGCAACCAGTAGTCGGTCGGCTGAGCTTGTACGCTCGTCACCTCGTAAACCTCGGCCCGATAGATCACGAAGTCACCTACGCCCGGTGTGTAGTTCATCTGGGCGAGGTGATACGGGCTGAGGTAAATCTCACCGTTCTGGCGAGCCACCATTCCCTCGGGAGTCCACCTGCGCTTGAGCGGGTCCTGTTTAATGGAAGCGGGGAGACGGATCGACCGTGAGAACTTGATTTCGGGGGTGTTGGATTCCCCATACTGTAGGTCAATCGCATCGGTGCTGGTGGTACCGGCAAGCTCATGGAAAATCAGCACCGGCATAGTGCGTTCATACCACTCAACGGTGATCGCGAGTGCCTGCTTGTAGTCGTGCAAACCCGCCATTGCAAAGCGGTTTTCAAGATCATCCTGCGGTGTGAGGACTGGACGTTCACCGTAAAGGATGAGATCCTGAAGCGTGAGCGCGTGGAACCACTTCTTGTCGTGTCCGATGAGGATGCGGGATGAGAATGTCATTTGAGTGCTAAAAGTAGGGACTTATCGGCTTCATCCTGACACTTCTTTTCAAGCCAATCTCCAAGTCCAAGACGGCGAGTCGTAGGACCACCGTAACTGAGCAACCCGAACAGTTGTTTGGTGGGCTCGTCGGGGAATATCCACGAAAAGTCGTTGGCAACGTTGATTCCGTCCTTCATATCCACCAGTACAAGCAACTGGCGGGCCGTCAGGGTTTTCGTGATAAGGTCGTTGTTTTCGTCAATCCACTCGGACACCCAAGCACGAACTTGCTCTACCACGTCGCCCCTTTCAAGTCCAAAGTCGTACATCCAAGCCATCCTGTATAGGTATCGTAATGGCCGGAATCCTAGACTCATTCATGTCCCAACTCATCACGGAGATGAGAAGGGGCGAAGCTGCCTCCGCCGCCATGGGTGGTCAGGTGTCGGCAGCTTTTTCCGGTATCACCAGCGCGAGCCGTAGCGCAACCCAGGGCACTTCCAGCCTTGCTGCTGCCATCACCCAACTGGATAGCACCACCACTGCGAGTGCTACCAGCGTCATCAGGTTCAGTGAGCGGGTGGAAAATGCCTGGAAAAAGGTGGCGGTGGCATTCGGTACTGGGGTAAAGGCGGCTGGCGAAATCGGGGCTCTCACGATCGGGTGGAGCGACATGGTGCGCAAGACTTATCGGGGTACGGCGGCGTTCCAAAACGAACTCGGTAATCTCGGGACTTTCATCAACACCGAAGCGGCGAAGCTCAAGAGGATCGCGAAAGAGGGTGGGTGGAGTAGCGCGGACGCCGCCACGATCCGTGCGAGCCAAGTGGGGGTGTTCCGCGCCACTCGTCGCGGGGAAGCTTCTGTGCTCACCGACGCGGATTCATCCCGGTTGAGCAACTCAGCCAGTGCGGGGAAACTCGCTGGCGCGAGTGCTGGTGACATTGCGACGTTGCAGGGTCTGCTGCTTGGTGGGCTCCGTCAGGATGTCGACCAATATGAGGAGGTGATGTCGCTGGTGTCGTCGCTTGGTTCCGAAGGGTTGTCGGCGCAAAAATCCATCCAGACAATCCAGGAGTCGTTCGAGGACACGCTCCGCATGGACCAGATTGCGCGGGCTGAATTCCTCAAGAAGCAGTTGATTGCTGCCGCCACCATTGAAAGATCAGCGCAAGACTTCGGCAAGTACACGAGCAAACTCCTTGGTACCAAGGGCATGGATAGGTTCGGGGAAGCTGCCGTCCAAGCGAGCTTTGCCGGGGTGTCAACGCTCGATTGGATCAACGCCCACCGGGGCACGGGGCTAGTGGCAAAGCAAAAAGCCGCCGCAATGGACGAAGCTTACGCGAAGGGCGTATTGCGGAGCCAGGGCATGACCGGAGGGGACTATCAGGCACTTCTCAGCAAACAGAATCGTGGTGACACCATGAGCAACTCGGAAACGATGCGCTTGCTCACCGCTCAGCAAGTGGCCTCATCGCTTCCCGGAGACCTCGATTTGGGTGAGTCTCTGTTGGCTGGTCAAAAGGTTCGCCAAGCGGAGTCCTCGAAGCCCAGTGGGAACGTGCTGACTGCTCAATCTGCTTCGGCGTTGGTACCGGAGATCACAAGCGCCGACGAGCGGGTGGACGCGATGAGAGCGGAAGTGGCGAACGCAATTCCTCCATGGCTGCAGGAAATCTTCGATGAAAACCGGAAGCTTGGCACCATCATTCAGATGGTCCGCGAAAACCCGGCTATTAGTGCCATTCTAGGGTTGGGTGCCGCCAAGGGTGCCCTAGCGGGTGGTAAGGCGCTGATGTCACTCGGTGGAAAAGCTGGGATTGGTCGCCTGGGTTCCTCGGCAATGGGTGGATTGCGCGGTCTCGGTGGGTGGGCTTCTGGTCTATTCACACGAGGTGGCGCGAGAGCGCTCACCGCAGCGGCGAGTGGTGCTGGGACATCAGCGGCGGCAGCAGGTAGCGCCGGGGCGGTAGGTGGCGCGGCAGCCACTGCAGCCGGGGGAGCCGCTGGGCGCGGTTTGTTGGGTCAGCTTGCTGGTCGCCTCGGCGCTTCATTCGCCGGTAAAGCCGGGATAGCAGGTGCCGCCATGTCGGGGGCAACGATTGGTTCGGTGGGTCTTGAGCTTTCGTCGATGTACACGGAAGCCAAGGGGCAGGAGATCATTGCGGAGAACAACTCGGCGATGCAACGTGACATGGCGTTCCGAGACGACATGGCACGGAAGTTCTCCAAGGATGGCAAATACTTCGCGGGCAAGGGAGCGGTGCCGTTCTCCGATCTGAATCGCCGCCGTTCGGATCTGATCAAGCGCATGGTGGATGCTGGGTACTCACCGAAGAACTTTGGTGCTCTGAACCGTGCCGCCTATCTCGGCATCATGAGCGGCAAGGACCCGACGGCGGAGGAACTGGTGCGGAGTGGCGCGATCTCGAAGGAGGCTGACGCGGAAGGGTGGACTGGCTCGGTGGAGCGCTTCATGGAGTTCCAGCGTTCCAAGGCTATCGACGCCTCGTTGTTCGGTGACCAAACGGAGACCTTGGCGTCATTCAGCCGTACCGTACCGGGACAGGAACTGGGACTTGAACAAGCGTCCCGAGACAGCGACCGTATGGCACGTGAGGCGACCACCCGTCAGCAGCAATACGATTCCCAAGAGCGTTTGTTCGCCCGTCTCATTGAGCCACTCGTTACCTTAGTGATGCTAGAAAAACGGTCTCAAGCCCGTATGGATGAGAATGGGAATGCCGCCTTGGCGTAGTGTTCTTGTCCAGTATGGAAGAACCGCCGATTTCCGCGATACCCTACAAACCCTACAACTGGCTTGAGATAGGGCTTTTGCTGCTCACCGCTCTCGTGCTGTTTCCAGTGCCGGTGACGGTCGTGATGGGTATCACCAACATCATCCAACCTCTCAATGCTGTCCTGTGGTCTCTCCTGTTCGTTGGGATAAGCATTTGGCTGGCACTCCTGACGTTTATTCTGGTCGCCTATCGACTCATGTCGGCTGTTCAGGTGCTCAGAACTCCGGTTGACAACGGGTATGCGCTGCTCAAGCAGCTTGGCAAAGCGTTCGGCGCTAACATGTCCAGAGTCATGACGGATACCCAGCAAGTCCCCAGCGCATGAACGAGTTACCACCACCCGCCCAACCCACCAAGCAATTCGTTGAAGGTACCGAAATCGAATGGACTTTTGATCAGCCACCACGCGATACTCAGGTATCCGCACTCCAGTGGATCAGCGGGGAAGTCAAGGCGCTGAAGGAATCAGACCCCACCAAACGCCCGGTTTTGATCCTGGAAGCCCCGTGTGGGGTTGGTAAGAGCCGTCTGACCAGTTCCATAGCGACTTGGCAACGCGGGATTGTCGTCACTCCCACAATCCAGCTGCAGGAGCAGTACCAAGCGGAAATCCAGGAGATGAGGCTCCTGAAGGGTGCGCAGAACTATATCTGCAACAACCGTGGCACGACGCAGGGAGAAATCAGGAACTGCAAGACCGGTAAGACGGCGTGCAAAAAGATCGACAAGGATATGGCGTTTTGTCCATACGTGATCGCGAGGAATCAGTTCCTGAATTCTCGGATTGGACTCACCAACTACGCATTCCTGCTCAACTACCTGAAGGCACAGCACCCACCTCACTCGTGGTTGCTGTTTGACGAGTTTCACCACCTCCCGACTGCGCTGGCCGACGTGTCAACGATCTTCGTGAGGTCACAGGTCACCAAGTGTTGGGGCGAGGAACCCGGACTACCGCGGACGGAGGAAGAGGCTTACGCGCTTCTCCGACTACACTTACCAAAGGCGACCGCGATCGTGGAGCTTCTTTCGCTCCAAGAGGAAACCTCTGACACCCCACTTGACCAAGCTGCTGCCACCACCCTTGATCGGTGCTCCACGTTCGTCCACCAAGCCAACACGATCCTGGAGTCTATTGAAGAGGGGGACGACTGGGTGCTTGACCTTGAGTACGAGGATGACCAGCAGGAGTATTACGCGGGATTCCGGCTCAAGCCGCTCGGCATCCAATTCGCCTTCAAGGGTCTGCAAAAACAGTACAACTTGTTCATGACGAGTGCGACAGTGTTGGATTCCCAGTTGATGGCGGGGTGGCTCGGTCTTGAGCATCATAGCTCGATGGTTTTGGACTCCCCGTTCGAAGTTAGCAACCGACCCGTTTACTATGCGCCCGTCGGCAAGATGAGCAAGGAAATGATGGCGGACACACTGCCCAAGATGATCACGGCTCTGGCGCGATTGCTCGACAACCAGTTCAACGGCATGAGGGGTGTGATCCACACGCACAGCTTTGCGCTGGCCGCGAAGATCTTTGCGGGGCTCAAATCCCTCGGCTACATCGACCGGTTGGTGTTGCACGTCCCCAATGACAACGCCGCTTCGGTCACCATGCGCCACCAGATGACGCCAGCCGGTGTGCTCATCAGTCCGAGTGCGACCGAAGGTATCGACCTTAAGGGTGATAAAGGAAGGTTCTCGGTGATCGCGAAGGTGCCGTACCCATACCTCGGTGACTCCTGGGTGAGACGCCGCAAACAGGTTGACCCCGACTGGTACGACTGGACCATCGCCAAGACCATCGTGCAAGCCTGTGGGCGAGTGGTGCGGAGCAATGATGACTGGGGCGTTTCGATCATCCTTGACGAGAACTTCAAGACCTTCTATGAGAGGTCACGCAGGTTCTTCCCGCCATGGTGGCGAAAATCACTAACAGTAGCATGAACGTCTATACCGAAGCGGGAATGAGACCCGCACCAGAACTCATCCCGGTTCCTCTGACGATTGAGCCCAGCATGCAAATTCCTCTCCGGGAGTTGCTCACGCTCAACCCGGACAATCTCGACCAAGCTTACGCGAATCAAGCGGAATGGCAGGCCACTTTACAGTATCAGGTGACGCTTGCCGAATTGCAGGTGAAGGCATCCGAGCGTTGGATCAAACGTGTGGAAGCGGAAGAATCGAACTGGCTCCGTGACCACTACTTCCAAACTAGCGGGATCAGGGTCACCGATGCGTTTGTGAATCGCCAGCTTCCCATTCGCCCGAAGGTCATCGAAGCCTATGAAAGCTTGTGGCAGTGGGAGAAGGTTGAAGGTGCACTCAAAGCTGGTTTGGTAGGGTTGCAGATCAGGCACAGCATGCTGATTTCGTGGGGTGCCGATCGGCGCACCGATTTGAGGTCACGCTAACACACATGTGGTGCTTGCGGTGGGCGTTCTGTTGAATCCGGCCTGTCTGGGCCGAAAATAGACCCAATAGACCAAATCGAACAACAAGACCAAATCGTAACTGAAACACCACATATGCAACACTTCACAAAAGAACAACTCGCCGCCGCCGAAGCACTCGGCATTGATCCAGAGCTTCTCGCCTCATACGGCGGAGACAAAGCAGCCGCTCAAGGCGATCAGGACGTATTCAAGCCCATTGAAGGTAAGAAGTACTTGATCCGCGTGCTTCCCGGAAGCTTCGGTTCCATTGGCAAGAAGTTTCACATCCCACTCGTTCAACACTGGGCTCCCGATCCTCGCCCACCTGAACCCGGTCGCGATCCGATGGACATCGCGTTCCTCTGTCCCATCAATCAGGAGCTTCGCGGCAAGGCCGGGAATCGCGACTTTGAAGGTGGAAGCACACTGGCCACCCACTGCCCGTTCTGCGAACGCCGCGATGTCATCAAAAACGACTTCGCTCAAGCCGGTCTCAAACGGAACCTCAACTTCCAAGAGGCCAACCTCATGAACGTCAAAGTTGATGGGGTGGTGCTCAAGTGGTTCGCCCACCGTGCTGCTTTCCGTGAACTCATCACGCTTTACATCGACCGCGTCACCAACGCGAAGGACGACTTCATTCATCCGGTGAACGGATCGGACCTCGAAATGATCCGTGGTAAAAACGGTCAGGGGCATAACACCTTCATGTTCACCCTGCAGGCCCCATCTCCGATCGCCAGCACCCCGCCCGACATCCAGAACATCCTCAGTTCGGCGACCGATCTGGAGAAGTTCCTGCTCGACCAAATGCTGGAACAGCAACCGATGCTTCAAGCGAGCTTCGATAAACTCGTGGACGATGTGAGGGCTGGTCGCCGCGATCGTGGCAACCGTTCCGAACTCAGTGGTTCCGGTCCCGGATCTTCCCGTGGAGCTACGGGTGGAATGGCGTTCCGGATGCCCGGTGAGGCCGGACCACCACGGACCGCTCCAACGCTCCCTCCGAGCCGTACCGCCGCCGTTTCCAATCCAGCACCACCGGCAGCTTCCGCTGCCGCCATGGAGGCGGACCAGATTCCAATGGGTGATGGTTCCGGAACCAACCTCTCGCTGCTCAAAGAACTCGCTGCCATTACTGGCGCGGAGTAAGCCAACCCACACACTAACAGGTTATGGCTTCTAAAACAGCAGCCGCCAAAAAGGCGGCAGGCGAGGAAACGCGTGGCAGTGTGTTCAAATCGCTCGACTTTGTCGGCAAGATGGACACCGCCGAACACTGGAACGGGGAAATCACAATCCTTGAACCACCCTATCACTTCCGCTCCGGACTCGCCTGTCTCGACTTGGCGATCGACAAGTTGGGGCGTGGATTCGGTGCCACCAAAATGGCCGAAGTCTATGGGGTCAACAAGTCCGGCAAGTCGGAACTGTCACAGCTGGTGCTGGACCGGTTCCTGTATCAACTCCGCGAACGGTTCAGCCTCGCGATGTGTTACGACAAGGAGCGGGCTCTCATGGAAGAGCTTCTGGTCAGCAAGCCTCATATCCTGGGGGCTCGCGACTCTGCCAACCCGCGCATGGTCATTGCGCGTCCACACTCCTTGGAGTCGCTGATCGCATCGTTGCTCAAGCTGATGCTCAAGCTGTACAAGGAAAAGACGCCGGAACCGCTCTTCATCCTGATTGACAGTTTGGCCAGCTTCGACCCTAAAAAGCGGGTTGAGGATACGACCAAGCTAGGTCAGAAGTCGCAGTACAGCGAAATCCCGGCGATCTTATCACAGACGATCAACGAGGTTCGTACGATGCTCGATAAGACCAACGCGTTCCTCATGTGGATCAACGAGGCGCGGGAAAACCTCGAATCGCCGGGTGACATCAAAAGTCCCGGTGGTCATGCGTTCCACCACCGGCAAGACTACCGGATTCACCTTCAGTATGCCCAGCGCTATTGGATGCAGAACGGGAAGACCTCGCCTACGGTGTCCTCCGACAAGCCCAAGCCGCCCAGCAACGGGCACGTGGTGCGGGCTTCGATCGTCAAAAACCGGCTGTTCATGCCGGAACGGCGTTTGGAGCTTGTTCTGACCTACCAATCGCACGGCAAGTACGCGTCGGGTCTCTCCGATTTGTGGACCACGTGGGAAGCACTTCGTTCCATCAAGCTGATTGACGGCGCGAATGGCGTTTACACGTTCTACACGTTCGAAGAGGGTCAGCGTCGCCAAATTCCTGGGGCACCAAAGTTCACTCGCAAGGAGTGGCCGGATGTGTTCATGGAGCAGTTCCCCGACAAAAACCAGTATGCCGCCATGAATCCCAAGAGCCCGTGCTGGCTGGCGCTGCTCGATTGGCAGCGAACCTGCATTACCGGGGACATCAGCGCCTGGGGTAATACGGAAGGTGACGAGGAAAGTGGTGAAGGCCAAGATGGTGAATCCGACGAAGTCGAGGACACCGTGGCTCGCACCATCGCTGACCTCCAAGCCGCTGAGCAGTCCCAACCCGCTGCCGGTGGTGCCTTTGGGTACGCCGGTCCGGACCTTGATGCTCTTCAGGATGAACTGAGCCAAATCTCCGGAGGCAGGTAGGTCTGGAGTGGACGCGAACTCGCCCATTCATCAACAGCCATCCAGACCCCGCATTCGTGCTGCGGGGTGGGGTCCGGGTGGTCGGGTTGACTGGCGAGCCGCAGTGGCGGTGTGGTGCGGGTTGCTGGAACGCAACGCCGCACTTGGTGTTCCGGTGCCTACCACCGAATTGGGTGGAACAGTGATGCCGGAGGTAAACTACGAGCAGGTGCTAGCAGAGGGGGCTTCCGACGTCTCGATATGGTCTGCGTGGCTCGATGACGTTCAGTCCGCCATTATTGCGATTGCGCCATTATGGCTAGACCGGTCTTCTTGGCTTCCTGTTGACCCAGGAAGCCTTCCGTTCGCTGCCCCCGGTAGCTCGATCCCCGAACGGCTAGACGGGCTCCGAGATGCCCTTCTGGAACTTGTCTGGCAGCAGACGACGGTCCTGACGGTCCCATCCCACTCCTTCACCGCTTCCCACCTGTGGCCAGAAGGGTTCATCTACGCGACCCACGCACTCCCATCTTACTGGGGTCCCGATGAATCCGCGATTGTTGGTTACCGGCTCGAATCATGGAACTCGATGTTCGGCGTGGTGGCACTGGAACCCGATGACTCCGACCCGGCATATTATCCAAATCAGCAGATGGTGGTGCGGAGATCAGACAGTGAGTTCCCCGATAGCATTCCCGAGAACCAGTGGTCATATCGGTCTGCGGAAGGTGGGCTCGACCTCTTCGACGCTGGCGTCGATACTGCACCCGCTCCGGTCACCTTCAATCTGGAGGACTTCCCGAATGAACAAGGCGGGGTGCCGACCAAGAACAGCGACTACCGGTATTTCCTGACTGGTTCCGGTGGTGCCAACTGGGAAGGCACACAGTCAGTTCAGTTCATTCTCAACGGACACTATTTGGCGTGGTTCAGCGGGAGCGTGCTGGACGTGACTGACCAAATCAAGAGCGGCGACAATGTGATCGTGATGACGCTTCTGTCGCCTTCGATCTCAGACTCGTGGGATGCTCTTGAAATTAGGGAGGTGGTGTTAGTCACAAGTTCGTCGCCCGCTAGCTCCATCATCGTTAACTGTCGACCGTTTGCACTTACCCCGGAAAAGTGGGGCACGAGGATCTGTCCGGTTGAAACTTGGAATGCGGTCGTATCTGGGCTGTACAGTCCGCTTTCGCACATCTGCATACCTGTACCTCAGTTGCTCGACGCATCACAGTCGAGGAACCAGGATAGCAAGGTTGCTGCGTCCCCCGCGTTCCTGATTGCCAACAGTCCTCTGCTTCTGTCCTGGCCAAGACCCCGCAACACCTCGACGTGGGAGGTGGCGCTGTCTGCCCCTATCACACAGAATCGGTCTGGCAACTACGTGATGCAGATAGGGGTCGTCACCATCCCAGCGTCCCAAATCCCCGAACACGGATACCCGGTTGACATCGTGCTCAACAACGGCGAAGAGGGCAACGTCGATGGGGCTATCGACTTGGTGCGCGGGTATTGTCGTGATTCGGGGTCGCAAAATGTGCCCGGTAGCTCGATCGACTATTGCACGCTCGAAGGATGCAACACCGAAATGTGCGAGCTTCTCGACATCCAGGTGCCCGAGACCACCACTGACGCTTTGGTTGCTTGGCTAGATGCGAGTTGCCTTGGTGCGGTATACGATGACGGGGACTCGATCCTCTTATTGGAAGACAGATCGGGAAGATCTAGGAACGCGATTTCGCAGTCTCTCGTCGAGGCACCAATTCTGAGAGAGCCACCCGGAGGAATTTCGAGTCTCCTATTTGGTTCGGATGTCTACACCCAACCGCCCGAGCACACCGGGCGGGATCTGGAGGTGGAGTGGGAACTCACTGGCTCTTACAGCGAAAGCGATCCTGTCATTCCGTACTACATCCTTCACTTTGGTTCATCTGGATACGTCAATGAGGACAGTGGGACAGCGGTGATCGTGGACGGGACGACTGAGACCGACGGGTTTGTCGTGATCTATCGGAGGTCCGCTGGTACTGCATATGCTACCGGGGAACAGTGGGCTGGATCAACCAACCACAGTTCCTCCATGCAGATTACCGTCACCTCGATGCTCACCTTCAGCATTTACGACTACGTGCTGGGGTCTTATACGCTGGTTTCCACGGAGAATGTGACGATGTCAGCGCTGAATGGGGTCAAGTTCGGCAGGATGTCGCGTACCAACCCATTCAAAATCGAAGTGCGAGCAGACGCCTCTCCCGGTGTCATTCGCATGGTCTGGTATTCGACGGGAACACCGGAATATGGCGGTGTGGCTGATGGTACTGGCACTCTTCCATACAGTGACACGGTAGCCGGGGCGATTTTCGGGGCATTCGCGCTCACTAGCGATGTGATCCACTATTTGGCGGCTGGACAGTTGGCCTACACTGGCGGTGGTACCGGCATGAGGAACACGCGTGTTCGTGAAGACGGAGTGTTGGTGCAGACGGTGCCAGTTGATATGACGGGCGTTACCGGCATCACGTGGACAGAGGGAGCTTCGGTATGGCACACCGGAGAGGGTAGCGGCGATGGCATTTTGGTGCAGCTCTACGACATCACCGATGTCTTCAGTCAGACTGTTTCTTCGTCATTGATCAGCGCAATCCAGGGCACTGTGCCGCTGGCCACTCCATTCACATTCCCGACTGGCCAGCAACTCGCTTCATATTCGGCGGGAACGTTCCCGACCGCCGCCTCCATGAGCATTGGTATCTACTGATGGCTACCACCACCTTCGCCATTCCTTCTGCAAAGCTCCGCGATTGGGGGCTTACGGACGCCATGACGCTGGTGTTGGTGGTGGACGTGTTTGGTGGACAACCAGGAGAGGATTTGTTGCCAGTCCTTGGGTGGGCTTGGGAGCTTGCACCACCGGGACTGGGATTTTGGTTCGAACGAACTGGAGGTTTGTGGACCTGTCATTTCCGTGTCGGTTTCCACACTCTGGAATTTGGACTTGAACCACCGGACGGGAGGTCGGTGTGGATGCTTGTCATGGGAGACCTTGAAGACGACGAAGTGCTTCAGGTCCACCTGTATCGTGAAGACTCCTATCAGTCATGGGCTCTCGTGGACGCGGACAATGCGGCATCCGTTGAAAACCACCGTGACGACTTTCGCATTGGCTCACTTGACGATTCTGGGTTCGGTGCTACTCTGGAGTTTTGCGAACTCGCGTTCCTGAGGTTCGCAATGACCGATGCGGACCAGCGTCAAGCGCTTGCTGACTGTCTAATCACCAAATGGGGTGCTGGCACCGATGAACCAGAACCGGAGCACGCTGGCACAGACGCCTTTGTCGGGTGGCTGATCCCAAGCGGTTCATATGTGGACTCCACGCCAGATCCGTTTTACTGGTGCACCACTGAGTACCACCTGTTCAACGTGCTGTCCGCTGGCACCGTCACATTCCGCCTTTACACGGGTGATTCGACTTATCCGGGCGGAACACTCGTTGACACCCAGGTTTACGGGGTTGGGGTTGGTGACACTCTGGAAGTTGCTGCCGCCTCCCTCTACGGACCTTTTTATTGGACCGTTGACGACGGAGGTGGGGAAGTTCAATTCCTATCAACCACGTGCGGGTACTCCTATTCGTTGAAGCCATACCCAGACCCACTCGTGGTGGATCATACGATCGCCCCACCACCGGAGGAAGAGCAGCTTTTTGTGCTCATATTTGTCAACGACCCGTTCGACACCACCAATCCAAGCCCGGCAAGTGACGTGGTGGACGATGATCTTGGACTGGTATTAGCTAGACGGACTGGCGGTGGTTCGAACAACATCTCCCACACCATACCACCGGCTAGTATGGGCGCTATTGGGTCAAACAGTTTCTCAGACATCACCCTCACCATCCAACTTCGAAATTCTGCCACCCATGCGGTGATTGAGTCACAAACTGCGCTGTTTGAATTCAACACCGGAATGGGGTGGTACCTAAGAAGAATCGCCAAGGATGTCAGGTTCTACGTGCGCATTTCATCCAGCGCTGGCGGGTTCTACGTAGAGTTCCACTCTAGACAGGTTAGTACGATCGTTGAAGCCACGTACCCTTGGGCGTATGACGACCACCCCGACGGTATCGAACTGGTTGCGCTGGACACAGGAATCTCTGAATATAGCGCTTGGAACGGGCAGAATCGCGAAAAGACCATGTTGGGCGGGGCGGTCACAGTCACTGAGGCCGACACCGGGACTGTTTATTCGACGACCGCTCCCGGAGATGGCGTCCCAGACGGTCACCCGGATGGTGAGTTTTACGACCTCGGCGCGTTTTACATGCGGAACAGATACTCGATGACCCTCCCCGGCGCTTCATATACGACCGACGGAACAGCATTTCTTCCAGCGGAGCGTGTGAACGTGTGGCCTACGGACATGCAGACTTTGCTCACCACCATTGTGACGGAATCCGCGATTCCGTCACCAGGACCACCACCAACCATATCTGGATGATCACCGCCGCCAATCGTGTTAAAGCCTTCGTGATCAACGATGTTGATGCGGTCCTATTTGAGACCGGGTGGCAAACCTGTACCATCATCAATTCCGGGCTAGACCGCCTAGTTGACGAGTGTTGGTGGGAACAACTCAAGTATGCGGCAGCTGGCTTGGATGGCACTGCCCCATCTATCGTGCAAGAGGGGCTCATCGACGAAGAATCAAGGACCAACGACTACGCGGTGTTTGACTGGGTGGTCGGGGCGGAGACGCTGCAATCGTGCGACAATCTGAACGACTCGGCGAATGACCGCGTGTTATTCAGGCGCTGCTTCGACTTCGCAACCCCGGTCGCCCTTACCACCTATCGCGAGTGCGGGATTTCGAGTCAAGGAAGTGCTGGGGACAACTTGTTCGCAAGGGCTCTCCTTCCATCGATACCCGTGTCACCGGGGCGGAGACTCAGGCTCATTTTCGAAGTCACGTTGGTGGTAAGGAACGCCTCGACAAGATCAGCGGTCGGGCTTGGGATCAGTGGAACAGGGTGGGAAAGCACTATGGCAGTTCCCGCGCTACTCTGGTGGAACGTTGTGCCATTCCCATTTGGCACTGCCGGATACAACGCCAGCGTTGCCGGGATGGACGATTCAGCGGACGCCGGTCACGCGGTTATCTGTGAGCCATCACGCCGTACCAGTGCGGGTGGGGATCAGCGATTCTTCCGGCTGTTCGTGTTGGCCGATGAGATCGTGGCACCCGCTTGGCCTGATGCCAGTGGAACCAACGTGGCGGGGCGTACCAACGCCAACAACTTCACGATGACCGATGACGCTTATGTGCCGGGGAGCTTCGAAATCAACTATGTGACGACGATCGGCGAGGGTGCAGTGACCGGCATTGTGCGCACCCTTGGCATTTCGGTTTACGACACCGATGACTTCGAGGACCACATCGAAGACATCACTTACGCGCAACACCTGTGGACGCTCACTGAAGACCGCACCAAAGGGGCTCTCGGAACCCTCGTGATCAACACGAAAATTGCCTGGGGGAGGGCTTAGCGTTGAAGTACCACCCGTTGTTCCACTGGAGCAACCCGTGCGTCCCGATCTCCCGCACGTCCTCGCTGATCCGCTCACTCGTTAGGCAGATCCGGCAACCGTGATCCTCCACCTCCACGACGCCTCCCACGATCTTGTTGTCTTCAATGTCAACACTGTGGAGGGTACCGGGCAGATCGCTAGAAGAAGTCATCTCGAAACATAGGGTTTTCTGCGCCGTGTATGTCGTCATCATCTGCCGCACCAACCACCCTGTCGAATTGTATCCTCTATGTCCCGATGTCGCTCGCGAGCCCCATCGGAGCCGCCATTTTCGCGGTTGACACCATGCAGTATTGCGCGGGTCAAACGGAATCCGGAATCGTGCTGCCGCAAGGCAAAAAGGACGCTCTCGAAAAGAAGTACGAAATCTGTGAAGTCGTCCAAATCGGACCCGATGTCAAACGCGTCAAAGTCGGCGACATCGTGCTGCTCCACACCACCACGATGTGGCGCGTCCCCAATGGTCTCAATGGCCAAATGGGCTGGAAGGTCGAAGAGAACCCGCACAGCGTTATCATGGTGCTGCCGAATCTCAACCACCCCGAAAACCCAGATTGGACCTCAGAGCAACTCGCCGATTTCCGCAAGTACCGCGAGTGGTGGACCAAGCAGACCTACGAGGACCAAGACAAGCTCGGCGAGGTGGTGCGCGACCCGGTGACGGGTGCTCCACGGGAATCCGAACTGGCACGCCTCGCCAAGGGTGTCGCGGACGGTACGCTTCCTATCATTGGCGAGTAGGTGAAACTTCCAGATCCACTCGAAGGGCTTGGCAACGAGCTTTCGCTGGCTCTGTTTTACGAGTCCCATCCGGGACTGGAGTTGCTCACGTGGATGCTGGGACCTGATGAGGTCCTGCGTCTCATCGCCCACATCGGTGGGACGACCGTGACGATTCCTTCGTGCGACGACTTCGCCCGTCATCTCCGTGTGGGGGTGACGGCGGTCCGGTGCATCCGGGAACGCCTGGACCCGATCGCAGAGGCTGAAAAAGTGGACGTGGACGCGGTGCAGCTGGCCCGCGTCATCACGCACCTGAACAAGTGGACGGCAAAACAGCGCAAGTGTCGGAAGAAGGCGGAGCGGGAAGCGGGGGTACCACCATCCATCAAGGAGATGCTGGAAGGGCTTTCTAAGTAGGGGACTTGACAAACGTACAAAGGTGTGGTATAATTCCGATGTAGCAATTACGCTTTCACCAACCAACCCAACCCAACTCACACCATGGCCCTTCGCTCCAAACTCGCCGCCGCCAAGCCGACCGTCACCAAGGCTCTCAAGGAAGCCCACCGCGTCATTTCGCTGGACACCAAGGCGAATCCGGAACTCGTTGAACTCGCTGAATACGTCGATTCGTTCGCCGTTGACAACAAGAAGTTCAAGGAAATGGAGACCTCCCTCAAGGGTGCCAAGTCGGTCATCTCCGGGTTTGCCCGCGCCAACTACCTCGAAAACCCGACCCACAACGGTGCGGCGGTTTCCTCGGTCAAAATCCTCGGTCCTGAAGGTGGCGTCGTGATGGTGTCGTTCCCCGACACCACCCGTTTCGCCGTCAAGACCGCTGGCACCGACGATTCCGATGCGGTTGCCACCGAACTCGTCGCCCGGATCGGCGAGGACAACGCGGAAGCTCTTTTCGAAGAGCGCTTCTCGCTCTCGATCACCAGCGCCAAAATCCCCGAAGACAAGCAGACCGCCGTTTACGAGGGCATGAAGGAAATGCTGACCAAGCTTGGTCTCAACCCCGACGACGTGATTGCGCTCAAGATGCAAGTGTTCCCGACCGAAGGCTACAACAGCAAAAAGCTGAGCATGCTGGAGTCCAAGGCGCTCAGCAAGGAGCAATTCGACGCGCTGGAAGAACTGGTGCCAACCGGCACCCAAGTCAAAGAGGGCAAGCTGTAATGGCCTACGTGCCACGGATCGGGCGTCCCGTCCACTTCCGACCTTCGAACCGCAACGTGACAGGTTGCGGTCTGGTCGGGTCGGAGCACGCCGCCTACGACGGTCGAGACGTGACCTGCCACACTTGTCAACGCACCAGAGCTTGGAGGCAGTACATGGGAAAGCCACTCAAACGAAATGAAACAACTCAAGTCACTCATCCTGTTCCCAAACGGTAACATTTGTGCGTTCGATGAACGCGATCGGCAGGTTCAGGAAATCAACGTGGAGTCGGTTCCGAAGATGCTCGGAGACCTCATTGAGCGGTGTGGCTTTGACCCAACTGGGGTGGTCTGCACAACCCCAATCGGGGACCTGAAACTGCGGCGGTCCGAGAGCTTTGGGTGGATATGGACCGATCCGCGCCCGGAATCGGAGCAACTATCACTTCGTACAGTGGAGTTGATCCAGCTTGGCCATCCGTCTCCGAACAGTGGCCTTATCTACCACGAGAACTCGTTTGAGTCCTTCCCGAGCCCGTGTCTGGTGAACTTGGAAGGTAGTCCAGCTGGTGTCCTTTCACCGACTCACACGGTCGGGGAAATGCGGAACATCCGCACCGAGAGGATAGAGGGTAACGAGTTCTTTTTGGTCGGTGACTTCCACGCACTGAACGTCCCACTATGGGAGTCCGTCAAAGACCGACCAGCCATGCTGAAATACAAGGTCATGGGGGATGGCAACGTGGACTCTTCCGAAAACACGGTTTACGGCTACAAAGTCAGTGGGATTACGGTGTATTTTGAACCTTACAAAACGCAGTGAGCAGCATACCACCAGCGCCCAACCCGTTCCCACGCGGTCACCACGAAAGGTTTCGCTGGCGCACCTATGGTGGACCTAATGGACCCGCCTATGAGGTCTACTCGGTCGATCTTGAACACTGGGCGGAGTGCATGTCGCCGGAACACGCGGAAGCGGTCACTACTGCCCTTGAGGAATTCTACGCGAAAAGTGATACCCAGCCCACAGTGATTCCGGCACAGATTCCTACTTGACAAAAGTCACCGGGTGTGTTATAGTTCCTGATGAACACGACCCTCAAGATTCGCGACGTCGAGACCTTCACGAAGGTGTTTCGCGGCCTGCAGCGTCGGGCGGCGGCGCTCGGACTCCCAGTTCCTCAGTTCGACGTGGTGTCGAGCCAGATGGAAGAGGTCGAAGTCTACACGGTGGACTACGTGGGCAACACGGAACTCGACGGCAAGACCATCGTGAAGGTCACCACGATCAACGTGTTTGACACCGGCACCGTCGCCTACTCCGGGTGGTCGTTTGCTGGCGTCGTCCACGCCGGGGGCAGCGACACCGGCAACGTGATCTTGGGAGTTCCGGGCGTGGAGTTCCCGGAGAGCATCCGCCACAAGGACCCCACCTCCTGTGATCACTGCCGCACCAACCGGGATCGCAAGCACACCTACATCGTGCGCCACCAAGACGGCGGGTTCCGTCAGATTGGGAAGTCCTGCCTGCAGGATTTCGTGGGCTCCAACTCCGCCAACAATCTGGCCAGCAAGTTCGAATTCCTCAACACGCTGTACCGCACCTTGGAAGCCTACCCGGAAACGGAGCGCGGATACGGGGTGCGCGGTGGTGACGTTTCCTACGAACTCGTTACCGTCGTCGCTGCCGCCGTCCGTTACATGAGGGATTTCGCGTGGATTGGCAAGAATCGCGCCGAAGAAAATGGCGTGGAAAGCTCGTCCAAGTTCATCCGCGATCGCGTCACCGGGGTCGCCAAAGACAAGGACTTCATGGACTCGATCGACGACGAAGACCGTGCCGAAGCTGAAGTGGTGATTGAGCACTTCCGCGCCAATGCCGGTGATGACGACTTCTCCCGCAACCTGCACGTGATCGCGACCGCTGGCTTCGCACCAAGCAGCCTGCTTGGGCTCGCCATCGCAATGCCGATTTCGCGCAAAATCGCCATCAACAAGGCCGAACGGGAAGCCAATCACGACAAGCTGGTCGCCACTTCCCAGCACGTCGGAACCATCGGTGAGCGTCGCAAGTTCCGCGCCAAGGTGACCCGCATCCTCGAATTCCCTAACGACTTCAACGGCGGAACCTCCTACAACTATCTGATGGTGGACGAGGCTGGGAACGTGATGGTGGGTGGCAAGATGGACGCCGAAGTGGGTGGCACCTACGAGTTCACCGGTACCATCACGAAACACCGCTATTACCAAGAGGTCGCCCAGACCGACATTCGCCGCATCACGAAGGTGGTTGCGGTCTAACCCATCGACTTACCTATCATCAAGCATGAAATCCAATCCCGACAATTTCAGACTCAAAGAGTTGGTGCTGCCGCACGACCACGCAAGCGCCATCACGTTTTCCGTGATCGGGAGTGCCGTCCTGTACTCTTCCCGCACCCACCTGTTTATCATCAACGGCATGAAAGCCTCCCTATCCGCCAAAACGGAAGCGGAGGTCAAGAAAACACTGGCCGGATACGACGTGGGCATCAAGGGTAAACTCGACCTCCCCACCTTCATGGCAGTTGCCACCAAACTCGGTGGGCAGATGGGCGAGAACCGGATTCTGACGAGAAGCGGGAGGCTATGGAAGGGCGTCAACAACGCTGCCCTAGGGAAGTTCAGCGCCATCTCGTTCTGGTGCCGCAGCAACAAGGTTGACGCGGAGAATCTGGCCTACACGGTCATCAAGACGTTCGGACTGGAAGGAACACCAGTGTACGTGGAGGCTATCGACTCACGCCAGCCCGAGATTTTCAAGAACACCGGTTCTTTGACCAGCAGTATTGATCCGTCAATGTCGCAGGACGACATCGAAAGCATCCTCGTCAAGGCGCACGTCAGCCCATACAAACTGACAGCCAAGGAGAAAGAGGTTGCGCTGGAGTTCCGGGGTATCGCACAGCAAGTGCTGGCCAAACATGGATACCAGACGACCGCCGAATATCACTATCACCATCGGTTCAGTGAATCCCTGAGGACGGGGAGACTGGCCGACCTGATCAATAGCAAGCTAGTCGTTGAATAGCGGCTTGTCGAACGTGATGCCGCTGTTGACCCCACGCGCCATGTCGTGGAGGTCGGTTTCGAGGCGTTGCCTTGCCACCCGCAAGGACCTGGATAACCCGTCGGCAACTTCCGGATCGGGGGAACTCCAGTAGCGTTGATACCCGTCCTTGAGCAGAGACACCCGTCTGATTTGGCTCGGGCTAGGCAACTTGAGCGCTTTGCCCCCGTATACTGCCATCAAGCGCTTGGTGGCATCCACGCCGATCAGCTTCATGAGGTCCGGGATGTGGCTGTACTTCTCACTGCACCGCCAAGCTTCCTCGTCACCGATCGGGATGTCATAGTGGTCGAGCAATTTGGAGCGGACTTGTGCTTGTGCCCAGTCGAGCAGGAATGCGGCTTCTGAGTCTGCGATTCCGAAGCTCTTGGTGACGGTGGCGAGTGCCTGCCGTCTCCGCGTGACCGCCCGCCCCTGCATCACCACTTCCACAAGGAATTGCAGCACCTCCACAATCGCTGGTTCATGCCACCGGGTCGCAATCGTCATCACGTCTTCGCGTATTTTGTCACCAAGGTCGGTGTCGAAGTTGGTGTCGTAGCTCCCGGCATCGAACGTTTCGGCGGGAAGGTCCGTGAAGGCCAGACGGGCGCGAAGCGCGTTTTCCTTCTGGATGTAACTTGTGCACCCGTGCTTACAGCAAGAACTGAAGTAGCTGTAGCATTTGCCCTGACCGGGTCGCCAGTGGTCGATCCACCGTTCAACCTGCAGATAAAGGTGGTTCCGGATGTCTGCGAACGGGGCGGCGAGGTGGAACTTGTTGGTCCTGATAATCGTATCCATCAGGTTCTGCATCTCCATGCAGATCCGATGGTAAAGAGCAAACGTTCGATTCCTACGGTACATGAGCGCGTAGCTCTCTACCAAGTCGTTTTCGAAGATGATGCGTCGTGAGTCCGCTGCCGTAGCCATAAAGGGGCAGAAAAGCTTCTTTGCCATACTAGCCGCTGACCCCGAAAGTTCGGGTTTCGGACTAACTCAACTAGGGGTCAGACGGGGGTGGGTCTGGGGTGTCAGCAACCACGTTGTCGGGAAACGCCGGGGCGTCAATTTCCGTGACCAAGTCGCTAGGCTCCAGTGACGCCCTAGTGTATGGTACCCGGTACTCGGCGATTGCGTGCAAAACAACCGGTGCGACCATCTCGTCGTGAAACGCCCGACCCTCGACCTTGACGTTGAACACGTAGTGATGAAGGGCGTCCTCGTCCTCCGCCCTTTCACGAGCGCTTTGGTCATCTCCACCGCTCATTTTGACAGGCATCAGGATCTTTTGCTCATGGGGAGCCACCACATACCAGTGAGCTCGCATGCCTGAGAACTGGGTTTCTAGTCGATGTACTAGCCACACTAAGTCAGCCCGACGCCTTGTCCAAATGTCAATCTGATAGCGAACCTCGATCGGGTTCGGAAACCTCGTCCACGAAGCCCTCGATTGGCCTGGGTTGAGATACGTGATGAGACGAATTGGCATTGGGTCATTGCGACCCGTTGGACCCTGGTCGTACCCAAGGTTGGAAAACGAAATGAGAGGGAGCGGGAAAGACAACGGCTGAGCAGGGGTGCAAGTGAGTGACGGTTCCAATGACCCGCTCCCACCGGCAGCTTGCAGACGCTTGATCAGTTGGGCATACGTGGAAAACGCTGATCCCGGTACTGCTTGAACCACCGGCACTGTGATATCGGGGCTCCTGCTCCAAAACTCAATCCACCCCTGCATGCCCACGTCGTACATGCGCAGGAACCCGGCCTTGATCGTGGAGTTTGGACCTTTGAGCAGAGCTTCCCGCGCCAAATGAAGGAACACCCCATCATGCGGGGTCAGGCAAGACGGTGGCCAAGGCTGGCCAAGCGGGGTCTGCGGAGTACCCGGCAGCAGGTTGGTGTCCGGAATGATTCCGTCCGGGAATTCTGGTTCTGGCCAATCGAAGATCACTCACAAACCTAACACAGAATCACGTATATGGCCCGCTCGTCCGGACTCCACTGCACGTCTTCGACCGCCGCATAGTCGAAGTCCACATCACGAGCCCACTCGCTATCGTCAGCCAACTTCGGCCCCACGGTCGGTCCGGAGATCCTCACTTTCCACTCATCGACCGGGGTAACCTCGGCACCAGGAAACAACCGCGCCAGTTCTGTGACTGCGTGTTGCGCGGGGTTGTTGCTAAGCACTTCGTTGAGTTGGCGTTCGACACTCATGAGATGGGTTCATATTCGTGGGCTTCCAATTCCATGACCTGCCCACTTGGCCATTTGCATATTATGAGCGCTGGATTGTAGGCGTTTGCGCCAACCAGTTCCACCACGGTTCCGGCTGGAGTCCCAAATGCACCCACCAGTGTCTTGGCTTTCGGATACACCGCGTATCCGGGGTCGAGGTCACCAGCTGGTTCAGCCAGTTCTCGGAGGATTTGTTTGGTGACGCTCATCGTTGAAACCTAGTACCCTACTCAGCAGATTCCTCGACCACTGACCACTCGATTGGCGCATCGCCGGGTGGCTTGTAGCTGGTGAGACGGTTCTTGCGCTGGAGCGCTTGAAGACTGCTGTGGGTGGCGGCGGTCTTCTGGCCAATCGCACGGGCGACATCAGTCGTAGTGGCTTTGCCAGAATTCTTGACCAAGTTGAGGATAGACTGTTGAAGCTCCGAGATACCTTCCTGCCCTTTGCGGCGGGTCGGCGGTGCGTCGATGGGGTCCTCGACGGTGGATGCTTCGGAGGTGGTCTCCGTGGCTTCCTGTGGGTGTCCGGTTGGGATCGGCCCGAACGCGTCGGATACCTTGGCGGCGATGGTGGTGTCGTCCCACCCGTGGAAGTTGGGGCTGGTGAGTTCCAGGACCCCGCCTGTCATCGTCGCCACTCCGTCCTTCATCTTGCGCTTCTGCAGGAGTTTCACCGAGACCCCGTCGGCTTCCAGAAACGCCAGCCACCGGGGGTTGTCCTTGACGAACTCGTATGCGTCGGCGGTTGACGCACCAACCCTCAACAGGCGGATTGATTGGGCGGTGAGTCTGGTGGGGCTGAAGGTTGGTGGCCGATTCGGTGTGGCAACCTTCGGTCGCTGGATGTTTCGGATGTTCGTGGTGACGCGGCGATCGCGCTTGATTGCCACGTCGGTCGGTTGGCTCGGCTGTTCAATGATCGCCTGGATGATGTCGCGAACGTGTGCTGGAATCTCGTCCTTTTCTTCGTCACTGAGCGCCCCATAACTCTCACGGACGATCTGGCTGATCTTGAAGGGTGATAACCGACTGTTGATCTCAATGCCAAGGGTGAGTCCAACCGCATGATACTCGATGTCAATATCTCGGGAGATTTTGCGGCGAATGCGAGCGTCGGTCGACATCCCGTCTCGGCTTGGGGCGGCGACGAGCCCAACAACCTCGTTGGCACCAAGTTTATCTTCCAACAACTGAGCCGCGATGCCAAGTTTGTCATCTGGCAGCGAATTCAGCATGCGGATAAGGGCTTCGCGGGAGACGTCCGGGATGTCCAACACCGTGCTATTCTCTTCGGGTCTAACAATCCTGCCGTCTGATTGGGCACGGAGGGCGATTTCGCGGAAGCGTTGAATTTGAGTGGAGTCCATGGAAGCGTTGTTAGTGAATTGGTGTGAGTGTTGGTAATAAGTGCGGGTGCGGCTGATGAGGTCGTCCCATTCGTCTTGGGCGATGTTCATACGGCGGCGAAGCATGTGGAGTGGCGTCTTGGCACCGGACGCACCCACCACTACCAGGAACCTTTGTACGTCCGGGTCCGGGCACTTGTCGATAAGGTTTTTGAACTCCATCTTACGGAGACTCGGGCAGACCTCCTGATACTGGAGTTCCGCATCAGGCGGGTCAACGCCAAGGGCGTCAAGCGTGACGATCCGTGACACACACGCGAAGTCCACGTCCCCTTCCTCCAATGCCTGATCGTGATAACCGGCTTCGCGGTGGGGGATGCCACGTGGTCCATCGTAGTGAAACCGGTGGTAGGTCATCATGGCGCGGTGACAAGCAGTCTTGCAGCTGCGCACCAAAGAAGCCCCACGATCGCCGGTTGGCCACTCTGAAAATGGCATGATGAGACCGCATCCACCCCAAGCCTCAGAGACCCCCTTCTGGCGACGTTCGAAAAGGCATTGCACAATCCCCGAACCCGGCTCGATCGCATCAAGGTCAACAGCTTCGTCCAACCGAATTTTTCCGGCCTTCCTGAGCGCATCCCAGTCCTGGTTGGGGAACAACGTGTCCTTCGGCGAGATTTGGGCTCCGCAATCAGGACAGCGAAAGCCTAGATAGTGGATTGGGTTGGCGCGGACCGTCGGCACCAGTCGCGACATCACCACATAGTCAAGCAGGTATGATGTCATGTCATCCTGGTTGATTTGGATTTTCCCGTAGAACCCAGCGTTGGTGCGGAACCAATACGCGGCCTGCTGACGGCACACCGGCAGACAAAGCTCGATCACGTCCTTTTCGGTCAGTGAATCTGGGTGTTGGTAAATGAAGGAGCCCGAAGACCCTTCATCCAAGATGGCCAGTGGGGGCTCTTCCTTGACGAACTTCCGGTACGGGATGTTGGCACCCATGAAGCCACGCTCAAGCTCATCTGAGTCCACGTCGAGGATCTTCGCAACCTCGTGGATGTGGAGTTCGGGAGAGTTCGCCATGATGGCGAATGCTTTATGGGCCACTCGAATTGGCACTCTGGATCGATACCCGGACCAGTTGCTAACGGGGGTTGGGGGTGGAGACTCGGTGGCGGTGTGAAGTGACAGTGCAGGTATCATAAGGTCTAGTAGCGGGCTCTTTGGAGCGCCAATTGCATCCACTCAAAGCCATTGGCGGACACTGCCGCGCTAAGGTCTTGGTGATCTGTGTCGTTTGGGTCTTTGCCGACCAAACGTCCGGCTTTGCTTGAGATGCCAGCCATTGAGCACACTTGGGCCAAGCCCTCGGCTTTGTGGTAGGCATCGGCATCGAACATGAAAGTCAAAGAGGACGGCTTGAGCGCCACGATCTGCCCGAATTGGCTGTTGAGCGGGTGCTGGTCCTCATGGGGGAAGCTAAGCGAGGTTCCGTTGATTGCAAGTGCAGTGTGATCAAGCCCTTTATTCTTCCATAGCCAATTCTGCAGCGAAATCTGGTCTAGTGTTCCCTCGACCAAGTACAGGTGGTGCTCACGCTGAGCGAACGGATACCCGTACAGCCAGTGACTCTTCCCGAGTGAACAATCCTGCTTGCGAGGATTCAGCTTGCGGAGCTTGGCTTCCGGGTTGATGGCGCGGCCCTGCCAATAGACGACCGTGTTGTCCTCAATGAACGGGAAAATCACATACCCCTCGAAATACCCGGACCGGCATGCGCCAAGTGGCCAATACTGCACCTCGTCGTACGTGAGCCGTTTCTTGATGAGGCTCCCCGCGTAAGGATCGTCTGACTCCCAGTCCTGTGGATCAAGCTGGACGGTGTTGCGGGGGAGATCCAGAGCTTGTGTCCGGTATTCAGCCAACTGCTTCTTCTGGACGAACGAATCGAAGATGCCCAACGAAAAGTCGCTGATCGTGATGAACTGCCCAGGATCGACCCCGTTCTTGAGAAGCCACTCACGTAGGTTCTTGGTGCCCCAGTCACACCGGACGCAATGTCCCACGTTGCGTTCGAGGTTCAGTCCCAAGTGCCCCCCGGTGTCGGCGGACATTCCTCGACGGTGACAGCTGGGACAGCGAACCTGGATCTCCCCGTTGGGGGCGATCCAAGAGCCCTCGCCGAAGCGAGCCTCTAGGGTGTCAATGAGATGAGCACTGGGGAGCACAGGGTTTTTACGGATGGGGCGTCCGCATTTTATACTATCGATTTGCGTTTGTCAAGTACGAACGTTGGGGCATCCGTTCGAAACTGCTAAGCGTTCGGGGTGGCAGCACCTCCTGCCTTTACCGGATCTGAAAAACACGAGTACTCCCAAGCTTTCGGAAGCTGCTCGTGGTCACTGAGGGTCGAAAGTTCGTCGGTCCCGGCGTCTGTGTTGGAAACGTCAACTGGAACCCCCTCAGGTTGGAAACTGAGGACCGATTCGGCCAAAAATACTGTGTCACCACCAGAGGCGAACGTGAGGGTGCCAACCGCCTTGATCGACATGTTGCCAGCGCTGCGCATCTCCACATTGGCCTCACCACCCGTCTCCGTGATCTGCAGATAAGTGCCCTCTGTTGCGCCCTTCATGATGATCCTGCCGTCACCCCCGCTGCCATCCCTGATTTCCATGAGACGCCCAGCTGGCGTGTCGCACCGAATGGACTTGGCTTCGTTGTTGATGGTGAGCCTGACACCGTTTGGCGTGACGATCTCAACCTTGTCGCGCTCTTCATCAACCGACACGTGGAAACCGGCTGGGCTGGAAACTCGGAAGCTTTTGGCGAGATCGTCTTGACCTACGAGCCAGCCAGCCGCCGAATAGAACTGCCAAGCTTCCTTTTCGTTGGTCGCATCCGACAGCACGGTGAGACCACGGGGCTTTTCCTGCTCACTTTGGTGACCCGATATCGCCTCCATCGTGAAACCGCCAGCTTCAGTGTTGAAAAAGAGGCAGTTTCCAAGTTGGTCACTCAACAGGATCTTCTCGCGCTTCTTGCGGTCATCGAGTTCGATCGTCTTCTGCAACGGCGAGATGTAACCAAAGACGTTTGGTGCCAGCGACGGATCGCCCTTCACCGGATCTGGCCTGAGCGGACTGCCCTTATCGTGCGGCTTGTCGCTGCCAAACCAACTGCTCCTCACCGGCTTCTCTCGATCTGTCACGAAGTGTTCCGGCCAGATACCTCCACTCCACACCGGATAAGCGTGATCGCCTTCACCCTCAAACTTCACCCACACTACGCTGCCTAGAGGTGGAACGCCAAGGAACCCGCCGCCTTTCCATGCTTTCGAATCCGGCAGTGCCCACGGTAACTTGTCCACCGCTACCTCTGGTCCGTGAATCCCGGTTACACGAACCTTGATTCGCATTGCCCTTTGCGGGTCATTGCGTTGTTCTACTACTCCTTTAAATGGCCCTAGCCATTGATGTCCTTTGGGTCCACCGGGCATTGAAAGCTGAGAACGACGACTAGGTTTTCTGGCGATTAGTCGACGCTAGGCACCCCATACCTAAACGCCATAATGCCAGATAACTTTTTTGGAGACAACGAACACCGACGAGTTTATGCACGTACTGCTGTTGAAGAGATCATTGCGCAAAGCGGAATGGAACCAACAGAAGCACGTGACGCATTCCGTGCGGTAGTCTCGTGGATTCGTTGGAAAATAGCGAACGAACAGGAAGTCGACATGGGGACTTTCAGCTTAGTCCCACGTGAAGATGGACCAAGGTCGATTCGCTTCAACCTTAAGAAGCGCGCCAGCGGAAGTGACCAACACTTCCTGATCGGCGCGAAAACACGTTGGGTTTTTAAACCACGCAAACTAAGAGGATCATGAGTGAACGATATGTTGTAAGAGATCAATCAACTGGTGAAGTGGTTGACTCGAAACCCACATTGGTTGAGGCCAATCAGGAAGCCGATAAGCGCAATAAAGCGCTGACAGAGAGCAGCGGTGAAAAGCGGTTTGTGGCCAAGCAAGTCCTCAACGGTTAAGCCGTTGGGTGGTATTCGTTTACGTCAGCCTTAAACTCTAAGGGCTGACGGCTGTGTGGTGGGTTTTGGTGGCGCACCCCTTTTCTTGGTTTGTGATAGCATAACCAACTCCTTTCATGACCGTGAAGCCACCAAAGCCAAACCCGGCGCAAAAACAAGCAAAACCTGCGCCCACCAACCAACCCATGGACCCAAACGCACCCGAAGGCACCCAAACCGCCGATCAGCCCATGTACATCGGGTACATGAACACTCGTCAAATGCCGGTTCACTGCACGATTGGGGGTCGCTCGGTGGCGCTGAATCCAGGACAACCAGTCATCGACCGCGATACCGGTCTGCTCGTTGATCACCACGCGGCGTTGGAAACGCTGGTCGCCCAAGGCATCATCAGCCGCATTCGCTTCGACAATCCGAAGTTCAAGAACTTCAATGCGCTCGCGGTTCAGCGTCGAGATTCAGTGCGCACCAAACAAGCGTTGCCAAAGCGCCCAGGTGAAGCCCAATCGGCACCCAAGTTCCCCGACAAGCCAACCACTCATGTCACCGCTGACGCCGCTCCGGTTCACGGCACCACGGATGTTTCGCAACTCACCGGATCGGTACAGCCACGCGCTCTTCCTCCCGGTGCGATCATGACGACCATCGACGGCACCGCCCAGGTGGAGTATGATGGTCAACGATTCCCCAGCCCAGCGGCTTGTAACGCCTACTTTGCTCAGAAGAACGGTCAGAATCTGAACGCATGAGTTGGCTCGCATATGAAGGTCCGTTTCCACAAGAAGACGGCACCTTCTTGGTGCGAGTGATGGACGGAAACGTGGTCGCCCATGTGCAGACCTTCGGTGACGAAGAGACAGCAGGTAGGTGGATTTCAGAGAGGACCAGAGAGACAATGGCCTTACAGGTCATGCACGAACACAGCCTACCAGCAGCTGCTTCTGTGCCACGCGATGGCGGGGAAGGTACCCCGTGGAGCGCACTCATCCCCCACCGTGCTCCCGAGATGAGTGCGGAGGCGCAAATGCTGAAAGGTGTGGCGGCTGCGATTACGACCGGCACCAGGATGTCGCCAGAGCTTGAGGCGGCTTTAAAGTGGCAACTTCAATCTGCACGCGAAAAATCCGACCTAATGATCATGGTCGGTCGTGCGTTTCAGTATGCGCAGATTGGTCGCATGGGTGCTCGTCTGGAGTCGGTAGAACACCGGCTCTTTGAAGAGATCGGGGTTAACAACCTTGAACCCGGCGAACTCATCACGTTATACGGGTTGTTGCAGAAGGAGATGCGCGCCACGTTGAAGCACCTATCGGATACACCACCAGTTTCAGCACCAAGCGACTCCGCGCTCAGCAAACAGGAAGAGGCTACTAAGGTGCCACTACTGAACGCACCAAGTCGAAACCGTGTCGTGAAGACGTTGGAACGTATCGCACATATCTTGAAGGAAGCGTCAGCGAAGCAAGCTGAGAACACTCCTGTGAAGTCCGACGAGTAGCCTAATGATGGGGACTTCATCACATTCCCAACATACACTGAAACTAGGTTTCTCCGAACTAGCATGACAAACACACTTGAGCAAATCCGGGAGTCTGTTGCGAGACTCGGCACCAGCGTTGGTTTCCAACTTGTTCATGATAAAGAACAGTTGGCCACACTGGGGACAGGCGAAGAACAAGCGGGCACGACACGATGGGCGTTGACCACCAACGACATGCTGGTTGCGTTCATGGTGATAGACGTTGTTGAGGATGAAAGTTCTGGGGCTGTCGGTGTGACGCTCCGCACGAAAAAGGTCGATACGGCTTGGTCCGACAAGGTGAACGAAACCAAGATGCCACCAATGCGTGCTCCAGTCAACCGGCACGCACTTCAGGCATTGACATCACGGGTACGGAGCATTACGATGGAGTGGAAAGCCGCGTTGCCACCAAACTCCGAACAGCACGGCGTCTCTAATTTCGCCAGGAGTGTGGAACCCGATGGTAATGTGAGGGTTTGGGTGGGCAGTCGTCTCGTCACACCGGAACAGTGTGAAGCACTCCGCTATCTGCTCTCGTCGTTCGACGGTATGTCGCCGATCTCCGCCGCCGCCTAACGTGACCGCTGGAAATACGGCGAAAACGCTAGCGCCTTTCATTGGAGTTCCGGTCCAAAAGGTTGAAATAGCGTGGAGAGATGCACGGCGGGTATCAAAAGCCCTTCATGGAGGCACCGATTATGTGTGTGCGCTCAAACTCACCCTGGACTCCGTTGCCCCAAGGCTATCTGAATCATGCCCTGAAAGATCGGGGGTGGAGTGGTCTATAGCGGGATACGGTAGGGGCACGATCGTCCAAGACGGACCCTTTCACTGCAAGTTCATCACACCATCAGCAACCTTTCTGCTTCCTCTACCATGCCTGCCTCTTATGCACCGCACCTGATTGTTATCACAGGTGGTCCTCGATCTGGTAAGTCCACAATTGCCAAAATGCTGGCGGATCGTCTTACCGTCAAAGCTGGTGAGACCAGCGACATTATCGTCGATGAAATGGCGAGAGTGCGAGTGAAACGTGGGGACTTCAGCGATCTAGCGTCCGCCATCAACCACATCCGGACGTCACCCAAGGAGCAAATGCGCCCCGAGATGATCGAGACTGGAGACCGGCTGTGCGAAGCCAACCCAGCCGCCCTTGCGATGGGTCTTATCGATCGCGGCTATCAGGTGATCAGCGGAATCCGTCGGGTCTCCGAATACAAGGCGCTTCTCTCGCTCTATCCGCAAATAGTCCTGTTGTGGGTGGACCGTCAGGATCAGGGGGTGTCGGATAATACCGACTACAGTCTCAAGGAGATTGCCCACCACGTCATCGACAACTATGGCGCGGCCTCCGAAATCCACGTGCAAGTTCATCTGGCGATGGGGGCAATCGCGGATCGCCGGATGCCAGACACTCTCAACCCAATTGGCAATAAAGGCATGAAGTCATGGCGGACGCGGGATGAGGTGTCAGCGGGTCGTATTGAGGAAGTCAGCCAGAACGCCGGTCGGGATACGTGGTGTCTCACGCTGGCTGGTATCGCCCGTTCGACTATTGTTGACGACGTGCCAGATGCGGTTATTAAGGCGTACCAACCGAAACCCGGATGGTACTACCTAAGGCTTGATGACGACTCGGAGCGCGGTATCGAACTCTGTATCCCACCTCACACATTCGAAGCGAATTTCGTGCAGAGCTTCAAACAGTCCACCCAACTCGGAAGTGCTCGCTGACAGGTTCCAACTGTGCTATCGCCAAATGAACATCGCCCAAGCCATCGCTGATTTCTCGGAAGCGGTTGATACCCTCGAAAGGAAAGAAACGGTGCTCAACGAGTTCGTCAATCAGGAGATGGCCAAATGCACGAAGATAGACGACGTGCAGGGTTTGATCCAGTCGCTCCCGCGTGGGTACAAAGGGGTTCGCCGCCTATATGACAGGGTGCACGTAATGCGGGATACGCTCAATATGGCGCGGGATTAGGTCTCTTGGTGAGACTTCGCACCATTGCCATAGCTGTTACAGCCGTCTTAACGGTTTCCTGCGCATCTAATGAACGCGGTCTCCGTTATCGCGGGTGGTCTGTCGAAGCCGGTAGCATGCGTTCGTGGAAACGTGGTCCGGAAATGACGGCGCGGGAGCGTGTGGAAGATGGAGTGCCAAAGGGGCAGGAGGTTCGCGTAATGGTGACGCTCGACTGGGTGCCTTGATTGGGGATGGTCTCATAAAGATTGGGGAAGTCCATTATGCAACCCAATAAAAACTCGTGCTTGACAACGAGCCTCTGACAAGTATAGTTGTTGGTATGAGCACGACTGAAATCACTACGATCGTGGCGCGGGAGAGTCCTGGAATCAGCGACTCCCTCAGGCGTCTTCGTCCCGGTGGCCCGGTTTTGACGCTCGAAAGGGCGTCCCTGACCGTGAAACCGTCAACTTGGTTGGCACTGACCCGCGCCCGCCTCCGACTCCCGCTTATCATGACGGACCGTGAGGTGTGTCGCGTCGTCGATCTAGTGTGGTTCAGCAAGCACCAAGTTGACCTCCTGTCAACCAGCCTCAAGACCAATAAACCGATGGCGGTGTGGTACGGTCCCAGCCAGTGGCGTTTCTGGAAAGCTGTTGGCCACAAGTTTGTGGAGGTCCCCATCAGGGAGGTGGCGCACAACCCTCCGGGCTGGCACTGCATCGGGGTGTTGGACGCGACCACCCATCGCATCACCGACTAACTTGACAAGTGGGTCGTGATGTGTTATAGTGACACATGGCTACCAAACTTGTTGAGATTGCTGACATCGCACCCTATAAGGTGCGAAACTGCGTGTTGTCGGGAGAGCGGCGTGGGGTTGTCTCCCGAATTACGCTGGTGACGTTGATCGAAGCCAGCGGAGTTCCGAAGGTCACGTTCGAAGTGTGCCGGGTCGGAGATTCCATCCCCGTGAAGCAATTCACCAACCTCAGTGACGCGCTGTATCACTACAACTTCGAACTCTGATGACCTACGTTGACTGGATCATCGAGCACTACCCGACTCCAGAATTGGCGGCTGGTCAGTGCCAAAAGGCGAGCCATCGCATGGTCGAGGCGTTCCCAGAACTCGCCCTAGTGCGTGGTCATGCGTTCGTTGGGAATCGAGACCGGCCACATTGGTGGTGTCGGACCCCGGATGGCAAGTACGTTGACCCGACCGCTCATCAGTGGGAATACGCAATTGCTGCCTACACACCCCTTCCTCTAGACCACGAAGACCCCGTCGGAAAGTGTATCGAATGTGGGTGCTGGCTCTACAAGTCACGTTTCGATTCGATTTATCACTGCCAAGATTGCTACCCAACCACCTCCCGCCAAACTAGGTCTCCACAAGGGCCAAACCATGAATCATGCCTACAAGATTTCCAAACTTCCGAGATACTCTCCTGACAGAATCCCATCGGGTGCGCAACAGGCGTATGGTGGGGCTGGCGGAGCGACGCTTCAAGCCGCGACGGACATCTGTCTCCGATGCCATCGCACAGTACCAAATGATCAGGACGGGGAGTTCACGCGAATCCCGTCAAGGTCGGCTCGGCAAGGAGCGCGAAACGCGCTGAACACCAAATTGCGTGCCGCCGAACAGAAGGAACTGGCGGCATGGGCCAAGCGTGAAAACCTGATCTACGACTCAAACTGGTTCTTTGGGGAGTGGAAGGAACAGGGGGAGCTTGGAGAGACTGAGAGTCAGATTTGGTTCGATGAGGACAAGGGCGTCTGGTGGAAAGCCAACGACCTCAGCTACCACGGCACCTATCTGGAGTTCTTCTACCGGGTCGCACTCCACAACCACCAGTTTCCGGAAGCGCCCCTCACGCTGCGCGGGTTCGTGGTCGGTGGAAATCTTATCGGCCAGCTGATGTTGAAACCAGTATTCACGCAGCCTCACGTGGTGGGACAGCGCGGGGCGACCCAACAGGAGGTGGAGCGGCACATGGCGGAGCAGGGATTCCGCAGAATGCCGGGTACCGAATTCGACTACTTCAACCCCGAGACCGGCGTGAGGGTGGAAGACCTGCACGATGAAAACGTGTTGGTCGATGAGCAGGGCGACCTGTTCGTGATTGACCCAGTGCTCTATCTGGATGACGATGGCAAGTCGCACCGCATCAAGGCGCTGGAGTTTGAGAGCGCCGATGCGATCGTCGCTAAGTTGCTGAACGGATGAGTTCTGGTCTTGATGGCTAAATCAATCCTGTTTGCGATCGACTTTGATAGGACTTGGACCGAAGACCCTGACTTCTGGCACCAGTTTATCGCATTGGCAACCATGCGGGGTCACCGTTGCATCGTTGCGACTGGTCGCCATGCGTGGTCCGAGGACATGGACCGCCACAACCTTCCAGACATTCCGATCGTCTGGTGCAAGGGGAAGTTAAAGGGTGAGGCATGCCGGGAAGCCGGTCACCGCGTGGACATCTGGATCGACGACATGCCCGGTATGATCCAGAACTGCATCATACTGCCAGACGCACCAGATGCGAGCCTTTGATTGACAAGAGTTAGAAGCTATGGTATAGTGTAGGCTGGTGACAACTGTATAGTGCGTCACTTTTCTTGTCATCGCAACCAACTATCCATATGTCACTACCAACATCACTACTTCCGCTCGACAACAACGATTGCGTCATTCGTCCCAAAGACTTGGTGAGAGAACTTGGGGAAGTGTTTACCCAAGGCATCAAAGCCTGGGTCAGAGCCGGGGAGATTGTCGTGAAACTGATCGACGACTTCGGGTATACGGTCGCCGCGATCGCTGATGACGCCAACAACCCGATTTTGACCCCAGCGACCGTGAGCAAGTTCGAACAGATCGGACGCCGCCAGATTCTCCCGGAACTCGTCATCGCCAACTATCCAGCTGCCAAGTATCTGGCACGGCTCCCAATCAGCGAGCAAACCAGACTCACCGACGGTGGTGGGAAGGTGGAGCTTCTGGTCGACAATAACGGCATCACTGACACCCTGCTGGTGTCGGCGAGAGATATGACTGGCGAGCAGTGCAAGCAAGCATTTGGTGCTGCTTCCGTATTGGCGCTTCCGGCTCAAAGGGCCAAACTCGCCGAGAGACCACGCGAAGCTAGGGTTTCTCCGGGAGCCAAATATCGCATCGTGAAGGGCGAAGTCATCTTCATGACCGGTGAACCATTTGCCGCCAAGGAGCTTCTCGCCATCGTCCAAGCCATCGCCAAGTGAAACCCCCAATTTCTGAAGAAACTCGGAAGAAACTAAGTGCAGCACAAAAAGCTCGGGTGCGTAAACCCCACACGGAAGAAACTCGGGCGAGAATGAGTGCAGCACAGAAAGCTCGGGTGCGTAAACCCCATACTGAGGAAGCCCGCGAAAAAATGAAGCTCGCACAAAGGGCTAGGGCGCATATTCCTAGACCACCAATCTCCGAAGAAACTCGGGCGAAATTAAGTGCTGCACAAAGGAATAGAGCGCCTGCTTCCGAAGAAACCAGAGCAAAGATGCGTGACGCACGAAGGAATAGAGCGCCCGCTTCTCAAGAGACTCGGGATAGGATCGGACGAGCTTTCAGGGGGCGTATTTTGTCGCCGGAACAACGCGAGAAAATCGGTAATTCGCTTAAGGGTCACCCATGTTCAGAAGAAACCAGAGCGAAAATAAGCGTCAAAGTCAGCGCTAAGCTCTCCGGTCGTACTTTGCCACGGGAGCACCGGGAGAAGATAGCCGCTGCTGGTGTAGGGCGTGTGCATTCCAAAGAGTCTCGTGAGAAGATGAGTAAAGTTATGCGCACTAACAACGCCACCAGGGAAGCCTTTAGAATGATAGCGGCTGGGCACGAACTAGGTGTCATGATGACTGATCCAAACACTCAAGAGCCCACCGCCGAAATCACCGACGACGACTTCAATGAGCCACTCCCCGAGCGTTCCTGCCCGGTGGACGACGGAAGCGGAAGCTGTGAAGCCTGCCAGTAATCTACCTATCCCCATGAGCCTGACCAAACGAATCCAAGAATCTCTTGGAGAACCCGCCGACGACATTGCCAAAGGCTTGTTCGTCAAGGCGAAGCAACTCGGTCTGGCGACCGACTTTGAGTGGGACCCGCACCACACCGACAACCCGACCGTCACGTTTTTCACTAACAATCCAGCCGAACTGGTGAAACTGGCTGGTGAGTTTATGCCGGGTTGGAAAAATGATCTTGGCACTGAAGGAGACTCAGTAACATTCCAACAGCATTAGTGTCCGCCGCCGCCGCCATCATACGGGTACTTGACTGGAAGCCGGAGCTTCTGGAGTCCAAGACGCGCCAATTCGACAAGCAGTTCACTGAACTGCCCGAGCGGGTGCAGGCTCAGGCGCGGAAGGTGTACGCGAAGTGGAAACAGGACCCGTCATCGACTGATTTCCGGGAACTCAAGCACATCCCCGGTATGTGGCGCATTTCGATCAACTTCGAATATCGGGCAGTCGCGAAGAAGGATGGGAACGACTACGTGTGGTTCTTCATCGGACCCCACGCGAAGTACGACAGCCTGTGGAAGAGAGGGGGGACTTGACAAGTGTCACTTTGTGTGGTAAAATGTACCATGAGCAAGCAACCCGACCAACAGCCTGAGACCGAGCAGCAAGACGCCGAGCTTCTGAACGAAGCTTGGGAAACTCGCGGCGAAATCACCGGCGAGGACTGGTAGGGCTTTCTTAACTTCCCCACAGTCAACACCAACCCACCTACGCCATGAAGTAACCAACACCACCCCAACTGTTTCTCGAAGCCGCACCCTACAAGGTGCGGCTTCGCTGTATTTTTCTGGCACATATGCTAGGGTATCTGATTGCCGCTCACGCGTTCGGTGATTTCCCGCTCCAGAACCACTGGATGCAACGGAAGAATTCTAGCTCGTTCGTTTGTACGGTCCACGTGGCGGTTTACGCGCTACCATTCTTGTTGCTGGTATGGAAGGTTGGGTTGCCGTGGTGGGCGCTGGCCGCGATCCTCGTGCAGCACTGGTTGCAAGACAGGTTCGCACTTCACATTAGATGGATGGGGTTCTTTGGGCAAACCACTCCCGACATGTGGCCCATGGGTCCACTGTGCATGGACCAAGCGTGGCACATTTCGTTCCTTGGCGTTATCGCTTATTTATCGACGTGAAACTCGTCCAACGGATCGAAGAAACGCTTGCCAGGATTGATGACTTCGACAGCGAAGCAAGTGGTGGCGTGCAGGTTGCCTACCGTAACTGGACGGGCAAGTGGAAGCTCACCAAGCCGGTCTTCAAGGACTGGACGTCTGCCAAGCGCTTTGCCAACAAGGTCGCCACCAGCCGCGCTCTCCGTGGCGAGGTGACGTTCTTCCGCGCTGGTACCACACTCCCCAGCGATGCTAGTTGAGGCCATCAACCGCTTGTTGGAGTCGATCCGTGCCGGGGTCGAATTGGGCTTTGATGAGCTTCCACAGTACCCAGAGTTCCACGGATTCTGGGCTCTTCCAAATGGCAAAGTGATACTGGTTAAGGGGCTATCGGAACCAAGCCACGTTTCCACAGCCAAGGAAATCGCAGAAACCAGAGGGTTCACGGGGGAGCCCTACGATTTCGTGATGGAGGAACTGGGATGGGTGAGGTGCGTGATCGAGTCTGGGATACTGTGGGTAGATCTTCCGAGCAACGGGTGGAAGAACAACACACAGAAGCGAATGTGCAAAGACACCGCTCTGATGTACGAGTTGAAGATAGAACGGGACGAGCACGGAGCGAACGGGTAGGTACTTGACAAGACTCCGGGTCTGTGTTATAATGGTGGATGACGCAAAACACCACCCCAGCCGGTTTCGTTCAGGTCCCCGCCAATGAAGTGGTCGTGGGAGACATCGTGAAGCTCGCCGTCAACGGCGTCTCGTGGGGAGTGGTCGAACGTGATACCGCTGGTCACGAAATCATCTTCCGCTTGCGCGGTCACAACACCAAGCGCCGTCCGATGACGGTGACGGCGTTCCTGGAACCTACGGCCAAGCATTCCGCCCACAACACCATCTACACGCACGTTTTCGTGGATGAGGTGCAACACGAAGAGGTCACCTCCGGTGCTAAACTGTAACCACATGGCATCGCGTCAATGTCTCCAGCAACGACAACTCAAGGCCGAAGGTAAATGCTGCGCTTGCTGGCAACCAAACCCAAACGGTGGGGCAACATGCCTGAAGTGCCGGGAACGGAAAGCCGCCCGGTCGCGTGAACTGAATGGTCACAAAAAGTGGTCACCCGGCAAAAAGGGCCGGTGCCCAGTGCACGTCAAGGAGTCGGTGTTTGCTAGAATCGACTGGCACCAGTCGGATTATCAGCTTTCGATCATCACTGGATTCAGCCAGCCCACCATCACACACAATCGACCAAGGTACGCTCCCGATACCGTTGAGAAGTTTGGGTACAAGCCGAAACGGAAATCCAACCGTTCTGTAGGTCTATAGGTGGCGTACACGAAGCATTCAGTAGGTTGGACCGCGAAATGGAACGAGCAACTCATCACGGATGCTTGGCGTTCCACGAAGCTTGTTGAGCGCACCCGTGGCGGGTTCTCAACCGCTCATCATGAACTGGTGTTCCAAGACGTGAAAGGGCGGGCTGGGGAATTCAAGCAACTGGCCAACCTGCTCCGCTCGTCTGTGCAGGTGCAGTTCAAGTTCGTCAACACGGAAGGTAAGGAGAGCGTGGAGCACAAGCACATCGTGCACTCATATGTCGGCGAGGATAGCGTGAGTGAGGGTGACGCATACCTGAGTCTCACCACCGTCCAAGAATCCGCTCTTTTGAACTTGGTGCCACTTTTCCGGGCATGGAAAGGCTCCAGCACCCTCGACATAGCGGAGCAGTGCCTAGGCGAGTCCGGATACAGCATCGGCCAACACCGGGAAACCCCGAGCCGCGTGCAGGAATTCGAACACCTCGTGCAGGCTGGTTGCACGGCTTGGCAATTCGTTGAGTCATACCTGATCCCGCGTTCCGCCACCAACGATGGGTTTGGCGGGTTCCGGCTGTTCTCGACCGACGGAAAGGACCTTGCGTTTTGCACCCCAAAATACGGGGGTGCACCAAAGGCGATGGTGGATATGCGGCAAATCACCAATTTCCGCGTCAAGGGAGCAACTTGGGACGTGATCAGGAATGGGGGGCTGAGGCTTGAACTCCAAGGCTTCGATCCCGTCAAGGGGGCGTTCATGAATGACCGGCTGGAGCTTCTCCCGGCTGGCATCCCCACCATTGACGGCTTGAGGGCCAGGACGTTTGCCTGTCGCACCAAGGAGGGTATGCGAGCAATGGGTGCGGCTCACCAAGGCATCACGGGGTGGGACATCGAAGGCTGGTTCTTGTACGCTCATGGCTCTGATCTTATTGGTGATCAAAAGTTGCAGCTGCCACTTCGCATCGATCTTTCCAGCACCCCTCTAGCTCAACGCTATTACCAGCGAGATCAGCTTACCGGATGGGTCAACAGCATCACCCACCAAGTCGGCACCGAGGACGTTGGAGGTTATTCAGTGATTTTCGACGGATCATCGGTTCCAGAATGATAGGTTTCTAGCGCAGAATGAGTGACACACCATCATGGATCAAAAGGGGCAAGATCGCTTGGCACCACAAGGGGCTGTTCAGGATCGTGATTCGCGATCTTTGGACTGACGAGGGTGACAACTGGTGGGTTGACTTCATCACAACCTCCAACTGCGACGACACGTTCAAGGAGCACAAGGACGCGATGCAAAAGGGGTCACAAGACCCGTTCGCTCTGTTCGCCCAAGCCCACTACCTGAAGGCTCTCGTTGAGTGTGTTTCGCTCACTCGGTTCTTGGGTTCATTCACCGAGACACCGCCAGCCGAGATGCCCGGAACGTACGTTCCAAAGCAGATTGGCCCAAAGCTGGCATTCCAGAACATCACTGTTCCCGTTCCCGCTGAAGTAGCGGATGCAGTGCCAGAAGTCACCTCCAGAGTTTCCGCACCCAAGAAGACCCCAAAGAAGAGGGTCTCTAAAGCATCATGAGCGCCCTCATCACCGATACAGAGTTTGACTTGGAGGTAAACAGCCGCGTCTTGGGTGACGGCAGGTTGGCCGCGTATACGGGACATCCGGTCTCGGGGTCGCCTTCAGTCCCGTCTGCTTCCGTAACCCCAGATTACTCCCAGTACGGGACGTTGGTGAGCTTGGTGCAGGGTGAAACGCTATTGCGTTCGATCGCCAGACTTGATTCTGCCAAAAACCGCAAAGTCACAATCAACAATCATAACAGCAGTGTGACGATTGTCGACCCCACGTCGCTTACTTTCTCCAGTGCGTTTACGATTACTGCGGTTGGGCCATCTGGTGTGGAAATCTCGATCGGTGCCGGGTCGATCATCCACGACTCCACCGACACCATTGAGGAAATTACTGCCAGCACTACCATGCAGTATTTCACGCAGGACAGATTCGCGATCGGCATCAAAATCACCCGGTCACTTATTGGGTTCATTGGTTCCGTTTACAGCGTCGTTACCGGCGTGGTGTTGGCGGGACGTAAAGCGAAGATCACCTAATGCCAGCCGCCCTTTTACCAGATCCCCTTACGCTTGACGCCTCGTATCCAGATGCGGAAACGAGGACCGGCAATCCTGCGGGAACCGTCCGTTTCATCACCGCTGCTGACGCCGGAACGCTATCGGCACACCAGCGCGAGATTGGCGACATCATCCTGCGTACCAACCTGATCGTAAACGCGTATAACTCGCTTTTGCAGTCAGTCGCCCAAAACCCGTATTTCAACCGGACGCTGCTTGAACAGGGTCTCATCAAGGCGGATGGTACGATCTCGTTCACCGCTCCAGTTTCCGGCATCGCTCCCACTGAGTCGGCACACCTCGTCACCTTGGGGTACCTGAACACGGCTCTTAACACCATCCTGACCTCGTTCTCCAACCTGACCTCGCTCGTCAACGGTTACGTGAACGCGGCTCCCGTGATGAGGTTCACCGACTGGACCACCCACGTGTGGGCGGGTGGCACCAAGCAGGCGCTCACTTTTGACTTTTCCGCTTACACCACCATGGACTTGGACAAGCTGGCGTCCATTTCGGTCATGGAGAAACTGGACATTGCGGTTCCCACGCTTTCCAACCCCACCCCAACGCCGGTTTACGTGTACCGTAACCTTCTTGAGGGATCCGGGTTCCAGATGTCGGACTGGTGGGTGTCGGGAGATCGCATCCTGCACTTGATGGTGCCAAATTCGGTGTTCTATCAGGCCGGGTATCCAAGTGGATCTGGCTACACTGCCACACAGACCATCAATTCAAGGAAGCTTAAGGCGATTCTCACCTGCCATCCGTAGAGCTTTCTTGATCGTCATGAGAAGCATGAGAAACCCTCTTTCGTCCATGGTAGCCATGGCGGCACTTGGGGCGTTGGCGGGTGGTGAGTTCCCATATTACCTGGATGGGCGACCACAAGAGGAACCGAAGGACCACCCGAGACCAATGCGTCATCGTCCGGGTCCGTGTGAGGTGTGCGGGAAGCCAAATGTGAAGGCCGGACGGGAGCGCGGTGTTTACCGGTGCGCGGAGCACATGGGCACGGTCATGTCAGCCGAAGGGACACTTTGACGCCTTCACGGCGGTAGAGTAACTGGCTCCGTCTTGAGTCTTCGCGAAATAATGGGCGTCGGCTCGCTCTCTCCGCCTCATACAGTCTTCCATGGTGCTCTGGACGACGTTGGGTGGTGAAGACAGTTCGCCAAACATGAACAGCGAAGCAACGGGCTGACCGGCTTGGAACTCGATCTTGACGTCCTGCCTGAGCAACAGCATATTGAACGAGAAGTCCCCGGCAAACTCGGACGAGTCATAGACCCCGGTCTGGATGGTGTGGTTGGGGCTGTGGTTGTGGTTGACGGGTGGCAGAACCAGCACCCCCGTACCAGGAGCGGTTTCGATCGATAGCCCGGTGAAGAAGTTGACAAGACAGTGACCCGACAAGTTGCTGATCCCGGCTTTTGGGCAAGCAAGTGGCCTGGAGTGGTGGAACCTGAACGCAGTGGGGTTCTCGGTGATCCCTCTGGCCACTGCCCGAGTGGCCCAAGCACCACGAGCATGGTCCATGGATCGTTGCCACCATTCGGGCGTCGTCACTTCCACCTCCCTACCGCCACGCCACGTGATGGAAAACGGCGACTCGGTGACCAAGTAAATGGCGTTGGTGACGGCTTTCCGGTACACCGGGCAGTGCATCGCCCGAGTCCCATCTTCGCTCTGCATCTCACCCTTTGGTTGCATGACTGGCGTCAGGATGGGTCTGGACCAGTATTGGTGGAAGATGACGTGACTCATAGAGGGAATACGCCGTTAGTTTTTGTGACCTTTGGCTTGGTGCCTTTGTGACCCTTCAACTCATGAAACGTGCACCCAAACTCAGGGCCAGTCTGAAACTTCAAAACTCGACAGTCCCCTTTCTTCCACCAGCGGCAGTGTTCGCAAGTTAGCGGCTTTTTATTCACAGACCACAAGAAACCTGTCTACCTATCTTCATGGCTAAGAAACCTCGAAAACAAGATCTGGAAGTCGTACCGGCTGTCGAAGTCGTGGCTCCAGAACCAGTTGTGCAGCCGGAACCAGAAGTGGTCGAGGAAACGCCAGTTGCCGCCACCCCGTCGATTCGCATTGAAAACCGGATGACTCAGAGCGTGGCACTCAACCTGTTTGACGCCAACGGTGTCGAACGGCACGTGCTGATCAAGTCTCGCGCCGTCGTCGTGTGGCCAACCACCCATTCGGGTGCTGGTCCCGACCTCGCCGCCAAACTCGCTCGACGACTGATTTCCGTGCGCGGCAAGTAATCCGCCACCAACCATTTTTGAACTTTGATCCAGCTTAACAGACTCGATAACCGGTACCCACCGACTTGGCTCAATCCGGACGACGGGGCGACTGGATGGGGCGGGGAGACCGCTGAGCCCGGTGACCCATGGGTGGATGACGAAAGTCGTCTCCGGGCTTCGGTTGGGTCTGACCCGTACAACTACTTCACGGACCAGCGCGTCCAAGGGGATCTGTTCCACCGGGACCTTTTGGTGCAACGCGGGATCGTTCAGTTGGCTCGTGGTCTCACTAACCGTGGGATAATGTTCTTCAACCTCCCCACGACCCGCATTTTGGCTGGTGCCACCGTGATCATTGGAGGAATCCCAAGCACGGACGCTCAGCCCGGATTCTTCATTACTGCTGGATGTGCGGTCACGGATGCTCTCACTGACCTCCTTGCCGATCTCACGCTGGAGATTGTCGACGAAGCTACCTCCACGGTGCTTGACTCGTTCACGGGAGCCCAAGGAGCAGCATGGCAGGTCGCCGACACCCTCGCCAACGATCTTCCCCCGAGCGTGACACCAGCCGCTACCGGTGGCCTTATCCTCCGGCTGCGCAACGATACCGCCGATACCGTACTGGCGTCCGCGTGGATGTGCTTGGTGCCTGACCTCATTGATGCCGCGCCACTGGACTCCACGCCGAGCACGCGTCGTCCAGCTACCACCGCCAACGTGATGCGGTCGGTCAACGGCATTCAAGGTCTACAGTCCTACTGGACCGCCGACGACCTAATGCTTGCCGATGCGGCAGCGGTGGCGCTCTGGCAGGATCTTTCCGGACACGGACACCATGCCACCCAAGGTACTGGGGGTGATCGTCCATCCTTCGACGCCCCAACACCTGGAGTCGACTTCGCTGGGGTCGCCAACGATCAGTTCCTCACTCTCGTTACCCCGCTTTACGCCCGGACCGTCTTTGCGGTCGTGAGAGCGGCTACCAGGGCTTCAGCGGGATACAACTACGTGCTGGGTCTTTCGAGTGACGCCAACCAGGGCTTCGCGATCCCGCCCAACACCGGCACGACTGCTGGCAACGACTTCTTCATGTCGGAGTCTGGAGCAGTCGCCAACGCCTATGAGTCCAACCCCACCGAACTCCGCGTGCTGGTCGGATTGCACGGTGGTACTTGGCAAGTCCTGCGCAAGAACGGCTACGCTGGGATTCCGGTTACCAGTGACACTCCGTTCCAATTCGACCGTGTTGGGCGTGGTGCGACCGCCGACACCGACTCTCCACTGGAGGGTACGATTCTTTGCTGTGGTTCATTCAGCCGGTGCTTGAGTTACTACGAGCTTTCGGAGCTTGAGCGCATCCTTGGTCTGGTTGGCTCCGTGACACTCAACGCCAAGCCTCAGCTGATTATCGAAGGTTCTGGCATCGCCAATGGAGACATCGCCAGCACCCCATGGCACGAATTGGTGGCAGCTGATCTTACCACGTGGGACATCATCCCAGCGTCTGCCACCAACAAGGAGATCGAAGCGGCGACTGCCACCGGGTTGGCGCTGATGCTTTCCAACCACCGAGCCCGTAACATCGTGTTGGTGTGGAGTGGGGCCTCCGACCTTCTTGCCGACGGTGAAACCGGTACTGACGTGTACGACATCGTTGAAGAATTCTGCACGACTGTCCGAGCAGCTGGGGCTCACGTGATCATTGCGACCGAACTTCCTCGCAATTCCCCCGGCATCGATGTGGGGTACGAAGACGAGCGTGCGATCTACAATGCTGCCGTCATCGCCGGGTATCAAGCGTTTGCCGACACCCTCATTGATCTTACGGAGATCGCTGGAATTGGCGAGGTGTCCGATCTGTCGGGTGCCAACTATGAGGCCGACGAATGGCACCTGTCGGATGCTGGTAACGCAATCGTGGCTAACGCCATTCAGGCAGTGTTGACGGACCTTTAGGCGTTCTGAACCATCGGATGGGCTGCGTCTGCTGAGGTTGGCGCGCTCATCTAGATCCCGGAGAGTCTGGATGGGGTTTCTGTACCCTTGTTTGCGTTGGTCCGGCTGCGTCCGATCTCCGGACCGAGACAACACTCTTACCATGTACGCAAAAAGACACGCCCTAATCCGAATGCTGCTCGAAAAATCCGTGCGATTCGGCGACTTCACCCTAGCATCAGGTGCCAAAAGCGACTTTTACGTCGACTGCCGCGTCACCTCAATGGACTCCTACGGAGCTAAATTGATCGGCGACATTGGATGGAGCATGGTGCAGGGGGTGGTGTGGGACTTTGGCGGGAAGGTTGAAGCGATAGGTGGTTTGACGATGGGCGCTGACCCAATCTCGCTGGCAATTGCGATGCAGTCTTCGCCCAACCTGAATGCGTTTTCCGTGCGGAAGGCACCCAAAAACCACGGCACCAAAAAGCTCATTGAAGGCAACTTCAAATCCGGACAGACGGTGATCGTGGTGGATGACGTGATCACGACCGGTGGTTCCACGATTCAGGCAATTGAGGCTATCCGGAACGAAGGCGGAAAGGTGGCGTTTGCCATTGTGATGGTGGACCGTGAGGAAGGCGGGAAAACCGCCATTGAGTCCCTTGGGGTTCCCGTTTATGCGATGACCACCAAGGCGGAGCTTCGCTCAATCGCAGTTGCAAGTGGGGCTTCTTCGGTCGAGAAGGAACTCCACGCGCTCAAGATGATCCCGCAAGATGGGCTCCCGCAGATCGGTGGTGGACGAAACACGACGTTGGCGGACGGGTTGCGGGGGGTTACTTGACAAAGCTCCGTTTGTGTGTTATAGTTACACCATGAACGCAGTCCATTTCCCAAACAACCTCGAAGTCCTCCACAGTGTCGCCGTTGCCTACGCTTCGGGTTACACGCGGATTCCGGGGGAGTGGATTCAGGAAGTCTCGTTCGATAGTGCTGGGTTGCTGGTCGTGGAAGTCAACGAGGACTTCGATGAGTCCTGCGGTTGGACCGCTGATTTTTTCGTGTCGGATTCGCACCACTCGACCAAGCTCACGTTCGACCTGCCCATTTGCTGGGCTGACCACCTCGCCGTTGAGGACGCAGAGTCCGCCAAGGCCAGTGGCCTTGCCACCTACAATAAAGCCATCGAACTGTGCGTTTCGGACATCGCCGGACCAATCATGATCGGCGAAACCATCTAATACCAACTATGAGACCAGAATCATTCAAAACCCTGGAGGCGGGCGACATCGTCCGCAGCCAAATCGGTGGAAATACCGCCGTCGTGACCGCCAACTATGGGGGTCGCGTGACCGCCGTCATGACTTACGACCTCACCAATCCCGACGAGTGGGAACTGGTGGTGAAGCAGGGTAAACAGGTGAACGACCGTGGAAACCACTTATCATGGCTGTTTGATGCTACTCGTGTCGTTCTAGAAGGAATGGGGTATGAACCAGACTTCCGTTCCCCATATTTGGCACGAAGCATTGCTGACCTCAAGGACCGTCTCATTGAGGTCTCGATCGATATCGGTGACGGCAAGGGGTGGGACCCGAAGATGGTTGCCGATCACCACGCAAAATTGTGCGGGCAGATTGCTCAGCAAGCCGGGTACGACCCCTCTTTCTGGAACAAAGCATGAAGCGCTACTCTGTTTTAGTTGACCTTGGGCTGATCTACGGTGAAAGCGGCAGCGACTTTGAACTTGGCAAATACCGGTGGAGGTGGCTGGCCAAACTGGCTGGGTGGTGGCACGTCAGGGCGTTCCGACCCCTTGACGAGTTCCACAAACAACGACGGACCGTGAAGGTCGTCGAGCATGTGCCAGGAAAGCTGACCGATGACGACGTGCGATGGGTGGTGAATGACTCCGGAGAACTTGGCGTTGAAATCAACGGCCAATACTTCTTCTATTACAAGGGCAGGTCACTGGTGTATGGTGGGACTCACGACGATGGAACCCCAATCATGGTGCGTGAAGTGGGTAAGCGGGAGTTCGGAGAGTCCATCTACCCGAGTGCCACCATGGAACCACCATACCGGGTCAACGTCGCTTACATACCCGGACACAGCTTTGGGGAGCCCAACAACCCGCGGTATCAGTGGAAGCCGCTGCCGCTACTTCACACCGATCCATGAAAGCCAAAGAGATGGCGGACCGATACCGTGCCGCGCCGACCACCAGCACCATCAAGATGCTGTTCCACGAGTGCGTCAAAGAAATCACCACCAAATCGAAGGCTCGCGGTGCCAAGTCTGATTCGGCGGTTGCTGCAGTCGTCAAAGAACAGGACGACAAGTGGAAAGCGTTCTCGCGCCTGTGCCCGGAGGTGAATCCAGGTGGCTTCCGCAGGATGCTCGCTATCCTTCTCCCTGACACCGCCAAGCTGATGGGGTGGTGACGGGTTACTTATCCTGATGAACGACGTTGCAAGCATTGACCCGGTCCTCTATGGACCAGACGGGAAGGCCGGGAGACCCCTTGGCGACCTCGTGATGACCGTGAAGGACGAAGCTGGCAACGTGCTCGATCCGTTCAGTGCTGGAGTCTTCGAAAATCTCGCTGTCGCTCGCCGCATTGCTGGGAAGTACGCGAAGCCAGAGGGTGGTGGGGTGGCGATCGGTGAAAACCTCGTCGTCAACCTTGGTCGCCAGACTATTGCCAATCTGCTGGGCAACCGGGACGTGTTTTCGGGATCGGCCAGCCCATGGGTGGTGACGAAGGTGAGTTGGGGACGATATGACGAAGCTCCCCGTTTCACCGATTCTTCGCTTTCCCCACAACCCACCGACGTTACGGCAGGTGGAGGCAACATGATCGCGTACAACGGCACCGACTTCCTCAAGCCGATTTCACGAGTTGACTATCCCCAGTCGTTTATCGTCCGGTTTGAATGCAACCTCGCGTCGAGTGAGGCCAATGCCCAGACAATCCGCGAGATGGGTCTCTGGACCTCCAACGGTACTCTCTTTGCCCGCAAGGCCATGGTTGGGGTAGTGAAACGCCCAGGACAGTCCCTGTCGTTCCTTTGGTCCATCCGAACCTAATGAAGGGGCTGGACCTAAGCGTTGACCTTGAATCCCCGCTCGTCGTTGTTGGGATAGTGCTGTTCTGGGCAGTCGTGCTGGTAGCGTGGGCAATTGCTCACAGCCAAAATCCACGCGGATAGATCGTTCTGGTGGGGTATGTCAACCCAACTTCGCCGCGCCACTGTTCCGGCGCTGCAACTCCTTGAGTCCGATCGGAACTGGCCCGAAGATGCCCACCTTGAGAACGGCAACTACTTCAACGCCTGCCGAAAGTGCGGTCACAGTTTCCTAGGGCACAAACGGAGGACCACCTGCAAAAAATGTGGCATACTTGACAAAGCCCCATCTATGTGTTATAGTGGTAACATGGCGAAAGAAACCAAGGAACTCAACCACGCAGAACGGACGATCAAGCGGCTTCGCATGCACTACCCGTGCCTGTACCCGACCGACATGCACCTCTTCCTGTGCATGATTAGCTGCAGCGATTGGGCGTGGGTGACCAAGGACGATGGGTTCGCGGTGCTCGAAAACTCCTATGACGAGAAAGTGGAGGCGATCCGCAAGACTCCAACCCAGCCGGGGTTGACCGAAGATGGCTGGGAGTCCGCCAAGAACAACACTCGGGTACCAACGACTTGGAACGTCCCATCCAACATCTCGGGAAGCGCCATCTTTAACATTCCCGACAACGCCCACGAGTGCTGGCTGCAGGAAATCTCGATGTTCATTTACTCGATCGAAAAGTTGTCCAAGATGTCTTCGGTCGTCCTCGACTACATCACCGCGCACTTTCGGCTCTGCGGTTACGTGGAGCATGCCACCACCGGGTACATCACGTCCAGCTGGGAAGGGTTCAGCCGATTGGTGGTCACGCTGGACGAGAAAAAAACGTATGAGCGGGTCACGTTCATCCGGAACGAGCGGTACGCCGCCAAGGCCCCCAAACAGCCAGAGCCCGTGCTGATTGGATCTTCGGTGCGCCATCAGTTAGGCACTGGTGACGTCCACGCGAAGGTCCTGGAAATCATCGAAACCGAAATCAACGGCAACCGGATCAAGCTGGCCCGTCTTTCAACCCCGATCCCATACCCTTTGTTACCCGTTTCAGATTTGGTGGTCGTTCACCCCGACCTCGCTGAGTTCGTCAAACAGTCCACTATGTAGCCTATGACTCCAGGAGACATCAACGCCCACCGCGAAAGCGTCACTATTTTTGAAATGCTCCGCTGGTTGCAAAACGTTGCTGATGAAGCATCGAAGTCTGGGGAAGACATGGTTATCAATATGGGCACCCCGTCTGACAGAATCATCACTCTGAACGGGTACAGCGTTGATGATACGTCAGCAGCTCTTCTGTACGAGGGATCGATTATTCAGGATGATAAGCAAGATCATTGAAGCTTTCTTTCCGCATGCCGGGTACTGTGCACTTCTAGTCCAAACGCGTCCCGAAAGATGGTAGGCCAAAGCTGGATGAGGTGGTTCGATTCCACCCTCGGTTCCACTACTGCTCGTTGACGGTGAGGCTACGTCGCCATGGCAACCACCCGCCTATCCTCACCCCGCGATATGCGAGACCAGCACCGAACTTTGTCATGCCAGCCGCCCGGTACAGGTCGAACATCATTTGATCGGCTTCAAGCCGCGTGAACGACTCAGTGTCCATAATACCGGCGTGGTCGTACACCCAGTCATGCGGGAGCGCACCCAAACGCATGAGTCCATCAGGTGTGAGCCCGGTGATGCTCCACAGCCACCTTGGAACGCTTGCCCCGTCGTATTGGTACCCCATTGGAACCGCCACCCGTTTCCCGTGCCACACGACTTCCCAGTCCTCGCGCAGTTCGTAATTCTTGGTGCTGTCCACTGGACGGATATCAGGATAGTCAGCGACGAAGAGACCCGGCTGAGGGATCACACCGAGTGGTGAACTGGCCACTGGCGTGCGCTTGGACGCGCACGAGCACGCTCCGAGCATGACAAAGGTGATGAAGAGCAGTTGTAAAAGGCGCATAGTTTTACATAGCCGGTTTTCTGCGTGTTTGCTATGCCTAATACTGCATTCCAATACACCAACTCGAAGGGCAAAACTTACAGCCTGTGTGCCAATCGCACCAAGCGCGAAGGGAAGCCCGACATCGTCCTGTACTTCTTCACCGCCAAGGAACCCGGAGAAAAGGCTGTCGCAGCCCTGCCGGATCACTTGATCGTCAAGGAGCAACCATCGGGTCTCCTGACCCTTACCAAAAAGGCCGCGTAGCAATGGCAACAGCAGACATCCCGTCCATCTCCCCAGTGTTCAATGTCCTGCTTCGGCAGGTTGAACTCGTGGAAGACGTGTTACTTCGGGAAAGCGATCTGCTGGAACGATCCCAGCTGACGGTCACAAACTGGGATAAGGAGCTTTGGATCGACGAATACCTGGAAGCTCTTGCGGTAAACGGCACTGAGGACGACGAGAAGTTGGAGCGTAGCAAGGCACTTCAGTTCTTGAACCTCGCCGAACCGGGTGACGAAGTGGTGAATTATGATAACCGCCAAGGGCAGTCTGGATTTTTGCTCATGCGGGAAGGGTTCGTACGAGCCGTCCTGCCATTCGGTGGATACGTCACCCCGTTTGAGGAAGGCGTGAAACAGGCCGACTGACCTACTTGACAAAAGTCGTTCCCCGTGTTATAATACGGGATGAACGAAATCAAACCAGTCCGGGATTTGGTGGAAGCAGCGGTCGCCCCGATCAAGGATGCGATCTACCAGAACAGCAAAAAGAGCCTGGAAGGAGCAGTGCTCAAGCTGAGGACCGAATTGGAGGCATGTGGATGGGACCGCGAGCGTTACGCCCCGTACCCGAAGAGCACTATGTCGAGGGTTGTGTACAAGGTGACTATGGCCAAGTACAATTGGGTCCGTGCTTGGACGACCCCAGCGGACCCCACGGTGAGGCGCTTCGTCTTCGACTCCGCTCCCGACGTCGTCGTCATCCCGGACCCCAGCGCCAAGATCGACAGGATGGCCAAGGAAGAGGCCAAGGCGACCTTCGAGTCCTACTGTAGGAAGCTGGTTGCTAAGATCACGGAAGCTGGCATCAAGGAAGCCGTCACCGTCACCTACTCGGGCGGAGCCAGCCCGTGGAGCCGCAGCACGATCGAAGTGGTAATGGACAGTGGTTCGCGAGCTTCGTGGACAACCTCTGTCATCATGAATCGTTCTATCTACGGGAAGCTTTTTAACCAGTTCCCGACCCGTCGCAACATCGCATGAATAAACCAGTCAGACTACATGGGGGGTGGGCGAACGGATATGGTAAGTCCACATGGGCGATCGTTTCCCACGACAACGACCTATATCAAGCTAGCAATGCCGACACCAGAAGGGGCTCGATCCAGCGTCATGAGTCCGACCTTGGAATGACGTGGAAGGACTGCATGAAGATGGGCGATAGAGCCGTGAAGGTGTGGATCGAATATTCAGCACCCAAACCAAGAACCAAGTCATGACCGACAAGACTTCCACCTTTGTCCAGTGTTTCACTGAGTTTCCGATGCCTCCCCGTGTAGACCACGTGGATGGGGTCCTCTGGCAACGTATTCAGAACCGCAATCAGCACGTGCGGCTCAAGCGCCAGTATCGGCTAGCTCATATGCTGCGCGTCGGGTACCGTCCGCGCTGTGAACTCAGGCAGGTGTGCGAGACCATCCAGACTTCGCATGGTCGGACCGTCATCATCAGGCATGAACCGGTTCAGGTGGGGGTCGAGCCGGTTAACTATTCCTCATGAAGATCATTGCACACCACTCCGGGGACCTGGACGGTTTTTGCTCGGGTGCCATCACACGCCATGCGCTCCGCATTTCCGGCGTGCCAACCAGCGAGATTCGCATGGTGGGCGTGGAGTACGGACAGGACTTCAGTTGGGTCAAGAATCTCGGTCCTGAGGACGACCTTTACGTGACGGATTTTTGTTTCGAGCCGTTCCCGATCATGCTGGACGCCAAGGCCCGGTGTCGCACAATGACGTGGATCGATCACCACCGGAGCGCCATCCGGGAAGCTGCCAAGCACGAGTTCGGCACCATGGGGCTGTGCCGCGAGGGGTTCTCGGCATGCGAACTGGCGTGGGAGTTCTTCTTCGGTACTGAATCACCACCGGTTGTGCACCACCTTGGTCGCCACGACGTGTTCGACCACTCCAACCCTCGCTCTTTGCCAGTGCAACTGTTCTACGAGACCTTGCCTTGGACTGAACCCAATGCCGAAGGATCTGAGGAAAACTGGCTCCGCACGTTCAACCTCACCGAAGCGGGTCTCGAAGACATCATCAAAGCTGGTCAGCTATTGCTCGCCTACCGGACCGCCGTGTCGCGTCGTGAAGCCACGAAGGCTCATGTGGTGAAGTTCGAAGGGCTCACCTTTATCGCGATGAACACCGCTGGCAAGGGTTCGCACATCTTCGACACGGTGTTCGATCGCGCCAAACATGACGCAATGCTCGTGTATTCGTTGAAACCCGGAGTGACGCCAGCTGTGCAGGTTTCCCTGTATGGTGGCATCGACAGTCCGCACGACCTATCGGTGATTGCAACCAAGTACGGTGGGGGCGGGCATGCTGGCGCATGCGGATTCAAGATGCGCGCCGATCAGTTCCTTGAAGCCTTACGCATTCCCGAAGTAGTATGAAACGCCACGGAGTCCCCATCCCGCTTGAGCCAATTTCCGGATGGGCTCTTACCGCCGCCGTCCAGTCCGTCGACTGCCCGGTGTGCAAGTCGAAACGTGGATATCGGTGCAGGACGGTGGCAAGAGACGGCTCCGGTAGGGTGTCGGGTGAGTGCAAGGAATCTCATGGGCAACGTGGTAAGGCTTACCTGGAGTCGATCGGCAGGGAAGAATGGGATAGACGCCATTGTGTTTCCGTCAGCCCGACATTCTCGGCACGGATCAAGGAGATGGCCGGATGCATGCCGGTCATATCGTGCCTACTGGCGATGTGTTCGTGCGCAAGCCAAGACAGGAATGTTGGCCAAAGGGTTGGTAGGAACATTGGAAACACCAGTGCTATCATCGGTGGTGGGATGGGGCATTGGCCAGTGGTTGGTCCAGTTGCGGTCGTGGTCAGCACTACCGTCTTTATCATCGGTGCACCCGTCCATGCGGTTGGTAATGTCCTGTCGAAACAGAAGGAAGACTACGTCAATCTGTAGGTTTCGCTGTGCCACTTGCTCAGTACATCACCGAAGCCATCACACGAGACGAACTGGAGGCGGAAGCCGATGCGTTGCTTCCACTGGAGCGGTACGATGACGACGAGGGCTTTTCATATTGGGATCACCACGATCCCAAGGTACTGGCGAATGACAAAGTCAAGCAGTACAGGCCAGAAGAGTGGCACAGGATTTCTTGCACTCAGTGTACCAACTCCGCCCGCATCCTCGCTTCCAAACACAATGGGGCGGTATTCGGATATGCGGTCGATAACCCCCGCGATGAGAGAATTGGCGCTTTTTCGGGTGGCCATGATTTCTCGGTGATCGGCGAGTGGCTGGTGGACTACTGGGCCAAACACGTGGACGGCACCCGCGACGCCACCACGCTTCACCTAAAAGATGACGCGGAGGAAATCAAGCGCCTGTACGGCGATCCGGATAGCTGGGTGCTGGTTGGTGACTACCGGCACGACGGGTTAACCGAGTCACCGGAAATCAGCACCCTCAAGGACCACACGGTGAAGCTCACCGACGAAGAGCGTCGGGAGGTTATGAAGGCTGGGGCAACTTGGCACCACGGGAAAAACGGAGAGGCGACTCCAGCGGTCCGCAAATCCAAAATCAAAGGCCAAACGTGGTACTGGTGTTCTACTCACCGGTACGGGCAGGTCCGTAAGACGCTGAAGTCCGCGATCAGTGCGTACCACAACGGTGTAAAACAAAGTGCTTAAACAACTTACCAAAGGCTGTAATCATGAGGGATCCCAAAAGTCGCACGGATAGCGGTTTTTGGGATATCGCGGCTGGGGGTAGAAGAGGTCCTGTCACACGTACTCCGCCACCGCCACCGCCACCCCCCCCGCCACCGCCTCCGCCACCTCCGCAAGTGACGGAGTCGCCTGTCCGCCAGAGTCCATCACGCTCTTCTGTGCGTGGGGGGTTTTGGGAAATGGTGGCTGGTGGTAAAAAACAAGCGCTGGTGGTTCCCCCAGCGCCATCAGCGACCGCACCCCCAGCCTCTGTCGCGGCAAAGGCACCCGCCAAGAAATCGCCAGCTTCCAAGAGGGGCGCTACATTCTGGGAAGCCGCTGCTGGTTCCAAAGTCGCCAAGAAGATCACCAGGGCTAAGACGAAGAGCAAACCAAAGACAGCACCCGCACCAGCGGCTATCAAGGTACCTCCGGTCCTCTTGGAAGCTTCGGTTGAACCCACCATGATCATCACAAAGTGGAGTTTCGAAATTACCAAAGACGAATACGGACACACCACTGAGATACTCGCCTCCGCACTGGAGTGGAAGTAGTTGGTAAGTATCGCAGACAGCAGCCTCAACAGTAGAAACAAGAATCTCATCTCACCATGCCAATTTCAACGGACTTCGAAATCCAAGCCGACAAGGATATCCGGTACACGGGGACGACCACCAACTATACCGTGTTGGAACTTCACCGGTGGCTGCAGGACTTGGCGGATGACCCGTCATCCAGTGGTGACGACATGATGGCGATCGATAAGGAAACGCCATCCGACAAGAGCTTCGACACCATCATTAACCTGATCAACGGTTTCAACATTGATGACACCGCCGCACAACACCTGTACGGTGGATCGATCATTCAGGACTCCGGCAACGTGATCTACGACGGTATTCAGGTCCTCGCACCGTCCGGGATGCGCCTAGAGATTATCCAAAATGGTGCTCTGATCACCCCCAATTTTTGGACCACTGGTCTCAACGCGGATGCACCGAATGGTATTAGCCACCAGTTCATGACCAAGGTCAGGACGGGTGGGGCCGACATTGACGGTCGCCGCTTGCTTGGTACAACGCGGGAGTGGGGAAAGGCGTTCCTGGAGTTCAAAATCAACGGTACGGCGCGAGGCGTCAACGTTATGGCGTTCACCGGTTGGGCCGACGACCTGAACAACCAAACCATTATTGGTTCACTTACGTCTTCCCCATTCACCACAGTTTCCTTGACTTCAGCCGGGTACAACGGGATTGACGTCAACAACAACGGGGCGGACGAGTTCTTCTACTCCGAATGGAACCGTGGAACTGCGACCATAAACCAGTTCTACGAGCGGTTGAAGTACCTGACGAGGCGCGGTGAGACCACCACCCTTTTTGGGTTGGCTGGGCAGCTATTCAGGGGCATCACTCACGAAATCACGGTGGACAGCCCAACTGGCACGTTCTCTGCCTTCGAAGCGGTGTCGTGGAGCGGCGGTACAGGTCAACTGTTGGCCATCAACAGCCCCACCGCTGCCACGAAGATGTGGATTCAGCTCTTGACCGGGGTAGCACCGACCGACAACCAATTAATTACGGGCGCGTCCACGGCGACTTGTCAGGTCAACGTGACGGTAACCGAGAGGACAGTCTCAACCCCATGCTGCGGAGCCTCCACTGGCACCTCCCTCGTTGGTGCCTATGGTTTCGGCGTGGAAGCGACCGATCTGTCGTCGGTCGACAAGGTGTTCGACCTCACCAACACGCTTTATCAGGCACCGAACTACGTTACCTTTACACTCGGTGGTATCGTGAGTGGTGAAGACTACGTGCTGATTGGTCCAGAGGATGGTGGTCTGCTCGACACCGATCAAATGACCCTCGACGGGGCGTTGACGGGCGCTGCAGTCACCTCCGTGGTGGTCGTGGGCTCCATCCCGCTGGATACCCCGAGTACCGGCACCATTCGAATCCTAAGGACGAACGGGGCTTATTCCCGACATGTGTACAGCGCTTGGAGTGGTTCCACGTTTACGATCGCTTCCCACAATTTTTCTGGGAACAACGCCGCCAATGGAGCAAACGTGTTCATTTCGTACATCGATAAACTGGCCACATCGACTTCTGAGTCGTTTACGGCGGTTTATTCGGGCGATCGTTCCTTGTTCATCCGGGTCCGGGATGGTGGCGTCACTCCCATTAAAACCTTCGAGTCTCCTGGTACTCTTGGGAGCGCCGGGGGTTCTGCCACGGCGGTCCGCACCTCGGACGCATAACCTACACTGATTCACCCTTATGGCCCAAACATACACTGCCTCTTTCCTCGGGGTTGCCTTCGGAAACAACAAGTCAATGGCTGGCATCTTCAATGGTGCTAGTTCCGGACGTATCATTCGAGTCAAGCGCGTCTGGATTCTCAACAACCAGACCGCTGGCGTCACCGGCGTGCTCACAACGTTCAGCATGCGCCGCAGCACCGCCCAGTCAGCGGGCACGAGCATTACCCCGGTCAAACATGACACTGCTTCCGAAACAGCCCCGGCACAGGTTCTGGTGGCACACGGTGCTACGGTGACATCCGCCGCCACTGATGCTTTGAGGAACTGGGTATGGTCGAACGACGAACCAGCTGCCTCTGCGGGAACCAGTGACGAGTTCGAATGTTTGGTTCCACTAAATTGTGTGTGGGACGCTGCTACCGGGGACACCGATATCGAGCCTTTGGTCTTGCGGGAAGGTCAGGGAGTGGACATTCGCCATTCTGGCTCGTCCGCCGTGGGTGTGGTCGATGTTTTTATCGAATATACTCTCGCCAACACTTAATCGATGGCTCGCCAGCAATACCGGGTCAGCGGGGAGTTGTCATGGCAAAGCAACTCCGGGAACGCACTCCTTGCGCTGGTTAATAAGAATTCCAGTGGCAAGAAGGTGACGATTCGTTCACTGGAGGTGAACTCGCTTACCTCTACCTCCACTGCCACCGCCGGTACGGTAAGCGCTGCTTCTGCCACTTACCTCACGCTCGGGAGAGCAACGGTAAGTGGTGGCGATCCATTATCGCTGGACCCCATGGACACCGACGCGAGTTCATGGCCGACCACAGTATCAGTGGTGAAACAGGCGGCGGTGGCATCTCCAACGTTCATTCGCAGGATTGCCATTCTTAAGCAGATGAACCAAGCGTCCCTATCGTGGATGGGTCGCCAAACTCCCCGGAGGTTCGGTAACGCTTACGCTAAACCAAGGAAGGACTCAATTGTAGAAAGTGTGGTGATACGAGCGGGTGAGGGGGTCGCGATTTATGCCTCCACGTTCAACAACTCTGTGCCGCTGAGGGTAACAGCAACCCTCATTCGGGTTGGCACCCCGAACCGGGTGTGGACGACCACTTTTTTCACGAGTGCGATCGTCCAAGATGTCGCTATCTTTGCGATCGACAACGCTGCTGGTTCCGGCGAGACGGTGAGGCTCCTGGATGTGGCGGTGGAAGAGGTTGGCACATACGATTCCCCGTACCTTCAATTGGTCCCTAGCGGTGGTCTGATTGATGCCACTGTCTCACAGAGGTTGACAGCAGTCAGAATGGATACCGATTATGCTGATCCCGCAACGTTCGTGGATATTCAGGCGGACTGCCCAATGTTCCCATACGCGATGCCGGAAAACGCCTTCTCCGATGCATCTGGTGGATCCCCAAAGGGGTTCAACTATCTGAAGACGAAGGACTTTCTTGGTCCGGTGTATCGCACCATGTTCCCAGAAATGGTGCGGAATCGTCCGACCTTCATGCCGGATGTGTTCGGTGTCGGTCAGCAGATGACTGACATGCTAGCCAGAAAAGCCGGGATCGTACTGCGAGAGGGAGAGGGGATAGCACTGGTCAGTGCTGCTGAAACTGCTGCCGGGGCTACTGCGGCGGTGGGGTGCAGCGGGTGGTCCAGTTTTGAATTTGCTATGACGTTCGATCTGGAACCCATCCAGATCCCAACGATCAATATTTCCGGGATGGTGGTGGGGAGCAGGTGGCGTATTGAACGCGTGAGTGACGATTCACTTGTCGCGACGGGCCTCACCGCAGATGGTACAGGTTCGTTTGTGTACGACCTGGACGATGTCCCGCTAAATCTCAGACTAAGGGTCAGGAAGGCATCATCCGCCCCGTTCTACAAATCTTACGAAGTGGAATTCAATCTGACTACTTCCGGAATCAGCATTCCAGTTTCTCAGATTGCGGACTTATGATATGGCTATTTCGATCAACTGGACTAACAAGGTCATACTGGTCCCCAAAACGGACCTGACTTACCTCTCTGGTTCTTCGTACGAACTGGATGTTAACTGGTTGCGCCTATCCCTGAAGGGTATTGAAGACGGAACTGAGGGTATCGTGTTCTTGGACACCCACCGACACAATACTGAGCTTACCCTGTCTGGCGTCACGTACGCACGAGCCGTTGAAATCATCAACGGGTACACGGTAGAATTTGAAGACGGTCAATACACGGTCGTGTGCGTTGGAGCCAACCACAACTTGGCCGATGTAAAGGTTGCCAATCAAGTATCCCTCATCATTGGCAATTCGGCTGGTCTCATTGCGGTCTCTACTGGGGCGGGTCCAGACCTGACCAATGAGGTCATGACGATCATGAGGCTTCTCCGCAACAAAATGGTGTCCGATCCAAACACCGGGCAGGCAACACTCTATGCGGACGACGATGTAACCCCGCTCTACGTGGCACCGATTTTCGAAGATGTCGCTGGTACACAGCCTTACCGGGCGAGGGGCTCTGACCGGAGGGATCGGTTCCAATGATCGTCCTTCGTGGTCTCGGTAGAGGGGCGTATTTGGGTTCGGTCGTACTGGCGGGTATTACCCGGTTTGCCGTACCGATCGTTGAGCCACCAGTAGACCCACCGGTCGTTGATCCACCGCCTCCCTCGCGAGTTGTTGGAAGCGGGGGCGGGGGCGGCATCAGTGGGATAGCATCCAAGGGGCGAACCACCAGAGGCATCCCATACAAGACGAAGGCAGGTCGGGACTGGGAGTCCAAGGAACTCATTGCCTTTCAGGACGAGGACGATCTTGAGGTCGCCCGATCCATCGCCGAGTTTCTAGGACAGCGGTGGTGAACCAAACGAAGGTCCATGCCTAGGTTTACTGGTGATTCTTCCACCCACTTACACGATTGAGCAGCTACGGGAGTGGCTTAAGAGCGAACTCGCGGGACTGATCTGGCGCACCGAAGCCCAAGATCCAGCGTACCCACAAACACTCGACAACTCCATATCAGCAGCCATCTGGAAATACTCGGAGGTGTTCCCCAGGAATTGGCCTGTGCAGATCCCAGCGGGATCACCCACCTACTCGTTTGCGGACCTTGATGGCTTCATGGGAGTGTGGCGAGTGGACTTTATCCAACCTCACAACATTTACGGGGTCACCAGCAATTACATGGCGCAGCTTCTCGGCGTCGTGGTTCCCAATCTGGCTGGTATGACGGGCGGTGGTTCCGGATCGGGTGGAACACCCAGCAGTGAGATCGAACTTGCACTCCAATGGACCCACGGGTTCCAGCGTGTGACTAGTCGCCTCCCACAGTGGTACCTGGAAGAATCCACCAGCACCCTCCACATTCATAATCCGGTCAGCTACCCGGCGTGCGCGTTCACTAGCCTTGCCCGATCCGGGGTGCATGAAGTTCGTCAAATCCACCGCCACATGTTCGCACAGTTGTGCAAGGCGAAAGCCATGATTACACTGGGCAACAACCGCAACAAGTTCTCGGGACAGCTTCCCGGTCCCGGTGGCACTACTCTCACGCTCAACAGTGGTGACCTGATCAAGCAAGGTGAAGAACTCCTCAAGACGGTCTCGGAAGAAATGAGGAACCGGAGACCAAGACTCATCCCACGCTACGACTAACCGCTTTCTGCGTAAATATCCACGATGAAAACAGCTGATTTGGTCAACGATCTTTTGAATGGGAAAGCAACCCACGCTCCCCGGACCCGAACTCGCGTTGTTGAGTCCGACCTAATCCCCACAGGAAGATTTCTAGACCAGCAGATTTTGTCTCAGTTCGGTATCGGGGATGGAGACATCATCACCAACTACCAAGACAGACACATGTCCGACTCACCCGAAGAAGAAGGAGAAGACCGTGTGGCGACGCTCGGTGGGTTGCAGAAGCCACTCCCAGTACGTCTGGCGCTGGTCGCACCCGAAGCCACCATCGGATACAACGAGGATGTACCGGAGGAAGTCTTCTCGGCTACCAAGATCCTGTGGAGTTTGGACGAGCCAGTTGACTATGATCCGTCTGAGACGGCTCAAGCCCCGGCACCAGCCCCGGCACCAGCCCCGGCACCAGAACAGCCCGCGCCCGCCG